CCCCGACGCCTTCGCATATCCACTGACGCCGTGACGAGCACCCCACGATCAGGCATGTCAATTGTCTTGGCAATGCGCACCAGATCCTCGGCCAGACATATGCGGCAAACCGGAGGTTTCATCACTAATGCCCCAAAGCACAAGGGTCCTCGTGCTTTATCCCGATCTATGTGTAGCTCTCGCGTCCCGTTGGCCTGCCAAAGCACATCGCCCTCTTGCGGGTCTGTCCGTGGATCACGTCGCATTGATTTCCCCTTGTTAACCAATCCAGTCATTTTTCTAGTCCGCTATGCCCTATCAATTCTTCAATTGTCGCCGTCAAAGGCTTGGGCTGTCCTTTTCTTTTACGCATTATCGACTTTTGCTCTAAGGCGGCTAATCGTAGAAACTTAAAAAACTCATGCGGATCATCATAGGTTTCGAAAGTTTTCATTAACAGAACATCTTGAATTTTTCTCTCCTGAACAGACAGCCTCTTCTTCTGCTTTTCTCTCAACACCTGAAGAACCCTCATGATGGACGTAGCTGACATGGAAACCCCTATTGTTTTCCTGGAAGCGTTGTTACAGGGACCCGTGGACTAGAAACCTCAAGCCGAATATTCGCAAAGAATCTCAGATTATTATTCTCCACCTTCAGATGTTCCATCTTCTTCGCCATCATCTGTATCTTCAGATTCAGATTCTTTATCTCCTGATTCTGATCCTCTAACCGATTCTGAAGTATCTGTTCCCGTGTCATCTGTAGTCACCCTATCTTTAGAAAGATGTTCCCATATCAAACTTCTTACCGTTTTTCTTAGGACCCTACGTCCATCGCCATACCTAAACAGGCTATCTATTTCGGTCTGCAACACATCTTTTAATGTGCGTGCTACCGAATCAGAAATGACCAAGGAAATATTATCAGGAGTAATTACCTTTTCAATCGCTACATGAATATCCTCATCCATCTGCATAATATACTCAGTCAAAGCCGTTTGAACAGAGTGTTTCATTCCCTCAATTTCTAATCTAACTATCGGAATATTCATTCTTATACTCTCCTTTCTGCCCTTGCACTTCTACACCGGTCTACACCTCACCCCGCGATCCCGCAGCACTTCTTGGACCTACTTCGCCTCTGCAGTGTCTTACTGAACTATGTCCTGCCTTTGCTTTGCATTGCCGCACCTAGCGCGACCTTTCCTTCACTTAACCGTCCCTTTCTATGCCTCTGCACAGTCTTAGCGTCTCGAGTCTACGCAATTCCATCGCATTTCGTATCCTCACATCTCTTTGCCTTTGCTGAATCATGCTTCGCAGCACAGTACCTTAGTGATGCCGTTCCAAACGCTGCCTACGCTTTCCGGTTCATTTCCATGCCTTTGCATTTCAACACGCCTCAAGTCCAGGAATTTCATTGCCTTCGCATGTCAGCACACCGCTTCTCCATCGCCGCTCAAAACCAGATTCTACCTTGCCTTTGCTTACGACACGAGTCAATTCCGTACTGTTCTGGTGCTCAACTCTTCAGTGCCTTTGCAGTTCCAATCCAAACAGCTCCACTCTACGCCTGGGCCTTACGTCATAGTACCTTGCTTTGCCTACGCTTCACTGATGCTTATCTCATCTATGCTTTGCTAAAGCCGAACTAATCTCCGCGACACACAACCATTTCAACGCGACACACAACCATTTCAACGCAAAACCCAACTTCTCAAAACCTTACCGGAGCATAACGTAGCTTCACTCCCCTTCGCCTTGACTATGCCTTTGCAATGACCAGCACCACGGCCCCATGCCTTTGCTTTGCCCTGCTAGAGTTCGTCCATCTTCTCTTGAAGTTCTTCAACGGTCATTTCCTTCAAACCATCGTCCTTCTTTGCCTGAATAAGTTCTGCGATCTTCTCTTTCTGAAGTTTCACAATAGCTCGATTTTCTCTCTCATCGGCTTCCTGCAATTTGGTCTCGACGACATGTTTCACAAGATTGATACGTAGATCAAGATTGGTTCCCGCAAGCCTCTTCGACTTCAAAAGACTTTCGGTGCTTGTTTCCTTCTGCTCAGTTCTCAGCAGTCCATACATATCATCCAGGTCTTCGACGGAGAGATCCCACAGATCTTCTACTGATATTGACCCGTGATAATTAAACCGCAATTTCTTTCTCGATGCTTTTTCGAACATTGTTTTCTCCTTAAAAATTTACCTTGAGCATTCGCTCAAAAGTACCTGTTACTTTCACTACTAGTTGTGCTCTCTTCGTCATTGAAAAACCAAGTCCAGATAACTGATTGCTTGAATCGTCTACCCGCATCTTGGCCCCTAAAGCCTCGAATACTCTCTTATGTTCCATCAAATTTTGATTCAAGAACTCATTAAAAAAGCCGTTTGGGCTCTCTGGATTCTCGCATTTATCGAGGAAAAAAAAGAGGTGTCGGTGACCAATCTCGTCTTGTTTATCCCAATAATTGGGCGAGAACGACGCCACCGTTACGGGATGAAACTTGTTTGAAGAAAGGCCCCAAATCTCCTTAGAAGAATGCTGAGACTTCAAAAGCCCTTTGAGCGTAAATGCTTTCCCATCAAAATGCACTTCAGCTACGTTCACCTTCTGACCTTGCCTCAAAGGCCTTGGATACTCGAACGAATAAATATTGCCATCGAACTCAATTTCCGCAGAAAAACCGGCCCTACCTCCTCGTGAAGCATAGTTATGTACCAAGAAAACATACCTTCCTTGTTCCATTCTACGTAGACTCGGCCACGTAATATTTTCCACAGCAACTTCTTTATGTGGGTGTGTTATGTCGACATCCAAATGTCCACCCGTATTCTGATTCCGCATATTACTAAAATAGATAAGATTCCCTCTTGGCTCATAGCAATGCGCATCCAAATCGTCTGGCGTATCGGCGTCGTCATTCCACTGAATAGAGAACCTAAGAACTCCGTCGGTCTTACCTCCGGCAGACTTCACGCGCTCTTTCATGCTATCCGTGATATTGCCCGAATAAGCCCAAGAAAAATTATTATTCCATTTGAACATCGTCTTGCTGCCGATGTCTTTTGGAGCAATCAAAGAAACCATATTTTTCTCGTGCTTGTTTTCTAAAAGGGCTGAGATGCTTGTAGCCTTTGGCAACACTTGTTCGACGAAAGTCCGAATATCTATCTCTTCTACTTTGGATAGATTCTTCGGTCCATCTGGCATCTCCGCTGCCATCTCCTCAAAGACATCGCCCGTCATAATCTTAGTCGCGCTGCGATTGGCGAAAAGGGTATTCGGCACTGTAATGTCTTCGAGTACTGCGAACCGTCTTCCCAAAGAAGCCTCAAAACCCAACTCTTTGACAGTCTTTTGAGCTGACTGAATCATCATCTTGGTGAAGATAGCCTTTGGCCGTTTGTAATTTGTAGGCGCTACAATGGCCTCATAACGACTAACGGCCGCATCAAGGTCTGTTCCTTCCGAAAGGTCCGTTAACAAAACTCCGATAGAATGATTTCGAATCTTGCCAATAATCGGCCCTACTCGAACTGAAGTTTCCCAACAATAAAGTTCTGAAATACTCCGACTGTCTATACTCGAATACTCCTCCTGAAGCTTTTTAAACTGCTTCAAAACAGACTGCCACTCTTCTCCCTTGTACAGAGACTTCTGAGCAATCAGCTCTAAAACGGTCTTCGTCGCCTCGATACTGATTTCTTTAAGCGACCTTTTGAATACGTTACGAACATCCCTCATTTGTCCTTGAACAGTACTGGCCTGGCTTAATCCATATGTCACCAAAGACTTCGGTACGGGGGTATAAAAATGATTCCACTCAAGGACACCCCCGCTGTCCAAAAGCTCTATATTATTCTTTGTCCCGATTGACTTCGTAGTAGGGATGAAGACATCCACAATAGGTCTCGACTTTATGAGGTCTGAAAGAGCATTCACTACGGGCTGATACTCATCACTCTTCGTATCGAAATCCCAGATAGTAATCACTTCCCTGTTTTTAATGGCAACGACTCTTCCTAAATCCCGAATAAAATGCCGACAGCAACTGCAATCATGCTCGCGACGTTTTCTAAAAATCGGGTTTGTTCCCTCTGGATAACTGTTCAAGTATGTATCCCAAACAGTGTCCTTATCGAGATCCACCATAAACAAATACTGTTGGTCTTTTGCCATCGCCTGAACATGCTTCTGCAACAACGAGTTAAATTCCTTAAATTTCATAACGATTCCTTTGCTTTCTACTCATCGCCATACTATTACTGAGAAATGCCAATCCAGGCTATGCTCTTACCTCGCCTGGCACAACCATGCCTTAGCGTCTTAGGACAATTCCTCCCAAACAAACCGCCCTTTTCCTGAATTCCGCCACTGGCCTATGCCGGACCATTCTCCGTATTCCAACGCGTCTCTAATACACTCCTCAAACTTTGGGTGCCTCCAGTAGATAGTACACTCCAACTCCGTGCCCTTCGGTACTTCTTCGCTGGTCGCCAAAGCAACCCGTTCCCCTTTCATCGTCTCAGCTCTGAGGGGCCTTGTGCACGTCGTTACCGTAGAGCCTTCGGGCATCCTCAAAGGAATCTTTCGTGGGAATACGAAGATATACTTATCGATGTACCGCTTGTAGGTATACTTCGACAGTTTGACTGAAGGCTTTTCTTGAAGGACTATTGGATCAAAATCCACCATCGCACCGATTGTCTCTTTAAGGTAGCCCTTAATCTGATAATCAAATAAGAAAGGATCTCCTGCGGGGTCGCGGCTAAAGACCGTCATCGACTTATCCATCAGTTCTTCGCTTGGCAGACTGGCCAGCTCCTCTTTCATCTTGGCCTTGTCTGCGCTCTTAGATGCAATATACTCCTCATGCAATTCTGGGTTCGCACTAGCAGTCCCCAACAGACCTTCAGTGAAAGTCATCTTGACAGTCAGCGTTGCTTTTTTCTTCTCTTTTTTCTTCGTTTCTTTTTTCTTCGTTTCTTTTGCCATTGTTTTGTTCCTCTTCATTTGTAACTCATAGGTTAAAGACTAAAATTTTGTCAGTACTTCTCCTTTTAGTTTAGAAAAAATAAACATTGCGAAATTCGCTACATCGAGGCACTCCATACGAACACGCTCAGGAAGACAATCGTTAAAAGCATCCTGAAGTTCTCCTACTTCCCCTTCTAGCCGATGAAATAACCAAGCTACCGAAGCATCTCTCCAACTATCCCCACGATCTTCATCGTGAACCCGAAGAACAGATTCTTGAGCATCGGCAAACTCTCTCAACTCTTCCCGAAGCTTTGAAGGCTGCGCAATTATCTCTTTGAGGTCTAGATTCTCCTGTTCCAACACTGCGTTCGTGCGGTTTATCGCCCCTATTGTTACTTCTTGTTCTTCTACTTTCTCTTTCACTTCCCCATATTCACTTCTCAATTTTATCAAGTCTACCTTTAGTTCTGCGATTATTTCAGCGGCATCTTTCTTTTTTACCAAAACACGCTCCTCCATTCATTACTCCTATTCCCCTAAAAGGGCTTTTTTATTCGTTCTTTCATGAAATCAAAAGTCTTCAACATCTCACTCCATTGTTTCGTTTTGTAATTCTTTTTTGATTTTTTGGTTCTGGCTCGCTGGTGGCTCAGAGTAAGACTGTTTTTATCGGCCAAATATTTGTGCAATCGCTCACCCATCTCATCGGTCTCTAATACATTCACAAATACTAGAGCAGTCATCGCGTCATACATCTCAAATAAAGTTTCTTGATACTGTTCGAGATGATACTTAATTCTCTCGTAATCCCCTTGATATTTCGTATCCATCGAAGACTTCTGTAATCGAGCGAATACCTCATTCGCCATATCTTCCCCTGAGTAATTTCGAACGTACTGCCCGCTTTCTTTTAAGTACCGCTCAGTAGCCTGCTGATACCTCAAAGCCCTCTGATGCTCAGAACTTTCTTCAAGAAAACGAGTCGTCGCAACCTCCTTATATTTTTCGTTAGCCTTTCCCATCGACCGAGCAAGACTTGCTAAAAAGGTGTTGTCAAGTGACGGCTCGACTTTTCTGCTTGCATGTCTCTTCGTAGTCAACTGGTCATCTCCACGAGGACAGAGCCAACCATCTCCCTCCGGCAATTCTTCTTCTTTGATGACTCCTGCTGGCGCGACAAACCAAAATTCATGAAAGTACTTCCGAACCCACGAATTCTTGAGGGGCTTATCTAACTCATTCAAAAAATCTGCCCGAGATACTTTTACCTCGAAAGCTCGTCGTGTAAGTCCGTCAGAAGGCCACAACCCTAACACCGCAGCATCCACCCAACTAGTACATCGAAACCCGGTCCCGTTAGCCACTTGCTCAAAAAAGCATACTTTTGGGTGTCTTCATATCGAAGCCGCAATCGCCGTATCAATTCTTTAGAAGTATATTTCTTAACAAGCTTCATCTACTTCAGCCTTATTAAATCGTCAGGGCTAGTTGCTTGTGCAGTATAGGGCTCATCCCCCGTAATCATGACACAATCCAACCGTTAAACCTCTGGGTTTTCGTCTTCTTTCTCTTCCGAAATGAATTCATCGAGAAGCTTCTCCTCAAATGAATGCTTTTTCTGAATGTATAACAGCTGCTCTTTGGTTGGCTTATAAGCGTCAACAAGAAAACGTAAAGCTATGGAGGTACTACCCTCAGCTAGCTCAAGGTACTCTTCATATAATGAGGAGTACCGTTCCTTTCTACTTTGTGCAGAAATCGCATCATGTATTCTAGCGTCTACCCTTTTCCGTACCTCGGAAGCCTCAGCCATCTGAGACTTATATGCCGAAGTCAGCTTATCATTTTCTTTTTTGATCTTTTTGTTATCGATCAATACCTGCGAGTAATTTAAATAGTCTTCTTTGGAATAGAGCTTCTTTTGCCGAATGACCAACTCCTCCGCATCGGAAGAAAGCTCTACACGATACTTTATGTCATACCCAACACTGTAGTCATAATCCTGCTTGTACAGAGTTACTCGGTCTAAAACATTCAGTACTTCCTGAAGATCCTCCATCGTCGCAAACCCGTAGTTATCAAAAAGATTACATGAATACATGTCCAACTCAGGTTCTGGAATAGAAATCTCCTCGGCAAAAGTCACGGGCTCTGGAAATTGAACGCCCTCTTTCGCCATCGTAAGCTTAACCTGAGTTTCGATTTCCTCATCACTGAGATTCACAATCTCTTCATCGGACATATCAAAAATAGACTTCATCTTTTCCTCCTAAGATGCCTTATTTATTATCCAGCCGCCGTCAGTATCTTTGACAACAGCACTTGGAGAAATACCAAGCGCTTTCGCCGCAGATAAAGCCCGTTTTTTCGAAGTGAATGCTTCCGCTCCCGCAGCCTCAGATGCATCTGCTACAGTCTTTTTTCCTGACTTCTTTTTGGTCTTAAATTTAGCGTCACCCTTCTTTTTGCTCTTCGAATCTTCCTTCGAAGGTTCCTTTGATTTAGTCTTATGACTACCTAACGGTGGCAACCCTTTTTCGGCTCTGATTTTATTTCGATATTCCCGTGTCCAAGATCTGTCTTCAGTAACTTCTCGGGGTAACGCTCCCTCATCTGGGCTTTGAACTCGAACAAATTTTATATCTTTCCCCTCGAGAACCCAAATTTCTTTGAACCTGTCTTTCTTCTCGACATACTTCGTAGTCACAGACTTTGCGAGTCCTTGAGCAACACTGATACTTGAAGTCCACCGATAGACAAAGGGCTCTCCAGTCAATCGAAGTCCAACCACCACTGCTTGAGGCTCTCGTCCCTCTCGAAACCGCTTCTGAATTTTGATGTTCCCAGGCAAAGTAACCTCGAATACCTTAAAGGGTGCTTCTTTATCTACAGTTCCCTTCCCCTTGCGACTAGACTTAGTCTTGATTTCTTCTTTCGTGGTTACTGCCGTGTCTGCTTTTTTGTCTACTTTTTTGGCTACCATGACTTCTCCTTTTGAAAAAATTCGGCTTTTCAGCCGGTTTCTCTGCCTTCCATCTATTGGGTATGTGTTAAGAATAGCATAATGAAAAGTTTTGTCAAGAGGCAAGCTTTTGAATACTAAAATGAAATCTTCGTGTTACACTCGACGCATGGAACACAGAAAATATAAAACTCCCCACAACTATACCGTATATCTGGACCTAGAAGAATCATACAAAATGGTCGCCAGAGTTCTTGGCACTTACGAAACATTTAAGTTCAAACTACTGAGCAACCTCCTTCTAGAGAATATGACCTTTCTTGATGTTGGTTCTTGTAAAGGAGACTTTGCTCTCTTCGCAGCAACCCTTATCAACAAAGGCCGAATATACGCCTTCGAGCCAGAACCTACTAATTTCAAATGGATTGTAAGATCCATCCAAGAAAATCAATTCGCAAACATCACTGCCATTAATGCAGCCTTAAGCGACTCCACCTCCACCGCGATACTACATTTAGGAAAAGAAAGCGGCTGGCATACGTTAAACGAAGAACAACTCCAACCAACTCAGACTCAAGATTCATCTCAATGTTTGGTATATACCAAACAGCTCGATAATATGAATCTGAAAAATCTACACCTCATGAAAGTAGATGTAGAAGGTTCAGAACACAGAGTCTTTGAAGGCGCTAAAGAGACTATTGCTGAATACCGACCTATCATTCTTCTGGAGCTTCACGCTCATTTGGGTGCGGACATAGCCTCAATAAATGAAATGTTTTCAAAATTGAATTATACGTTTGCTCTTACTAAGAATCCGACAGTTAAAATAGATGCTCTTCCTACAGATCCAAAATCATTAGACTACGATGTTATTCTATGGCCCTAATTAATCTATCTCATCATCTGCCGCCTGAAGCTCATTGAGCCACATCAGCATTTTCGCCATTGCCCCTATCTCTGCTGTCTCCACTCCAGGCCCGTTGTCATTAAATCTGATGTAGTGCCAATCTCCTACTTCAGCCTTATAAGCGCACAAAATCACTCTTGCTCTGTCCTCGTGTAATCGCTGAGCTAAATCAGGAATACCGGGTAACGTCGAAACTCTCTCATTAGAACTAGACATAAAGAACCTCCGTCTACTTTTCTCGTTGTTTCCATTCTTCCAACTGCTTCCTCAAATTCGTGCCGATTACTGGTGACTTCGGGGCGGGCTTTCGACGCCGTAAAGGCTCTACCCGTTCCCACTCCTCATCTTCTTCCAACTCCCAATCACGTTTCTTCTTTCTCTTTTCCTCCATGGCTGCTCCTTATCCAACACACCGTTCCACCGTCCACACGACGAAAATGATTAAAAGTAAAAGACCAAAGATATCCACTTTAGATGTACTTTCAATCATACCCCAACCCCAAACTGTTCAGCCTCTGAAATTGACAAAGGTCTATTCCACCGAACACTTCCAAACACACGTTGAACAAATTCTTTAATCTCAGCCGCTACCCAAAATCGCCGGCCATCTAAATCCCGAAGTTGTCTTTTCTTCGGAACCTTCTCCTCCAACAAACCTAAATCCTTGGCTTCTTCTTCTTCAATTACAGGCACGATCAACAAGCGCCCATAATCCGTCTTGGCCACATCGATGCCCTCAAGAAGCCCCCCGCATTTATTCGCTCGAGTCTCCCAGTCCTTACGAGCCCAAGTCATATGAAAAATTCGCTGATGTACCAAGACTTTGCTAGTTTCTATCTTGTCAGGAAGCATTTTCTTCAAAGCCTTCTCAGACTTTCGCATACGCTCTCGCTTCCTTTTGGCAAGTATCTTCATTTCTAACTTATACTCAAGCTCTGCTTTTTCTAATGCCTCCTGTTCCTCTGACGATCTCACTACAGTGTACTTAGGTGCAGAAAAAAATGAAGACCCCAATCCTTCACCCATCAGGTATGGCCGCTTTTCTTTACCAATTACAGCCAAAGTATCTGCGTTCCAATTTGTAGAGTGATCGACTGGAACAGTAAACATAGAAGTCCCCATCTCTATCTTAGGTCCCATACGCTCACTCATCATCCTCTGATACAATTCCAACTGTTGTTTTGTTGGCTTCCGAATCTTAGGTTTTTTGACCATCATGACGTACCTCTCCTATTGTTTTTGTGTTCCTCTTTTCGTTCGATTGAATATATGATCAATTATAGTAGAGTAAACAGTTTTGTCAAGAAAACAACAAAAAAGAATGATATATAGTCTTTAATGGGGTGGCTAAAGTCTATCTGGCTTCTTCAATTTCTTTAGACGAAAGCTTATTCAACTCTAAACGAGCACGTCTGCTGGGCCTCATACCTCCTCCTTCCGTCCCACTTATATCTAAGGTCATGCGGTCTCCTTTACTATTAACATACCTGGTAGTACTCCCCCAAGCGCTTGACCCCATACCTCCGTGCGGCTCTCTTTCCATCCGTTTCCAGTCCTTAGACCCTTCCACACCCCGTTTTACTCTATCAAACTGATTTTCTGTCAACTTGCTAGACGTCGCTGTCTTACCATCGGCTGAGATTTCTAACTTTTTTCCTCCGGGTAATAATTTACCTCCCTCAGTCTTTTCTATTGGTTTTCGAGTCTCTGCTTTTTTAGCCACAGTTTTCTTAGCTACAGCTCCTTTATCTGGTTTTTTAGCTACCGCCTTCTTGGCCTCCTCAAATCTTTTCACAGCCTTCTCAGCATCTTTTACCGAAATCGCTTTATCTGCCTTAGTAGCTTTAGGGTTATTCCGAATAGCTATACTAGCCTTCGCTAACCGTTCAGCCTGCTCCTTCCTAGCTTCTACTTCTTTAGCCGTAAATTTCTTCGCAACCGCCTTTTTAACAGCACCACCTCCTCCACCTCCACCGCCTCCGCCGCCACCTGCTTTTGACCCTCTGCCTCCCATGAAATCCTCCTTTGCTAGTTGTAAACCTCTGTACATAATATAAATATAAGGATGCATATCAGTTTTGTCAAGGTTCTGTAACTAAATAATGCATTAATCGAAAACAAATAATTTCAATTGTCGTCTATCTAAAGCTTTTTCAAGCCTCGCTCTCATCTCAAGTACTCCCGTAGGAGCATATCGACACACTGGCACTACGTCATCGAGTCCTAGTTTTTCCCACTGTTCCCCATATACAACCACTAAAGATGGCTGTATTGCCTCCACCATTGCGTAGTATCCCGATTTAAAAAGGTCTTTATCACTATCACTAGGAAGGACACCCATCGTAGAAATAGCCACCGTCGCTCCTTGAGCTACCCCAGAAAAACAAAAATCGTAGGTTCGCCAATCTCCCCAAGTGATCGTAGGAATAACAGAGATACCGTGACTCTCCCAAAAAGCACCCAACCATCTATTTCGATAGGTGTTCCAAATTTGAGCTGCTCTAGGCCACTCAAGATACATAGAGAAATCTGGCGTGAATACTGCCTCGGCCCTTAAAAGTTCTTCGAGGTATTTATCTGGTTTATTCCAAACCGGCTCGAATCGGTAATCATCTGTAAAGAAGTGCCATGCAAGATCTAGTTCTTCGCCTTCTATCTGTGTTCGCCTAGTCCACAACTCCACAAAATTAGGCTCGAGCGCTTCGATACCTTGAACGACGGGAATTCCATACTCATTGTCGCTATAATACTCTTCATCTCTAACAAGATTCAGAACATCAAAATTACCTGGAAGTCTTTTCCACTTAGATGTATCAGGTACTCCCATGAAATCCTCCTAACTTCTAAGAGACTTCAACTTATCCTTAGCCGTCTCCAGCTTCGCCTCAGCCTCCCATGAAATCCTCCTTTGCTATGATGATTCAACGATACCATACTATGCAGCCCATGCAAAATATGAACTCACAGTAGGGTAATAGAGTATAGCAGATAGAAAAGTTTTGTCAATTAGAGAGAAATACGAGACTAGTCTGTCAACAAAGAATGGTCTATTGCGATAAGGTCTCCCGAAATACTATATGCCGGAGTATCAGAAACCAAACGTCGAATTGCTCGATCAACACTGCTTGAGGTTGCCTGTGGAACAGCCAACAGTACCAGAGCTATCAAATCCTTTATCAAAAGCGGAGCATCTTTGCGTTCCTCTTCCTTCATACACTGAACAATCGCTGGACGAATCCTGACCCGAGTTTTTTTCCCGCCTTTTACGAGACCTAAAGAAGTCTCCAGTCCCTTTATTTGCTCGTTCACCTCTTTGAGCGCAGACTCAAGGCTTTCCTCCTTCAGTCGAAGCTGAGATAGCGCCATCTCACCCTGACTTTTCCATTCATCATAGTTAAATCCGGCTTCCTGTTTATTATCCTCTGTCATTTGCCTATCTCCTTTTACTGACATTCAGTCTGTTTTTAGACAACGTAATCGGATGCATTACTCCAACGAATCCTAACAAATCACGTTGCCCGTCTTCTGTGTTTAATGCGTAGTCCATACCGAATATTCGAAAATTCGCTGGGTATTCCTCCTGGTATTCCCGAGCAATCGTATAATAATCATCCCAATACTTCCCAATGGCCTCTTTTTTCGCCAGAGAATAACTCGGAAAACATCGATCCCATTCCTCCTCTTGTCTCCAAAGTTTATTCTGCCAAGACTGAGAATAAAAAGACCAATGATTTCTTCCTTCAGTCTTGTGTAGGTAGCTTTCAACTACTTCTTCCTTGGGTCTCTGTAAACAAACAGCCCGAACATCAAAAGACTTAGAAAATAACTCAAAATAAGGCATTAGATAAAAAGCCACATCACCCGCTATGGGTGTAGTAGTACTCCTCAAAATATGTGCGATTTTTTCGAATTCCCCTGTATCTACAATCCAGGGGAGTCTATACATTTCATGGGTAACCCCATACCCCTCCTGAATATCCAACAATCTCGATAAAGATACCGTTCCGCACCTTCCGGTACCTAAGCCTAAAACTAACTTTTTCATTGAATACTCTACTTATTAGAATCCCCAAGCCATGTGCAAAGCACGGGTCTGAAGTGCTGTAATGGTGTCCGCAGTCCTTCGAGCATAAAGAATGCCGCCGATAGGTAGGTCTGATGTAACATTCGTATAGGCTCCGTTGGTCACTACAACACCGGTCGCAAATACAGTCCATCGGATTCCTGCGGCCTTAAGATCTGCCCGTGATTGTGGCCTGTCAACGTCTTCTACGAGACCATACAACGACACAGTTAACGTCTCGGCCCCTGTACCCAGCAATGCCAACTTCAAAACAGAAGGCGCGTTGATTTCCTCACGTCTCGGTCTTGGAACCAACAAATGGGGCAACAAAATCGTATTCGGAGCAGCCGCTGGATCTACATCGGTCTGTCCCGCCAAAAATTGTCCTGATGCTTGAAACCTCATAACTTACCTCCTATTTCCTTATACCCTAAATCTCCTTGCCGCTCAATCTTCTGATACGTCTGGCTCCACATCAATAATCTTATTAGCTGCCCTCTGAACCTGCGAATTTCCTGATCCTGATTTTCCAACACCTGTAGGAGCAAAGACGCCTGCCAAAATTGAGGACAAAGCCCCTTTACCTCCCTTAGCCCGAATCTCTATTTCCTCTTCAACTCTGGGTGCAAAGATACTCTTAATATCTGCTACCATACCAATAGTCCGCTGAAGCTCCGCAGACAGATTCTTATCGAGCACTCCTCCTTCAAGCTTTTCAAAAAGTACTCCGGTCATAACCCTTCCATACTGAGCCTCCAGTAATATCTGAAGCATTTTCTGTAGGTCTCCTTGAGACTCTAAACGAACATTTATATCATATCCACAAGCTTCCCCTGCTTTCCACCGAGGGCATCGTCCAGTCACGTGGCAAGTATCGCAATGGAGTATCTCATGAGATCTGTCATCTGAATCCGGATCTTCCACTGCCAGTAATCTTCTGGCTTCCGCTCGCTCTATCGAAACTTTTCGATCAATAACCCCTTCAGCATTGAACGCCTTAGACTTTAACGTAAGCGCTCTATCCTTCTCCTCTGGAGTGAGCCAATAGCTTCTAATAGCAGAATATCTCACGTAGTCACCGAGCTGTTTCCAAGCAAGCGCATTCATCATGTCTACTTCGAAACCCTTATCCGCCTCGATGTCACTCCAAATGATACCATTATCCTCAAAACGCTTTTTAAATCTTCGACGCACAGCCTTATTAAGATGATCATAATGCCGAATTCGACCATTCTCAAAAACCATCGTAGACCCAAACTTTGACCCATTTAACCAGGTAGTTGAGTCACAAGAATAATACTGAGATTTGAGCATAGTCTTGGTATCGGTGACCCCGAAACCATGAACTAATATTCCTTTTTCCTTACACACATCAAATACTTGATTCACCCATCCTCGATAACTGGGGGTTGTAAGTACCAAAGAGCCGATTGCAATATAAGGATAATCATCAAACCATCCAAGATCCCCATAGAACTCTAAGGGTTTTCCATGCATCACAGGGACTATAGGCACCCCTTCATCCACCATCTCTTGTTTGATGCTCTCATAATAATCCCATCCCAACTTATTCGGAAGGTCCACTTCAGCACACCCTGCAAAGATAGATCCAATACGTTTTAGCTCAGTATAATACTCGCTGGAATACTCGTTAATATCTACCTGGACGCCTTCTTTTTCGTTCTGGACCATCAACGTATATCCTCCAGAATCCAGAAACACGAAATCAAAACGACCAAAGTCTTCTGCAATCTCCTGGGCAGGTCGATTCTTTAACCACTTTCTCAGGTAGTAATACGAGACGAGAATATGTCGAATCCCGGCTCGATACAAACCATCCCGAACTTTCTTCTGCTCAGCTCCTGCTAAAAGCAGCTTCATTCCATAACATCGATTCTCCTCAGAAAGATCTCTATCCCATCGTTTCAAATGAGCTTCGAGCTTCTCTTTACTTAGAGAAAGGGGGTCTTCTATCGGAACAATCGAAGTCTCGTTCTTACTCATTGGTCCTTTCCTTTCTGTAGGTGCCACTCTTTATTGCCGGTATGAGAAAACGTAGTTGTGTCTCCTACTGCAGAAATCCGAATAATCGGTTCTCGAAGACCATATGCTCGAACCTTATAGGGAACTGGCGGAAGAGGAATCTGATTTTTCATTAGGCAAGACAAAAAACCTCGCTTAAACCACTGTCGGTCTAACGTCTCATACATCGGGAACTCTGCGTGCAACGCTACTTCAGCACCCCTCCAAGAGATAGCATATCCCTCAGTCCCAAATCCCCCAATAAACTGGCCATCGCGGTCGAGTTCTCGACTATTAGTGCCCTCTTGATGTCCAGACAAAAGCACTACATCTGCCCCCATAGGTATCATATACCTTAAAACGTCCCATAACCTCCGATTAGCCACAAACTCCGTAGGCTCAGTGTCATCCTCAAGAATGACCGCCCAGGGTATCTGCTCTTGATAAATTTTTCTCCATATCTTTGCGTGACTTAACGTACAACCCAAGTCACAGGGAACTCCTGGCCAGAGGGGGTTCGTACCTCCTATGCTATAAATCGGATGGTCTCCAAGTACACCCAAATCCTTCAACATTGTTACCTTCTCTGGATCCCAAAGAACCCTTCCAGTATCATCCGTTTTTCCCCCCAGCTCCCACTGTCTTCCATCTACTGCCCGAATTCGCTGGAGATTATCTAAAGGAAAAGTCTTGAGCATCGTTTCCCAACGATCTTTTGATCGGTCTAAATTGATCACAAAAACTGGATACATCATCCATTCCTTTTTTCTGAACTGTCGAACTTACGAATAAACCCCAGGAATGCATCGGGGTCTCGTTTGATAGCCTCATGGAGTCGATAAAACATAGAAGATCCCCAATTCCCTCTGTCGACTTGAGATGGATGCTCGTAGTGAAGACATTCCGCATAAGAATCAAAAACCCCTAATCCCATCTTCTTGGTCATATAGGTATCTTCCCTCGGGAGATTCCCAAGCTCAGGTAAACGTGAACAAGAATTCAAAAAACGAGTCTTTCGAATCAATATGCTCTGCGTGCCGGCTATCTCCAATTGAGTAATGACTCTCGTAGAGTATCTAAAATACGGAATAAACCATGGGTACTTTTGAGTCCACTTCAAAACTTCCGGATTATCTGGATCTACCTTCCAATCGATATATCCATCTAGCTCTAAAGCCTTGGGCACTAAAAAACAATGTGGGACCGCCCAGGGATACTCAAGTCCAAGAGACTCTACCAAGATTTCCAAGCACCTGGGGTATAGAACTACATCGTCGTCTATCATCAAAATCAACTCATTCCTGGCTTCTTTCGCCAACAATAGTCGAGCAGCTCCTATCCCCTTCCGCTTGCGATTACGAAGGATCTTTACATCGATACCGCTTACCGAAAGAACATCTAAAGCCTGATTCACGGGATAAGACTCCGAAATCGGACAAGCCGCTTCATCCAAAATAATAATCTCATCGATCATATTATAGGTTTGAAATTCAACTGCGGTGATCACTGCCGGAAGAGTCTCGATTCTACCGATAGTAGGGATTACTACAGATACCTTCTTGTCTTCTTGAATAGATGTCATGACTGCTCTTTTCTCAACTTTAATGACGAAAGAAGACTCCCAACTCTTCGAAGTTGAGCCAGGTATCCTTCACTTCGTTTGGAGTAATCTCCCTCACTCTTTCGAAGTCCGCCGTGACTAGCATTCACGTGCCAAACATCACATCGAATATCAAAAAACAATTTATACCCATGGAATAACTGGAGCTGAATACTCCAAGCTAAATCCGAAAACGTACAAGGATGCCCAACATCACTCCAAGGAGCCCCCAAATTTGGTCGAAGCATAAACGCAAGAGGACTTATAGCATCTGAAGGGTGAATTTGTGGCTGAGAACTATCCACATCAAACTGAGAATTAAATCGTACTAGACGACTAAAAGTCTCGTGTGCATTTCCGTCCAAAGGCTCATGATGCGGAATCAATTCCACCATCCGAGTATCTTCGTCAAACGAATAGTTAATGACCTCTGGTCCAATCCCCTCCCACGCTCGATCCATCCACGGACTGACCGGGCTCAATACTACCGGCTCGGAACCCTGAGTTTCTAAAAAATTGAAAGACTCGATTAGCCACCCCAAGCAATTCGGCTCAACCCAAGTATCGTCATCTAAACAGAGCAATACCTGGGACTGGCATTCCAACATCGCCCGATTGTATGCAGTTGCGGCACTTCTCCCAATCTCTCCCAAATAAATCGAACGCACGCTGAGATCCATAGCTTTTAGGGTATCTGTAAATCGAGTAACAATCGGAACCTCAGTCTGATTCTCTGTTGGACCATTTGAAAGAATAATAATTTCTGAAATATACTTCGCTTGAGGTATCAGAGAACTCAATAGAATTGATAGATACTCCGGCCTATCCCTAGTGGGAATGGCCACTGTTACTCGGTCAATCGGATTCATGCTTCCCTCCAAGAGGAACACGCTTCAATTCCGGATTCCCTTCAAAATATCTCCCAGCTCCTCCATGCAACAACTCAAGCCTTTCCTCTGCCACATAATGCCTGGACCGCTCTCTCCCGCTCTCAATACCGATGTGTGGGTCCCGTGCTCTCTTGATACACTCGTATGCAGGATTCCACAGACACCCCTTACAAGGAGGCCCTTTCTGGATAATATCCAAAAACTTCTTCTGGCCTGTCTCCGTATTAAGCTCGAATACATTCATTCGGTCTTCTTCTCTAAAAGGAATATCAACGCAGTATTTTAGGCTGCCGTCTGCATCTATGGTTAAAAGCCCTTTATCGTTACACATCCAATCCTGCTTACGGAAGTGTTTCGGCCAAACGTTGAACCAGGCTGCATCGTTAGAACACAAGAACCTTCCCGATTTCACCATCTCGTACATTAGAGGAGAAATCTCGTCGAGATCCTCTTGTAGAGGAAGATCCTCTACATTGCCCTGAGCATACTCATATCCGGGACCGCCAATATGCAACGGAGTAAAGATACTATGAATTCCTTCGGAGGTTAGCGCTCGAAGTATATCGGGCAAATACCGAATATTTTTTCGATTCACTGTGACACACGCCACCAAGTCTCGAAGACCATAAATATCCCTGAACAATCTGAGCGCCATCAATCCGTACAACGATTTCTTTCGTCCCGACATATCAAGAGCTGAATTCATATAAGCAAGACCATCAAGAGAGACTGACCAATTTTCCAATCCCGATTCTACGAGCAACCGAGCATAACCCGAATCTTCAACTACCCGAATCGAATTAGAAATGACAGGCAACTTCACTCGATATAACCGGCCTGCCCTCAGCAACTCCGGTAAATCATCCCGCTCAGTAGGCTCCCCTCCGTACACCACCATAGGTGCTCCCGGCCAATTTCGACTAAACAACTGAACTATCTTGACCAATGCTTCAGTTGAAAGCTCTGGAGCCTTCAGAGTGCGGCTATCCCGTATTTTACAATATGAACACTTGAGATTGCACTTCCGAGTGATCATCCATTCCGCTTTTAAAACCTGCATTTTTTCAAAGGACTTATCCCACCGTTTTTCAAATGTTCCTTCTTGGTTATCAACCATCCTTCTTTCCCTTTCTGTGCTTATCGGCATGTGGACATGTAACAAAGTGAGACCGATAACAAGTGCGAAGTTCTACCCGTGATTCCTCTCCTGGAGCTGCAAAGGGGTCTGAACACAAAACATACCGTTTCGTTGGCTCAACATCTAAAGGAACTGCTTTTCCCTTCACTGTTTTAGACCAGATAATAGATGCCCCACAACTCTTGCACTTTGCCATGTTACACCCCCAAAGCAGCCCATATCCGCTGTGTTCGTTTTTCACTATACTCCCCGGCATCTGCCCGAAGACGATACTGTCGAGCCATCTCACTTCTTACGGGGTCTTGCGCATACTTTTCAACAAGCCCGTTTAGAGAAAAAGCAATATATCGACGAATACATGCCGGACAATTCCCGCAAGGCAAACCTTCTGTTCTCTGATAACACGAAGTAGTCATCATCAATTTTTCTGGATTGAATCTCTCAAGATACCACTCAACCATATCAGTCTTATCAGAAATTGCCCAGGGCGTTACTACTTCGATATTAGACTGACCTAGTGTATCTAAAAGATAAGGTAACTGGCGCATAAACTTGTCGGTTCTATCTGGAATACTTTGCTCGTCCCGCTGTACTGAGAGATAAATACGTCCCCCATCTCCATCAAAATTCTTTGCGGCCATTAACACCAAAAACGCATTGCGATTCCAAATATATCCATCCGGTTGCTCAAGCTCACCTAACCCAATCAAACTGCGATCCACCCGAGTCTCAGGTACGGTCCTAGCAACCGCTACCAACTCTGACGTTGCATACCTGTGACCTAGATCAAAATACTGAGGAATGATTTCCCCACGACGTTCGGCATTATGAACACCCTTAACGTATCGATAAGTTATGTAAGAATCCGGGCCTCCACTATACAATACTACCTGTTTTTTCATTGGGGATTAGTTACCTTTCTGTGGAAGGGGTCTTTTCCTCCCTGCTCCCATCTATCCAATCGTCTTTTTACCGTTTTATCTATGTCCGCCGCGACTTCAAGAGCGGTAGCCTCATCTCCTGGAAAAAACGCTTTTGGGTAATTGCGATCATCAATATAGATCTCACCTCGGGGCTTATTCATATAGAGTCTAGAAAAAGGTATGGCGTTTTGGTCTAACCAGGCGATAGTTTTCTCGCGGTCAACCTCCGGCCTAGCTGTATTGATTATGATCGTATGATTTTTCAGAAACAAAAGACTAACCAACAATCTTGAAGACTCTACAACTTCACATTTCTCATAGGCCCATCCCGCCTCGTCAGAATAAATCTCTTCCTTCGTCCCGGTGGCAATAACGCCATCGAGGTCAAAAACTATCGTTCCCATAACTACCCTCTTTGGAGTTTCAAAAGGTCAAAAAATTCGTTCTTTGGAATGGTTCCACGAATGGCACTTGTAATCGTCATATGATTAGGCTTTTTGACTCCCCGCATCGCCATGCACATATGCATTCCTTCTACCACAACGATAACGCCTAAAGGAGCTATCTGGTCAATAATATGGTCCGCTATTTGAGCAGTGAGACGCTCCTGTATCTGCGGCCTCTTCGCAAACCAATCCACTACTCGACCAAATTTCGACAACCCCGCAATACGATCCCTGGGAATATAGCCGATATGTACCTTTCCAAAAAAAGGTACAAGATGATGCTCACAATTTGAAAAATAGGTAAGGTCCAATACTGTAATCATCTGGTCATTATTTCCGCGGTCAAACGTCGTTATCTTGGGTGCGGGTTCTCTGAGACCTGTCGTCATTTCTAGAAACATTCTCGCTACTCGCTCAGGAGTATCTTTCAAGCCCTCTCTGTTTCCATCTTCTCCCAACGCCGGAAGTATTTTAGACACAGCCTCAGAAATAGTAGCTACAGCCTGAGCATCTTGTTCTGTCATCTTGGAACTCCATTTGGCCCAACAAGCGTTGGCTTACCTACGGGCTGAATTACAGAAGCGTCTCTTGCCCTCTTCGATGCAGGGTCCCTCATAGAGGTCATGCACATAGTAGAAGCTCTACGAGCTACCAAAATTGCCTGAGTATCCATTGAAACACTGTAAGTAAGGTCCCGAAGTTCTGGAAGACTCACAGAGTGATCCATGTTCAAGTCGGGTAAATCGGTTACCAGCTCAATTCCGTCTATAGTTTTGACTATCAAAAATGCAGTCACTATCCGGGGCTTCTCAGAAACGACATCCTTGTGGCTATCTTCGGCTGCACCTACTTCCTCACTTGGCCCCTTTGGATCTGGGTCGTGTCCTTCTCTGTATTCTTTTTTCTCGTCCACAATATCTCCTTTATTTTAGTCCCATCGAGGCATGTGCCTGGGGAATCACTCTCCACTCTTCTTGTCGATCACGTAACCATGCCATAGCTAGATGCTTAGCGTCTAAACAATTGTCCGTCCATTTCCAACTGTGGAATCCTTCTCGTGGGAGTATCGGCTGAAGAACCCTTGACCTCAACCGAGGTCCATTGGCCGACATGTATTTCACCACAGACCGAGACTGCATCAAAGGAACTACCACTTTAAGGCAAGTGGCTCTCTCGAGTATTTTATCTGATACTCCGTTTGGACTCTTCGGACTTACTACAACTTCGTCATACAGACCCCAATCAAAATCGTCAGGAACTATCGTTCCGTTAGTCTCGATACACAAGGAAAATCCCAAGGTTTTTATCTCATCTGCGATCTCATTACTGAGCTGCATCAAAGGCTCGCCTCCGGTGAAGACGCATCGCAAAGGAATATGATCCAAAGACTGCGGCCACAGCTTCTCTGCCAAGGCACTTCGTACTCTTCGTGCAATTTGCTTCGCTGTTAGTACCTCGTGAAACTCGTGAGAAGTATCACAAAAAGAACACTTCAAATTACATCCAGAAAACCTAATAAAGACTGCGGGAAACCCGAGAGATTCCCCTTCTCCCTGAATACTAAAGAAGACCTCGTTTATCTTGTAGGTCATCGCTCTTCTCGATATTCCGCCACGCTCGTAGGCGTCTCCCAAATTCGAGCAGTCACAATCTTCGTCTCCTTTGGAGAAAGTGTTGACGCCACATCAAGCGGACCTGACAAATACAAAAGATCTCTAGCTTTACGATACAAAATTTCAGCCATGTTTTCTGCTGTAGGATCTCCTACTGTAAGAAACATATTTGGGATGTCTTCACCAAGTTGGCTAGTCAACAATAACGACACCAAAGGATCTCTATCGTTAAGAATAAGACAATGATCCCATGCCTTATCTATCCAAGAACCGACAACTTCTTTAAGAACTCCAAAATCAATAACCATACCCGAAGCCATCTCACCTACTACAGACGTATTATGCTGTATTACCACTTCAGCCACATATCGATGTCCGTGGATATTTTTGCATTTTCCTGGATGTTCCATCAATCTATGAGCCGCATCGAATTCAAATCGTTTTGAAACCTCGAACGTCATCCCTACACCGTCTCCTTCTGCACGTAGAGCTTTATTGCGGTTCTATGTTGACCATTCACATACTCATCCACAAACCCAGGGATACAATTCAGATTCCATCCGTAAGGCGCTACCATTCCCCGAGCAATACAAATAGCCTTGACCGCCTGATTAACAGCCCCTGCCCCCATTGCTAGGAGCTGCACCCTCTTTCCTTCTTGCATGTTCTTTACAAGTGCTCCTGCTACTTTCGCCGCAGCCGATCCACCCGCCACCCTTAATTCCGTCTTATCAGGATACTCTGTCTCCGTCTCAACTGCGGTTTTCATTCACTCCTCCTGGGTTTTCCAATATGTAATAGCCACAGACAATGCAGACCAACAATGACCAGATACCCCGTAAAGAGGTCCGGGTTGCTTCTTGGTACCGATCACGGGCCTCTTACCCCCTCCGGTAGCTGGAAACATATCTATGATTGCCTGTCTAATCTGTGCGTCCTTTATCCCCTGACGCTTATTCGTCTTGGGATCAATAAACGTTTTGCACCCACATAATACTATCTTCTCATCACCTCTGCCAATAAGCCTCACAGTGGTATGAGATACCCAACACCTTCCCTCAAACCTACCAACCCATCGAAGAGTGTCAAAAGTCGTATTTCCTACCGCATAACCCTGTGGCTGAATATCCTCGATAGCCACAGCTTCCCAAGCACTATCACCCAACCCCTCAATCCCACCAGTCTTAGACCACACGAGGCTTCCACCCAAAGATGCAAATATCTCGTGATTATCTAAGTGCTTTGAATAGAGAACCTTTTGCTTTTCAGTATCCAGAATGACCACTCCGCTCTTAGTCTGCCCAGGGTCTATCCCCAAGATTTTCATGCCCTAAACCGGTCCTTCCCCTCAGAAGTCTGCTCTCCCCACTCCAAACCTCTACGGGTGATTTCTCGGCTGATAGTGGCCCGCTTTTCTTCGTATCCCGCCAACAGAGCCTTCACCATATCTCGTATTCCGCTGGCTTCTAACACGCGGGCCTGTATCTTCTGCAAATCAGGTCTTTGTGCAATAGCCGCCTTCATCTCAGTAACAGTGCCGTAATCACCTTCGCTTTTAAACACTGCCTCACTCATTGAAGTACTGTACTGCTCCTTGTATGCGGCTGCATTCGTATCTGCTTCTGCTAAATGCTGCCTGGCATAAGAAGCCCAACCTGTCCACCAAGACATATGCTCAGCAAGTTCATCTACAGAAAGATCTCCGACATTGGCCGGCCATTCTAGATCCGCCGATCCTCCTGCTGGTTTGTCGGGAACAGGGAGTCCAAGTTTTTCTATCTTTTTTCTAGCCTTTATAACCGTTTGACTGTCTTCCATATTTCACCATGAAACTTTACTGTCAGCATTCCTTCCAAAACGTTCCAACTCACCCCAAGAAAGACTTCCGAAACAATGTGAACCTACATCACACTTCTTTGCCGGAGGCTTCAACATATTTGTACATTCTGCCTCTCGAGGAGGAAGCTCTCGTCGTGTCATCGCCAATTCATACTGAAGAGGTTTCTGCAACTGCTCATCAGCTACATCTTTGTCAAGATCCTGCCAAAACTCTTTTTCTTTAGAATTATTTTTCCCAATATAGAACACTATTAACTTGGTAGGTCTAGGAACATTCACCCCCTTCGGAACGGGAACATGTCCGTCTCGAATAAGCTCTCCATAAATCTGTCCCTGAAGATCTGCATTGTAAACCGGAGCACTAAGATAGCCGAACCCTCTTTCATTTATGGACTTCATCTCCAGTATCGCCCAGATATTATCGATTTTCACGAGCCCGTCAGTGTGTCCCACAATTCGAAGTTTACCCGAAGGAGCAGCCAACTTCCCATGCTTTGACGGCTTATATCCTATCAAGGGTGCTACAATAGGTACTTCTAGATATTCCCAAAGACGACTTCCCAACTCTGGTTTGAATCCCCAAACTATCTCCTGAGTAATAAGGTTCTTCCATTTCCCCCAAAGAATACCCATATCGCCAAAATATTCGTTCTGATAAAGGGCATGAAGTGCTGAACCTAAATCAAATATCCGCTGTCTTCCGGGATCTGGTTCTCCCCATTTACTCGGCATTTGTATCAAACTATGAAGCACTCTCTTTCGAACACATATCCCACAAAAATCTGACGGATGCCATCCAGATGCTCTATAATCGCCTTCTCGCTTTGCAAGAAATAGGTCTAGTGCGGGGATTAATTCTCCGGGTCCGTGAACGCTTCGTATTAAATCCTGTAACGTCATCCATATCTCCTAGTATGTCTTACTGCGATAACTGAACTATTACTTCTTTTTACGCTTGAAATACTCTATCTGTTTTAGTCGCTTCTCTGCCTCTTCTCTGGTTTTATAGACTTTACTTAATTTCTTGGAGCCATCTTCAGAAAATATTACAAAACCACCTTTGGTTGACCTTATCATCTAAAACTCCTTAAAGCTATGCTACCGCAGAAAGCACTCCTCCTGCAACTTTCATTATATCTAATTTACGCTCTTGGTCCTCACTTTGTCCAGCTACCCACGATAAGGCATTACTAAGTCGCCATGCAGTATCCCCTGGGGGTAATAACTCAACTCCCCCAGTGTTATAAATTTCCGTAAGTAACTCCGTTTCTCCTTTATTTAAAGCAGTCGATACCCTCTTAATCGCCACCCGAGGATCTATCTTCTGCTCGTGTGCTTTCCGTATTACCTCACAATACTTGTTCGTCGTATCAGGACTCAATGCCTGGGTTACTACATCCTTGATAGCCGAAGCCGAAGTAGCAGTATCCAAATCGTAAGTCTTTTGGCTAAAAAGCATATTGTCTGAGAGCTTCTTTCCGAGATGGACTTGAGAAAATCCTGTTTCACTGATCATGTAATTAGTGCACCACAATCTCATCATAAAACCCCATATTTTCAACTTGCCCTTTCCATAATCACTGTTTTCCCACATCGCCCCGAAAGCAATGACCTCGTTGTCTGCTGGCTCGAACACGTACGGCAAGAGAGCCTTCATCGCTACCTTGGTATTGTTCCCATATCCCCGAATAGGAACAGCTCCACATTCCTGTGCAGTCGTAGCAAAAGCCTCGAGTAAAGGTCTTGAATCCAACCTTCGATAACTGTCGCTGAGAAACCCTCTGACATTCTCGTGATAACTCCTCACAAGGTACCTCTTGTTCCCCTGATGCTTATAAATCTCGTTTAGATTGTTAGCCAACAGAGGTAGACCCCAGCCTATCCTATCTGGCTCTCGAAGCCACTGAGCGTACTTCCACGCAAGCCCCGTCTTCTTGCCGTCAGTTCTCCCACAAATCTGAGACAACGCATGGTCTTCTAGTGTAAAATCCTTCTCTACAGAAGTACCCATTATTCCTGTACGGTCCTTCTCAGCAAACTGAAACAATAAACCATGAGGAAACCCTGGAGGTCTATCATCCACCATCCCATCAAACCGAAAATCTCTTGCAGCGATAACTCGATCTTCTGGCACCTCAGTCTGTACCTTATTCACAAGCCACTGGGCAGAAGACCGACCTTCATCGATAAGCCCATATAACTTGTTCTTCGCGTGTGCAGCCGCCTCCGAAGCCGCAACCGCATAATCCTTCTCCCCATAATGCGTCAACATTGTTTGAATTCCTTTCTTTTATTGAACTGAAAATACGAACCCGGCAGATTACTCTTCTTCCTCAACAAAGAACTCATCGAGAATGCCTTTAATTAGAGCATAAGTAATCTTGGGACGAATATCCTTTCCCGCCGCATTCTCCAATGCAACTTCTTTCGCCCGTTGCATGATTGCCGAGATAAGGGCTCCGCGCACTATCGGTGCCTCCATATCAAGATACTTGCCCCCCTGGTCTCCTTCAACAAATTCAATGACTTCCCTCTGAGCCTTCTCGTTGATAGTAATATCCTCTTCTACTTGATCCGCACAATCATCGAAGAATCTCGCTACGACTGTCAAATGGTCATCCTCTAAGGGTCTGAAATCTACCTTTTTGACTTCAGCTGTGCGCTCTTTGTCGTATCCTAAACCCGCACAGATAACTGCGCTCGCCTGCTTGATGACCCGAACGTGCTCCACAGTCTGTGCTACGGGTGGCTTATCATCACCTTCCCCATCATCCGGAGCATCCTTCTTAGTACCCGGAACCTTTTTCTGAAGCTTGTCGAGCTCCTGATTAATCATAGCCACCAACCGTTGTCCCGAAAGATCTTCAGCTACGCTGACATACTTTGCCTGCTTTTCAACGGGAAGCCTGTCAATCTCAAAAGCTGAGACCATCGAAATTCTCTCTTCGTGTACAGCATCCCGAACAATCTGCTGCAACTTAAGTAACCTCATCCGTTGTTCCACCCGAGCCTTCTTGACCCCAATAGAAGCACAGATTTCCGGAACGCCCATCTTATGATCTTCTTGCATACGTTGATAGGCATACGCTTCGTCTACAGAGTTCAAATTCTCTCTGTGAACATTTTCTACAACATTATACTCAAGCATCTGCTGCCGAGTAACAGACCTCCGAGGCCGTACCAACACAGGAACCGAAGTCAACCCTGCCAATTTTGCTGCAGCCAACCGCCTAAATCCAGCGTAAATTTCTACCTCTCCTCCTTTGCCTTTGTCCTTACCGAGAATCGGCTCAAGGATACCCTTGACCTTGATAGATTCCGTCAAATCCGTAAGGTCCCCTGGACCCATTTTTCGAGTATTGAAATCGTCATTCACAACACACTTCTCAACTAAAACTTTCTTTACTTCCGGCATAACTCCTCCTATGGTGCCACACACTGTGCAGCTAGTTTGTCTTCTCTTATCCTAAAGAACTGTGGATGTCTTAATTTCCGCTTTTTGGTCAATCCCTTACATTCCACTTCTATTACCGACCCAATTAGTCGTTCTCTATTCGCGTGAAACCATGCCCTCGTTCCTGGCTCCTGGCCATCTTCATAAAGAGGCTTCAATAAACAACCTGGAGAATTCGGAGCTACAGTATCGCCCGCATCGTTGACATAAAAACACTCCCCTTCTGGCATACCCGAACACTTCCCAATCTCTACAAGCGCTCCATCTTTATACGCCCCAAATCGTACTGCACCAAACATCCCCCGAAGCTTTTTGTTTCCCTCCGTAAACCCCATTATCACTACGTCGTAGGTTTCCTCCTTCTTCCACTTAGTCCACCCCTTTCCGTAGATAGCCTGGGGATCTTTCAAAACCAATCCTTCACCTCCCTCTGCAACTATCCGATTAAAAATCCTGGAGTGGTCCGTACCGTATAAAACCTCCTCCTCATGTATAAACTCAGACTTAAGCGAAACCCCTAACCTCGCCACTCGACGATCACCAAGAATCCGGTTTACAAACAAAGATCGTCGCTCAACCCAAGGTAATACCCGAACATCTACATTTCCATAGAAGAGAATATCGAATACTTTGAATACCGCCTTCGGCCCTTTCTCCTGTCGCATAATTGCCTTACCTGGTTTGCATCCCAAAACAGACTGCACGGCCTCAAAGGGCTCTCCAGGAATTACAATCTCCCCATCTAACACTGTATATCCAAGGCCCCTCTTCTGAGCATACTTATCTGCTGGAACGATGATCTGCGGCACCTTCAGACCATTCTCTGCGAACTCCCCAGTCTTTATTGAAATACGTCTAGACGTCAGATACGCCCGAGTAAGATGCTTCCCAAAATGCAGCAAAGCACGATGCCCATCTATCTTACGTTCCGCCACATGCTCTACTGAAGTATCGCAACTCCCATCACACTTTGCTGGCTTCAACTGCAGAATAGTCTTCAGGTCTTCCATGTCTCTCTCCTTTATCTTTGGTATATCTTCTGTTGTTTATAAGATCAATTATATTGTAGCATATGACAAAGTTTTGTCAAAATTTAGAGCATTCCCCTAGCAACTAACTCTGGTCGAACTGTCTCCTTCACATTAGGGTCTCCACTCTCAAATTTGGCTAACAAAACCTTCGTCTCAAGAAAACGCTTCACTAAAGGCTTGGAAATGGGGCCTGTTAACTCCAAAGAACCAAAAGCACCGACAAATAAATCTAACGGGGATTTATTCCAGCCCTGCTCATTGACAACGATACGAAGAACTTCTAGGCATATTACGATCAACTCATCTAGTTCTTTATTTTGGATCTTGCCTTGCGCCAATTCCCTTATCCGTAAGTTCATCTTCTCTGGCGACCACTTTCGTATCTCTCTGAGATCCCCCATTACTCAGATTCCTCGGCCTGCTGTCTGGTATGTTTCTCCGCAAGTCCCTTAGTACCCCCAAGCTCTCGCCATTTCGCCACAGCTTCAGGAGATCCCCAAGCAGTCGAAGGGATCTCATAGTAGCAATAAGCCACAATGTCCTTCATATGAGCAGCATTATGATCGTCAGCACGGACAAACGCTTCTTTTAAATTATTCTCAAGAACAGCGGTAACAAAATCACCACAATGACCACCTGTCACAACATGACGATCAATAGCATCCTTGATTCTAGGGAGTAACGACATTCTCCTTCTCCTTCTTTAGAAAAGCCTTCTTAGCCGCCTTCTGCTTTGCCTCTTTTTCAAGACGCTCTTCTTTTGCGGCTGCCAACAATTCATGTCTTCTTCTGTCGAAACGAATGTTTATCAATCGCATCGCCTTTGCCTTACTCGTATGCTCGAATACTAAATTTCTGCATGAGCGTTTCCGGCATTTGAATTCTACACGATACCTAGGCAGCTGCTTCACTTCACTCCAGCCCCCTTTAGAGGTTTTTCGTTGGAGATTCCTATTCACGTTTCCCTGAGAAACCAACTTCATCTCCCGACCGCACTCCGGGCAATACACCTTCTTCATTAATCTAACCACCCTTTCTCTCCAGCTATCCACTCAGTAACCACAAGATCCCCCTCATCTCCTCGTTTCCAAATTTCCGATTCAGCCTCAATTTGACTTTGAGGAACCCATACAGGCTCATCCAACTCCACTGCATCTACCAAAATCGCAGTACCCTCTCGATTAACCGCAACTACTGTTGCATCTTTCAAAATAAAACTCACGATACCTCCAAGATCTTCTGTATCATTTCAACATCTTTAGTCAGAAGGCGAGGCAATACTACACACATCACCTTTTCATACCGAGATACCTTGACCTGAGATTCCTTTAAGGCCCTAGAAAGACCTCCCAGCTTTCCTGCCGCTTTCGCTATTCGACCATTCAAACCGGAGATCTCCACATCAGTCCCCTCCATTTCCGCCTCCAATCGAGCAACCTCTTTCCGAAGACAATTAACACAATCAAGAGGAACAGACCCATTAACCAATGTTATCGAATTCAGAGGACAACCCTCACATAGCTTCAACTTAGGAAGTACTTTCAAACTTTGTCCCATTATTCAATCCTTTCTCGCCACTAGTTTACTCCTCAAATACCCCTAAAGGGAAACAGACCCATTCCTTGGGTATCGGGTCCGGTATTCCATATGCAGATAGTACCAAAACTGGGTCTTTCCCTGCTCGTGCCGCCTCGTTGCACAGCTTAGTCAATATGTCTATTCCAACGATTATCTTAGACCCCTTGGTTTCCTTACATTCCACCATAAATTCCGAAGTAACCCCGTCTCCTTTTACTGAGACCCAAGGAGTATTACCCGAACCTGGCGTCAGCCTAAAACCTAGAGCCTTTGATAATCGCTTTTCATTGCCCATCGATTTTGCCTTTGCTGAAGGCTCCTCCGCATCCCACATATTTGGCCGCGGCTTGTTTGGAGTATGCTTCTTTGGCTTAAGCATTTCGAAGTTCTCTAGCAAGATCATAAGTTAAATGTCGAAAAAGGTGGTCCCAATATGCATCGTCCATACTTCCATCAGACTCATCTACATACTGAAGAGGTACGCGTACAGAAGCTGCTACCGCCTTCATAGGTAGACCTTTAAATTTACGGTAAATTCTAGCTGTTATTGATACTGTAGATGAATCAAAGTTAAAAGAATCACATAGTCCTACCGGGCGATAAAATCGAAGAGCCACCTCAACATCCGGATACACCTTAAGAATCTCCATCTGCAAATCGACCAACCTTCCATGAAATTCTTTTTTGGATAAGATACTCATGATCCACCCTTCTGCCCCATAACCCGCTGAATCAACGGAGTGTTTAGAATATGAAATACTACGGCCTCTTCGCACAAACACTTCTCACCACCGAATGCAGCGCACCCATCATCACCAAAACAACCCCGTGCTTCCATAAAATCGCGGCACTGTACCAACGCTTCTACGAGCACTCTTTCCAAACACTGCACTTTGCAGCTTAAACACTTATCTGGTTTTTCCCCGGCGTGAGATAAACATCTTGTCATAGTATCCTTCATTGTAAACTCCTCTGCTCAGCTTCTTCCAACATATCGTAATAGACATAAGGATACGCATCGTCACTATACAGAAGAAAATTTATTTCCTGCTCAAGAGCAAACTTCGCCATAGTTCCAACCTGAATCGAACATCTCATACAGGATATTGCTTCTTTAAACGCGTATGCTTGCCTGTTTCTCTCAATAAAACGTATTGTGTTTAAAAGATGTCTATCTCCCATATCGGCTACTCGAACTTCTCTTCCATCCTGTGTTAGCCAAACAGAATCACAAGGAAGACCTGACCCCGCCTTCCTAGGCGAAATTACTTCTGCGTATTCCTTGCGCGCCTGCATAAGAGAATCCGCTGTTGTGCCAGTATGGAACCACGGCTTCTCTTTCGACTTTTCAGTAATTCTTTTGATCAACTCTGCCATGTCTTCTCCTTTGTCTATGCTTTATCTTTTCTTCTAATCCTCCGGCATCTCAAAATACTCTGTATAATTATCTCGAGGTGCTTCAAAATCATTAACCTTACAAAATTTATGTATAAGCTTGGCTGCTACAGATGCATCATGCTTCTCACTGAAGGTGATTGCCTGCTTCCGTGTTGTAAGCCAGGCCATAAATCCGAGTAGTACTTCAGAGGGCTGCAACGTATCGTAATAAAACACTACTGTTTGATCTAAAGTCTTTGCAACATCTATAGAGATAGATGAATACTCTGGAGCCAAAATCTTAGGTGAGATGTCGACACAATCAGTCAACGTCATACTAGTCTTCTTTACAGATTCTTTTTCTTTTTTGATAAGTATCTCAGCGTGCTCAATTATTTCGTCTAACATTTGACCGCTATCCGAAACTCCTCCCATATCGAAATTTACGTGTTCACGGAGTAAAAAATCTTTCCATAAACATGCATTCGAAACAATAGTCGCTTCGGAATACCCTAAATTCTGAAGCTCAATATACTCAGATAGCTCTATAGATTTTCTATCTCGATTCCAAATCACATCTCCTGCACGAAATCTATCTTTCTGTCGATTCGCATACCAAATGATACGCTCAAGATCCTTAATGCCATTTTTCTTCCGCCATCGAGTAGCATACTTCACAATAGACCCATCGATAAAATCAAGACCCCAATCTTCGATCAAATTAATTGGCTGAATAGAAAGAGATTCATCATAGTGTTGATCTTCATTTCCTGGGGATGTCATTCTTCCTCCTTCGGTATCTTCCAATGGCGAGTGCGAGATTTCTCGCCTACATCAAATCCATTTTTCTCGCAAAAAACGTGGGTAAGACGTAAAACTTCTTTATGAGACTTACAATTCCCTAAAATCATCTCTTTTTTTCTTACTGACAACCAATTCGCAAAAATAAACAACACCTCCGCTGGCTGTATAGCCTCGCATAAAGTCACCACATCTTGAGCTAACCTCATCGCTGACTTAGTAGGCAAAGGCCCATGTAAAGTAGAGGTAAGAACATCCGTTGCAAATTTCTTACTCTCTTCCAAATCAAACTTATCAGTCATCTTCTTCTTCCTCTTCGACTTCAACCTCTGTCTCTCCTGCATCCCCGGTATTGACCCAAGCTAACTCTCGAGCTTCGATTTCTTCCATCAAACTGGACAGGAGTTCTGGATTCTCTTTCAAGCATTCTGCCGTTGGTCTCAACCCCTGGAATTTCTCTCCACCAGGAAGCTGATACCAAGACCCTTTCTTCACGATAAGCTTCCAAAAAATAGCTGCTTTCAATACCTGCATATCAAGGTCAGTACTTCCAACTTGATATTGACCAGGCTTCGGTACAAAATACAAAGCAAAACTTCCTCCTGGCGGTGCTGGTGGAGCTGTTTTGTTCTTCTTAACTACGAAATCAACCTGCAAACCGATTGGCCGTTTTGTCACTGGATCTAGAAGGAGGTCGTCTTTCTTGAATCGAACCTCTACGGACTCATAGAAATCCAATCCCTTTCCTCCAGGCGAAGTCATAGTAGGCCGATACCCTCCGATACTCACCCTCATTTGGTTTACCAAAATTATGGTGACGTTTGTCTCTGATAACAGACCGAAGGAATTCATCCCCGAGGTCCACTTCCTCAAAGCCTTGTTCATCAATCGAGCCATCACGCCCATTTGCCATTTCTCACTCGACTCCGCTACCTCGATGGAAGGAGTAAGAGCAGCAACCGAGTCAACAACCATAAGGTCACACTCTCCAGAACGAATAACAGCATCTGCTACATCGATTGCCTGTTCTGCATATTCCGTCTCGATGACGTATAGATCGTCTATAGAGATTCCCCATTTAGCTGCGTAAGGCGGATCAAACGAATGCTCAGCATCAAGCCAAACTACCCGCATAGGCTCATTTCTTCCGCACTCGCAATCCTGCTCAGTAACCTCCCCATAAAAGGAAATAAATTCAAAGGGAGTACCACAATAACGACAATAGCGCTGTGCTGCTGCAGCTGCTCTCATGCATACCGCAGACTTGCAAGTAGAAAATTCTCCTTTGAACATCGTGATTCGACCTCTCGGAATACCTCCTCCTAACTTCATATCCAGATCGAAAATTCCCGTTGGTAGCCGATCAATAACAAGACCTGTAGCCTCACCTGCCGGCAGTATTGTCCCATGTCCATACTTTTTATTGATGGACATCATTGTCTTGTGAAGCGGTGATTTTGCCATTATCGTTTCCGACGAGGAGGACTATTGATCTGCTCTACCTGTGCCTGAATCTCTTTGTGAGCTATCTCCCAGGCTTCTTCAAACGCCTCTGGGATCTCTTCCACGTAACAAGGCAACGTAACTCCGACATCACATCTAGCACTCTCATAGTTACCTAGATTCTTTGTTAGACCATACCCAACTCGTATCCATGCAGGCTCTACTTCAAAAGACCTAACATGAAGATACTTTTCATCTTGAGCATCCTTAGACGGATTCTTTGGATATTCTCTTGAAACCCAAATCTTACCGGCTGCTTCTATCCCCTGCGGCTTTGGGGATTTCTTTGACGTATTCTCTTTTGACTTTGCCATGTGTTCTCCTCAATATTGTTCTGGGTCAATTCCCAATGGATAATCTTCCCAAAGCTTCCTCGCCAACTCTGGGAACACCGTCTTGTTTATTCGGTTTTTCACCATTCTACGACCATTTACCTCGATAGCTTCCTTGAAGATAGCTACCAACTTCTCCACCTGAAACTCCGTATATAATCGATTCCCTGAACGTCCCCCTGAATCTCGATACATCGCCGAAGGTATCGTTCCTCTTCTCTCCCACATTCGAAGAGTTTTTACTCCCCTTCCAAACCGTTTAGCCAAAACACCAATAGTAAACATCTTGACCTTCACTTCCGTATCTCCTAAAGAGATCAAGAAGTAACCCGGTTCCAAGAAATTCCTCCTCGGCTTCGGCCCTCCCTCTCGATACCGCTGTTCAGCCAATCTCTGTTTTCTCTCAAGCGCCCGTTGAATACATTGCTCTCGATATTCAGGATCATCTCGATAGCGATTTCGTCTGTATTCTTTGAGTCTCTCCTGGTTCTTCGTGTAATACGTCCGATTGTATTCAGCCGCTTTGTTCCCCCCACCCTCCGTGTCTACTGAATCTGACATCTAGTTACCCTTCTTAATAGGAAGCCTCTTTACCGCAGAAGGCTTTTTAACCTTCAAAGCATAAGTAGGTTTCCCAACATCAGTTATCCGTGCAATATCCCTCTTAGAGAGAAGACCAGCTTCCACAAGAAATTTGAAAACAGATTCATCTACTTTTGGTACGTATTTGATAAGAGACTCGAACCTCGAATCATCTCCCCATCTCTCAATCAATTTCTCTACTTCCTCCATCACAAAAGAAATTTTGCCAGACCTATGCTCCTTCTTCGCTTCACCATCCCCGATAGGATAAATAAAGGACCCCTTCGCGTCCTTAGAACCTCCCTCTTCCGCAAACTCCATAAGAGCAGTCCGCAACTCCGCCTTCCTCTTTTTGAATAACTCCTTCTCGATACGATCAATAAAAGACCAAGCAGCCAAAACTGCTTCTTCGGTCATTTCTTCTACAGGAGTAGAAAACAAAACTTCCTGGTCTACGACTATTGAAGACTCCTGTAAAACAGAAGCAAGTTCACTCAACTTTCCCATTATTACCTCCTTCTTACACTCAGTTCAGCGGCTATTGATTGAAGACTCCTGTAAAACAGAAGCAAGTTCACTCAACTTTCCCATTATTACCTCCTTCTTACACTCAGTTCAGCGGCTATTGATTGAAGACTCTGCTTAAAAATCGAATGCCTTTTATCTTCTACCTCATCGACTACATCCCCCCCAAATCGATGCCGTAATGCGGCATTAGCGGCTGCTTCCTCACAAAACAGAACAACCAAATCTTTTTTCGTCAGAGTCTCCCACGATACTCGTAAATGTATTCCATCCGTCGTACTTCGAATCTGCGTAAGGGCTGGCCAGTACAAATCTCCATCGAATAAAACCAATTCTTTAAAACCCTCAACACCATTAACCAACAAGTTTTCTAGCTCTAATCGTCTCCAAAGATAAGTAAACCAAGGGATGTCTAGACTGATTAATATATCCTTACCATTAAGTCTCAAATCGACGGATTTTCTAGGGATACGCACATGTGAAACCTTCATATCTTCTCCTTATGCTTAATGACTATTGGGATTACTGTTCCGTCCTCCCTCGTTTCTCGGATAAAAAGGTCTACTTTGTTTCCTTCCTTATCGACAAAAGCCAAGAAAAAATTCTCTTCTACTAAAGTGCATTCAGAGAGTTTTGCTATATTCAACCTCGTTCGAGGCGTCTCGATCAACATGTACTGGCCGGAGGTCTTTTCCATCTGATCGAAAAGCAACCCAATCGTTAGGTCCGTTGTGCAACCTACTTAGCATCTCACTTTCATCAATGATTTTTCCTTCTTTTGGATAGAAGACAATACATACATCTTCCTTCCCGAGATCTTTTGACAAAGGAACTGGAGCCTCATAATACCCACCGCAATTAAAGGCTATCGATTCATCTTCAAACCAGTCCACAAGTTCTTCATCGTCTTCCCCTCCGCTTTTAATCGTCACCTTCTTACAAAATTCTTCATCTATGTAAATCTGATCAAGCGTATCAGGAGCTTCCCCATGGATACATCCGAACTCCGGACCCGTTGCAAACATCGCCCCGTAATCTTCAAAATCCCAATAGTGCACTCCATCCGAAGGAGGAACCTCCTCTTTCGAAGCCTCTACCCATTTGGGATGGCTACAATTAGGAACTGGCCCTGTTTTTTCTTCTCCCGTATAATAATCACTCTCAAAAAAATATTTGCCCAACCAGAAGTCACAGTCTTTACATCGTATCACTCAAAACTCTCCTACAACTTCACATCCTAAAGCGCGATATTGTTTTACCCGTCCAAACGCCTGACCTCTCAACCGCTCAACATCTGAATCAACAAAATCAACTGTAACGGGAACAGCCTTACCTTCAAGCTCTCTCAATATTCGACCTACGGTCTGCGTAACTCCATATTGAGGGGTAGCCATAAACAAAGCATCCAACGCCTCAATATCTAATCCTTCTTTGGCCATCTGATAGGTATTACCAGTAATAAAAATAGAACCTCTACTCCGAGCAATCCAAGTGTCATTCTTCGTCTTCGGACACCATACCTTCCCTCTATACTTAACTGGAGCTACATGAAACTCTCTATCCGTAAGACCAACAAATTTCTTCTTAGTTAAGAAGACTCTACCTATTCTTTCATCCTTACCTACATAAGGTGAATAGCCACACCGAAGAGCTAAAATAGTAAACCAATCGACCGTAGAAACTTTTCTCTGCGTAAAAACAACTGTGTTTTTGTAGTAACTCCCATCACCATCAACCAAACCAACAAATAAAGCGTCTACTTCCCTTTGAGGCAACCCTATTAAAAAAGAATTTAAATCTTTATCTGGAGACCAATTCAAAAAAGTAGCTCTAGAAAGAGCTGCTCCGAAATGCCAACTGATTTGTCCTGGACGATACTCTCTTCGAGAATACGCCCAACCAGCTATTCCGAGTAAATAGTCTATCCGCTCAGCAGTCTTCCCCTCGTTTTGGTATAAAATCACACCATCATCCCGCGTACATGTACCTTCAGCGATAAACCATCCCACCAACTCTGCCTGCGAAACTCCTATACTCTCCCCATGTTCTGGATAATCAACAGGAGCAAACACTCTAACTTTGTCTCCAGTCTGTAAAAAACACGCCTTTTCAAGAAATTCTTTACCTCCTCTATAAACTACATTCTTATGACCCCAAGTCATCCTAACATTTAATCTTTTCCTATCTATTTCAGCGAGATAGCCATCAAAATCATAAACCTTAATATCTACTAGAGGGACATACTCAATAACCTCTCTCTCTATACTATAGGATGCTACCCACTCCCCGATACTCAACTGAGAATAATGCTTCCACCCAGTTAGAGTTAAACACAAAGCATCTTCTTCCAAACAGCACATGATAAGCGGCTTCAACTGTACCTCGTCTAAATCTTTCTTCTTGCGACCCCCTACAAAAAATCCAATATGCTTTTCATCTACGCCTCTACTCTGAAGCTTCTTACTAAGCTCCTCAAGCTGCGCCCGTCTTTCTGAAATCACTAAAGTTATTCGATTGCTCTCGAAAGCCTTGAGAATATTCCGAGCAATCACCTCATTCCTGCCATCGTGGTTTGCTAAAATAGATACTAGCTTGGCCCTCTTCATATTATCGTCCAACCACTTATGATTCCATGCCGATTCTGGAATTCCTGTAGTCAGTTTCACCATGAATACTTTATTCTCGATAGGATCTGCATCGATACAAGTCGCGGTATATCCGACATGTTCTTGCACGAGTCCCCACAGCCCATCATACCTCTCCGCGGTGGCTGTTAACCCGAGTCGATACCGAGCGGGGAACTGCTGAAATACCTGGTGCCAAATTTCAGCCCCGTATCTGTGACATTCGTCTGCGATTAACAATCCAAAAGAATCAAAAAATTCTTTGGGATACTCCCGCTTTGGATTAGTAAGACTCTGAGTACTCGCAATGACGAAATCAAAATCTTGACCTGTATCACATTGATCCCGCTTCAACCGACCTACAGTATGAATTCCAGAAAGCATTTTTATAGCTGCTTCCCATTGGTCTGCCAAAAACTCCTTATGCACTAAAATACATGTCGACTTGTTTAGTCTGAGTGCACTTTCAGTGGCCATAACGGTCTTTCCTTTTCCACAACCTGCAATAAGAACTCCTCCCCTATGCCGAGACAGGTACTGACATGTCGCCGCAACAGCTTCTTCTTGATATTCTCTTGGCTTAAACTTAGCCTCGTATTCCCGATCAATACTTCTTCCTTGAGAAGTACGATCTTCACAATCAAAATATCGTTGGGCCGAACGTGGAAAAGAAACTACCCCAGAATTTGAATCTACCGAATAGAGCTTAAAACCTCCCTCTACGGTGTTGAGTGTATACTCAGAGTAAAGATACTCAGGCACCTTAGTCTCGAATACTCGAACCATACTATCCACAATAGCACTCTTAAAACTCATGAAAACTCCTCGGAACAATACCCATCACCACGTATCCGTCTTGAAGACCGAAATGGGGATCACTCAACAGATAAGTGACCTTCATTTCCAAAACATTTCCTGAATAGGTTTTTCTAGAAGGATCATACTCATTAAGATTAAGTATATCTCCTACCCGAAATCCCCTATCGTTTTTACGGATTTCAAAAGTCTTTATTCCTTTTCGCACAGCCTCAAAAAAGTTGGGCCAAGCCTTCAAAGTATGTGTCGCCATAATTTCACCTGTTAAATGGCTGGAGGAATAAAATCCTCGATTCTTAATGGCCCTACGACTCCTGGAAGGTCTTCTACCTTACATCCATATCCATCAATCGTAGTCCATGCCTCTCTACCAGGAAGCTTAATTATCTTAATTATTATTGGGTCTTTACCCTGCAAACAATACCAGTAGTGTCCTGGCTTATCGGGTATATTTTTAATCATATGCTGAGTTTCCTTTTTTTGACCTAGCCTCAGCTACTCTTCACCCACATAATAGAGTTTCCGTGGTCCAGAAAAGAATATTAAACCAGGATGTGCCTTTATCAAACACGCAAGCCATAGAGCTTCTCTCTTAGCATTCTTCTTTCGTTGTCGTTTCATCACCAGACTCCAATCCAAATCCACCCGGTATGCAACATATAATATGGACGGTCATACCAAACACGCCCTATGAACCAAACAGGCTTTTTGTTGATTCCACAACGAAGCTTCATATCAATCCAACTTTCATCTACCGTACACTCCAAGACACGAGGTCTATATAAACTCAATTCCTCACAAACCTCCTCTAAAAAGGAGGGTGCTTCAAAGGAATAGTTCTTGATTCGGACATTGTTTCTCCAAATATAAAACGGTGCCGACAACCTCAAGAACCCACACATTATTGTCTGGTCTTCTTGCTATGTACTTTTGTTGTCGAAAACTCGCGAAATCTTAGCTGCCGGCACCGTCCTTATCTATAGGACTACCCTTCAAATATTAAATCGAGCACAGCCTCAGCTACATCATTTTTATCTTTCAATGGCTGTTTCAGATAACCCCGATCATGAAGAAACTCTGCAATATTGGCGATGTAACCAAATTTGAAATGTGGGTCCTCCTTAAAAGCCTTTGAAATAACTTCTCTTGCCTCTGCTACTGAAATCTCCATTAATCTCTCCTATACTTTCGCAGACAACCAAGTAGGCCCTAGTCCGGGCTCTGCTATCATAGGTGCCCGAAGTTTCACCGCATTCTCCATATGCCTCTGGATGTCGTTCTTACCCTCTTCTGCGAAATCTTTTCTAAGAGAACAGATTACCTCATCATGCACTTGACTCTGGATTTTAGCCTTTCCTTGCTTAGTCCAATAATCATAAAGAACTCCTCGCTCTTTCCATTCTAGATAAAGATTCCTCATTGCGATTTTGATGACATCGGCCACCGAACCTTGGTCTGCAGTATTGACTGCGTTTCGTAAACCCATAGCCCTAATTCGGGGATTCTTAGAATATACTTCAGGAAGCAGCCGAACACGTCCAGTTATCGTCCTCACATACCCATGCTTTAAAACATAGGCATGTTGCCTCGCATGATAAGCTCTAACCATTGGATACGCAGTGTGCCACTTCGCATGAATCATCTTCGCCACTTGAAAACTACATTTTAAATTCCCCGAAAGGGTTTCTGGCCCCATCTCATAAATAAGACCAAGATTCAAAACCTTCCCTGTAGGTCTCGGACAATCACACTCAGTAGCAGTCAACTGATGAAGATCCCTATCTTCCTTGTTCGGCCGATTAAACAACTCTAGCATTTTGGGGTCTCTAGAGAGATGAGCCATCATCACTAAATCAGCTCCTGAATAATCTGCATCACAAATTACCCATCCCTCCTCCGCTATGAAAGCGTCTCGAATTATTTTTCCGTCACCTCTACTTGGAATGTTTTGAAAACTCGGATCAGCTGAGGATAACCTTCCGGTATCTGTTCCATGTTGCTTGAATTCACATCGGAGACGACCATCTACATTTGAGTCGGCTGCTTTAACTAGAGAATGAGTATATGTCGAATTCAGCTTTGCTATCTGGGCATGCTTACTTTTGAGGTTAAGTGCTGCCCATCCGGGAGACCCCTCCTTCAACCTAGACTTCAGTTTTTCTCTATGGCCTTTATCTATCGAATAATACCCTGAGGCTCCTTTTTTGAACCCCTTACAAGGCCACCACTTGAGTTCCTCATACAACCGCCTAGATATTTTCTGATTAGAAGAAATACTGACCCCTACTAAATCGTAAAAGGCGTCCCCAAGTCTTTTCTCCTCTTTCGAAAAATCCTCGTGCATCTCCAAAAGCATATCTCGATTGATAGCAAAGCCCACTTCACGAATATGAGTAAGCACTTCAGCAAAAGGACACTCAAGATCTTCGAACACATGAATTAAATCCAACTCCCGCATCTCCGGCACCCAGAGTTCGCCGAGACGCAAAGTCTGCAAACTATCATCTCCGCAATAAGGACCCATCACTTCTGGGGATACCTCATGTGCTCGTTTAGTCTCAGAAATCACTTCTCCCCATTCAGTCATCTGCACACCTAAATATTCTTTGGCTGCAGCTTTGAGCCCATGTCCCCTACTCCCTCGAAAACCTTTTCCGAGTAACCACTGAGCAAGAAGACTACATCTCTTCTTATTCTGAATTTCGAGACCAATCGCCCGACTTGCTTGAATCTCAAATTTTAACCCGTGTGCCCATACCTCCTTCTTTGGATTAGATACCGCTTTCTCTAAAGTCGTCATGGCCTCAGACATCGGGGCGTTACCCCCATCAATATGAGCCATGGGAACATAGGTCTTGCTCCCATCAGGAAACCCCAGCCCATAACCGACTACTCGCAACTTATCATGATGCAGCGCCGCCTTCGGATGTGGATGACTACTCGTTGTTTCGTAATCAAGACCATATCGAGGAAACTGCTCAAGCTTCTGCTCAAGCTCTCGAAAATGCTTGGGTAATATAGTTAAGGTATTCATTATTTGAATATCTTTTCTACTAGTGCCTTAATGCTATACAAAAGTACATAAACTACGGTGGAAGAGACTACAAACACAATCCCCAAAAATAGAGCATCCATTGTTTTCCTTTCAATTAATGAAAGGAGCCTAGCCCCACGTGACCAGGCCCCCACAAAGAGTTAGAACCGTATTAAGTCGTCTTGTGCCTCTACCTCTTTAGCTGCTCCTCCTGCCAATATGTCTACAAGCTCCTTTTCACTCTTTGGCATAAAAAGAGTCATGTAGTCATAAGGAACTACATTCTTCGGCAATTGGTTCCACTCTTCAAATTCAAAAAGGTCACCCGTATTCGGAGCATCCGAAGAAGTTCTGGTAACCTCCACCAACCAACCCCGCAACCCCTTCTTTTTCTTGCTGGCCTTCCGAATCATCTTGTATACCTTCGTCTTACATACAAACAGATTGAGCTCCGTTCCGTCAGCATTCCGAATAGACCCATCCTTTACAGTATAGGAATCCCTATTCTGGACTGTGTATGCAGCCGCTAAATAGGGCCTATTCTCCGCCCTACACAACGGACAATGCTGTGGCTTTCCATCTTCTCCTGGCAACCCTTCGATACAAGTAAACCAATTCCTCCAGTGTCCATTCAAATGGATATTATGCTCTCGAAATACGAAAGGAAGCTTATATCCATCTGGATGCTTCTCATCGTCAACAAATACTAAATGCTTCTCATCGTCTTCGTCCGTCGGCCTCATCCACCAGCGACGAATCTGATTTCTTGATCTTTCTTCTCTGGCTGCTTCTTGTCTTGCGACTTCATCTTTCACCGCTTCATCGGCGTCACTACCTGTAGAATACCAACTGGCTTTTGACATCTTTTCTCCTTTGTTGATTGTGGGCTTTTAGCCGTAATTCCCCTTAGACCACTGATGTATGTAGGTAGATAATAATGATAAGTATATTAAAAAGTTTTGTCAAGCAGTATTATTTAGCTTCGGCTCGATAAAAACTATTGGCGTAGGGAGCGTCTAACTTTACCCATCGAATACCAGGAGTATCCATATCTCCTCCAAAATGATTAGCCCCATCCAATTTACTGGGTCTATTACCTTTGGCCCATTCCTCTAAATTATCGAGTATCCGGAACCATAATTTTTTATGTACCTTCCAACTCAAATTACTTGGCCAATGTCTTGGCTTACTTCCATTTAACTTCAACTCAAGAATCCACTTACGAGTCTTAGTACTTCTTTGCTTGACTGCTGCAGAATACCCTTTGATAACCCTCAACAAAGACAATCCTTTTTGCCGAGCAATGGTCGCATATACCCAGGCGATCTCCACATGCTCTTCAAGAGCCAAAAAACTCGCCTCGCCAACAACACTCCGAGCCATCCACAGACGTTCCATATCTGTCCACTGCTCCCGCGATACTGGACGTCCCTGAGGTCTAACTACACCAAGACCTTTCAGCCCTCTGTGAGACGTAAGCTTGCCGTAATAAACTGGGTCATAAATAGCTTTCTGCGCGAGACTGCTTCCTGAAACCCCCATCAATAGACACAACAATAGCATAAACCTAAACATCGTATCTCCTTTCTATGCTAATAGACCAGCAGACTTGCAGTCTTAATCAGGCGTACTAAATCTACTCCGTTCTGCATCAAACTCGCCGGGTCATTGCCTTTACCTCGGGGATACTGAACTCCTCGGGGATACTGAACTCCTTTCACCATAACCTTTCTACCAGACCCTTTAACCAACCTGAGCTGACCTGACCAACCTGCTGGATCATCGTCTAGAAAGACTATCATTTCCTCCCAGGTAGACGCCAATTTTGCCATTTGCTTATTTGACGCAGAGGCTCCAAGCAAACCAACTACATCACAATACTCCCCCATACCTGCTTTCTGTAATGACTGCCAAACTGCAATAGTATCTAATATTCCCTCTACAACCACTACAGTTGGTCCAGTCTTAGTTAAGTGCTCCCCATATAAATGATTTGCTTTTTCTAATCCAAAATAATTGAAATATTTTATATCGCTATTGACTACTGTCCGGCCAACTGCACCTACAAGACCTGCATGACATTTAAGTCCCGAAGAAAGTACTCGGTCTCGAACAGGAAATACTACTCGCATATAGCGATCATCATAATGACATTCCCAGGTTTTAAGTGTATCGACAGAAAATCCCCTTGATACAATGCTCGTATGCGCTCCAGGAGAAAAGGACATTCTCAAAAGACATTCTCCCAAATACGCCTTTCGCACTGCCTGGAACAAAGGCTCATCGTAACTTCCCACAGATGCAGCCACCTGAACAGGGTCCTTATCCTCAATCTCCCGCATTCGAGAAAGCAACTTAGAAAGGTCTACCCGACTTTTATACTTATCCAACAATTCAACAGCTCTGACAAAGGAACCACCGAATCCACAACTGAAACAATGCACCTTACTTTCATCTTCGGAATCGATAGAAATCCCCATCGAACCTGCATGGTCACTGTAGGAGTCGTGTCCTCTTCGATAAGGAGCTAAGAAACAAGAACACTGAATATTGCGATCATAAATTGAAATGTTTTTGGCGTCTATCTCTTCCAAGACCTCCAAGATTCTTCTTTCGTCCATGAGTTCCCTCCTCCAAGAAAATCTAAAACCCGCGTTATCTCCGTAGCGGCTGCATCCCCATAATGTTCGTTATCAATATGCCGTTGAACCCGAGAAAGAGTCTCCTGTAAATATTCTGCTGTTTCTTTAGTTATAGGCTCGCCTTCTCGATCAACTACATATTGGATAGCTTCCATCAAACTTCCAACATCTTTCAACTCAACGCTAACGTATACAGCCATTTAAAAAGGTACTCTGTCTCCTTCTGAATCTTCTTCATAAGGAACAGCCTCTCCTACATCATCTCGTCCTTCAGATTTTACTTCGAAAACCATCTTATCTAGATCCCATTCAGTCACCCACTCAAGTCTCTCTCCTTCTCGTTGTTTGTTTATTTTAAAAAGCATCTCCTTATTCAATCGCAAATCCTCTGTCTGATATAACCCGACAATCAAATCAAACCACATCTGTACGTCACCATACTTCAGAGTATCTGCATCCCCTTTATCGTCTTTACCCTCCAGATTAAATTGATGTGATAAGACTATCGGAAGATTCTCCTGTTGCGCCAGCTTCTTCAAATCCCGACATACATTAGACCACCGCTCCCAAGATGCTCGAGCACCTCTCTCATCTTCTAAAAGATAACCTCCGTCGATATAGACTATTGACGGCTTATATCGATGAATCTTTGCCGCAATACCAGATACGCCCAATCTTCCCTCATCATCACCCGTCACCCAAAAAGGTAACCCATCTTTCATTTCGGCCAAAGATTTCGACCATCGTTCAAACTCATCAGTAGTCAACAACCCAGATCGAAATCTCTGGTACGGGAGCTGCGCATGCACTGCATCAATACGCCGAACAATCTGATGTACCGCCATTTCTCTTGAAAACAGTATCGGCGTATAACCTAGCGACCACTGAGCACAAGCCAAAACTGCCTCACACCACGTTTTACCAATTCCAGACCTCCCAGCCATCATAATGAGTTCTTCCCCATTAAACCCCTGAGTAACCTCGTTAAAACATGCCCAAGGAGTAGGAATACCTGTAACACCTCCTGCTTTTACAATGTCTTCATATGCAGTAATACGACGCTCAGGTTCTTCTACAATATTCAAGTCTTTTGCAGGTCTCGATTCCACCTCCGCCTTGAGTAGAGTTTCCCTCATTTCATCTAAAGCCTGCAAAGGTTCTCTTTTCTTCAAGAGATCCGCCTGAACCTTCATGCTCGTGGCTATCGTATTGTGAACCCATCTCTTACGAAGCTCCGATATGAAAAATGTCATCGAGGTTTCTGAAACCTCCATCGAAAAATCTCGAAACCGTTGTTCGACTGTATCTACTGGGGGAACGCTCCCATGTTCCCGAAAAACCTCCAAAACATATTCCCAAACATCCTTATGCGATTCGAAAAGGTCTACAGAAACTCTAGCGTCCAAAACCTCTTCAAGACACCCCTCCGTCAATATCTTAGAAATCAACGCCTCTTCGTAGTTCATTACGCTTTCTCCGTCCAACCAGATAATCGAGAAGTAATGTTATCTAACCCCAACAAGGCTGCATCTTCAGTGAACACTCGATATACCTGGGGAGTAATTCTGACCCATTGTCTGAAATCCTGAACTGTGTCGAAATGATATTGCTCTGCGATGTAGTCCCCTAAAATCATATCAATAGCTGGTGCTAGCAAGGGCACTCCTACTGATACGCTTGCGAACCTCCTTTCCCAGTTTCTTTCAAGCCAACCCCGAGCACCGACACGCCAAGGTAACGCCTCCCGCATCATACCTTCAAAATGTTTGCTTAGAAGTAACTCAGGTACTTTTACGAGGAACCATCCGTAAGGAAATCTGATATCCAATAACACTCGGTAATCAACGCCACAAATAGCTGCGGGCCGATTGGACAGTTCTCCGCGCTGCATTCCTCAATCAAGTCCGTTCTTCTTACGAGCGTATTCCGCAGCAATCGCGTACGCCCCCTCCTCATGTACACTTCCTCGATAAGCTCCTTCACCTTGAAGAAAACCCACCAACCAGCCTCCCATGCACATCAAAATAAAACCCAATATCCACAAAGTACCTCCGAGAACAATTCCTACTTGCATATGACCTCCAAATAAAAGAACTCCAAATACGAGTAGGCCCATAATAAAAGAAGTGACCATACTGACTTCAAATTGTTCTACATGTACATTCTCGTGTACTTCCACATCGGTATCAATCCCATCTCCTCCCGACTGGCCGGGTCCAAAAAATCCACCATGACCTAAAGTAGTTCCTGCCCAGGTATACCATTTTCCGTATTGTTCCCACTCAGTGATAGGCCGTATCTTAGCGATACCTTCACGAAAGGGAACTCTATACCAAGATTTGGTTGGCCAGGAATTTACCTTAAGCTCACACCACAGCCCACTATACGAAACCCACTGTAATTTAGTTCCCCAACAAATCCAAAGAAACAACACCGATAACCAGGTAAGTAAGTCCATTGGAAAGGTAAACAAATATACAATAACATATCGCTTTGATTTTCGCATAAACACCTCCTATATAAGTTAAGAATTATTCTATCAGTTTATTGAACTGCTGCGAAGCCTTCTGTAATACATCTTTCATCTGTCTTTCCTGCTCCCATGCCTCATCCCAAGCAGGTTGATCCACAGCCGCCATGATAGAGTTCTCCACTATCTCAGCAAGAACACGTGGCTCTAAAGCATCTAACTCCCAACTAAGCTTGCCATGTTTCTTAATATAATCTTTCGCTCGACTATCCGTACGAAAAGACTTTTCAACATATCCTTTAAGCATAGAACTATCCGACTATCTTTTTCGGCATAATCCCATCTTTTGCGAAGAGTTCTTTTGGCCAGACCTTCATGGCATACTTACGAGTACGTTGCCATCGTCCGTTCTTTATCTCGTCGTTCCATCTTCCCCAATGTGAATTAGCTAAAGATCTCATTATCGCCCGTGCAATAGAGAGTTGATTCTCTTCTGTGGCTTTTCCATACTTATCTATGATTTTGCACAACTTCTTCAAAGTTACTGCTGGGGCGTTTACAGTATGAGACCACCATACTGACATAGCTAAATCGAAGTCATCAGAAAAACAATCCGTGACTGCCGAAAGATGCGTAGACTCATATACCGCATCGTTAATAGTCATGGCTCGATTAAAACCATATTTACTGTAGGACAGTCGCTTACAAGATCTTTTTTGAAAGTGGCGTAACCCATAAGCAACCTGGATCGGAAAAGTGGCTTCATCACTGAAAAGCCTATGAAATAATCTAACCCACTTCGTGGCCGCTTTTCTTCCCGGTCCTTCTTCCGGCATAACTCCATCTCTATCCCCAGTAAAAACTTCTCGAATTTTCTTACCGGGCACGAGACGTCCGTTAAATGCCCATCGACATTTACCATCGCCAGAGAGATACCACCCCTCACGTTCAAGAGCGATGTCTAGTTTCCGATGAGTCCACAAACCAGGCTGAGCTGCCCGAATACTTGCGAGCAATCCCCACAAGGGTCCCTGGTCATTCTTTCTCTTCCCGTCGTCCAGCGCTCTCGGATACACGGCAATACACTGGTCTATTCCTGCTGTCATGCCGGTACCGTCATAGTTCAAGACACACCCGAATTTGCCGCCACTCTCTACCTGAGAAGTAAGCCAAAACGCATGTTCCATATGGAGTGTCGACTCAGAAAGGTCCAACGGAATCTTGCCACCAACCCGAACCCCTGCATAATTTTTGAATTCAATCCTCTTCATGTCTGCTCCTTTGTTTATGCCGTTGCTTGAAAAACGTCGTATATTCGCTTGGCTATCCGTTCCCTAATATCTTGTCCCTTGAGCCGGATAGGAACCATGCATTCCCTCATTAAATGCTTCGTAGATGGACCGTAGACCTCCCCAAACTCTCTCGGGTCCAAATTACTCGTAATCACCGTAGTCAAGAGTTCTTTCTTTCTGCTCCGAAGTAAAGCTCCGAATTTAGACTCGGCAAAACCCGAAGATGTTCGATGTTCTTTACCGAAATCATCGAGAACCAAGAATCTCGCTTCTTGAACTCTGTCTGTCATCATCTCTGAAGATCCTGGATGTGCTTCTACGTCATCAATCCAGGCTTCTTTCAATTCAGATGCCGTTACGTAGTAAGAAGTTACTCGATAATCTGCCCAGACCTTTCGGCATAAAGCAGCCGCGATATAACTCTTACCTCGGCTATTATCTCCCCACAAATAGATACCGATACCAGACCGAATCATGCCTGGCAGATCACTAAGGTATCCGGCTATCGCTTTTTTCTGTTTGGGAGTAAAATTCTCGGTATCCGCACCCCAGTACGCTTTACCGATATTCATATACTCATGATGTGCTTCGCTCAATTTCATCGGCATTTTCTTTTCCTCCACTTTTCCCCTCGGGAGGCTTATCTTCTATAATATCTGTCTCGGCATTATCCGAAACGGGTATACCCTCATGTTTTACCGTAATCAACTCCGGAGGCACCTGGAATTTAGACATCCAAGCCCTCTTGATTCTCTCGGTATCCATAGCGTGTCTGGCCAGATATTCAGATATGCAACTCCCATTTCGTCTGGGATCAAATACCTGAATTCGGGCCAAATATCCCGAGGTTTCACTCACGTCTATCGTCATTCGACGGCACCTTTTTAATGCCATACTGCTCATCCCTGCCATCAACTAACCCCAACTTCCTGACGGAATATCTGAATCTGAATACTCCGCCCCATAGTTTTTTCTAGCCTTCGGTCCACCTTCTAGGGCCTCATAAAGCCATGTTCGTCTATAGCCATATAGACAAGGTACGCTGGGTTTCCCTGACACATTGAACCTAGAACATAAAGCATTCCAATGTTCAATTGCATACTTGATATAAGTAACCACAGCCTCTGCTCCTTGCTCATCTATCAACTCTTTTATGTGCTTTCGATCTCTTTTTGTCCACCCTATCGGTTTACCTTCCCATCTCCAAAAATCTTTAAACACATACCACATATCATTACAATTATACTCTGAAACGTCTTTTTGTTCCATAGCAGCTCTTTGTTGCTCTGCGCGTGTCCTTTTTACCTTGAATACTTCAGTCTGTTTCGGGGCCTTAGATGTCCTCTTTTTAGCTAGACAATGAGCCTCTTTTGACTGAGATAAACCCTGTTCGACCGCATCCCTAATTGGGCCTGATGGTCCTGAAACTTTGGGCATGACCTCCTCCTTTGGTATCATTTCTGTGTCTAAGGGGAACAAGTAGATAATGTTGGATTCTGGTGATATTAATGGTTTGTCTATTCGACATCGAAGTTTGTTTTCTTGTGTTTTATGTTTCTCTAAAGACCTAAAACAACCTAAAGAACTCCGTTCTTTGCTGAGGTCCAGCAAATTGATGGGTCGCCTTCTATTTTTGTTCTGTCTGGCTAAGGACAATTGTCTCTTAGTATGTATAGACAAGGGAAGGCGAATCTTTCGTCTGTTTTTTGGCTGGGAAGACTCCTCTTTAGCAAAAGAATGATGGGTCATTTCTGACACTTCTCCTGCCCTTTTTGATGGTGCATGATGGGCCATTTTTTGTGACCCATCATGGAACTCATATCTCCAAAAAACTGACCCCTCACGAGACATATTGAGAATCTCCAGCTCTCTAAATTTCTTTAGAGATCTTTCTATAGTAGGTCTACTGACGTGAAAAAACTCTGCTAGATCTGCGATTCTAACCCGAACTCCTTTGTTCTGAAGGGACTTGATTTTGAATATCAACCTGATGTCTCGATCTGAAAGGTCGAGACTGTCTACCATCGATTCTTCACTTGATGTCATATGAATCTCCCGAGAAAAAGAAAACCCCGTTGGCTCCTACGATTGAATCAGGCGAAGTAGTTAGAACACCTCGAATGAGGACCCGACCAATCACCAACGGGGTCTCGATGCCGAGACGGCCAATTTTGATTATAGGGCAACTGGTGTTTCGTTCAACCAAATTAACCACTTCTTCTAGATAGAGTCACTACTTCTACCTTTAACGGTTCCACTAACACCTCGTAGGAAAAGGTAAAATAAGGATATTGAATGGTTGGATTTTTGTAAATAGATAATTTAGGGTCTTATGAAAAAAGTACAGTTATAGTCTAATCGTCAATAGCTTTGAATAGTTGCGTAGATCCTACTTGCACCAAAACGGTCAAAACGACGCCCACACTCACCCATAAAGCCGGATGTTTCCACCATTTATTCTTCGCAAGGTCCATTTTTTCATACTTTTCAATAGACTTATCGAGTATTTTCATCGTCTCGAGCTGCTTCTCTTCGGACTTCTTGTTAATATCCTTCCAAAGAATTATCCGATCCTCCTTAGCCCGAACCCTTTCTTCTAAAACATCTACTTTCGTTTGGAGTACTCGGGCGAGTTCTATGTCGAAAAGCATGTCTGAAACCATGTCCGAAGGAAACCACATTCCTTCTTCGCCTTCGTATTCCAAAGAAATGGCTTTAGTCAAAGCGTCCGTACCTTCGGCAAGAACACTCGACGGTATGAGAAGCAGCCAACTAACGACGATATATTTCGTTAAGCCTCTGAACAATTTCTGCACTCGTTTTCTTCTTAACATCTGACTTCACTTTCTGAATCTCAGAATCTAAACTTGCCAAACGTTTTCCAAGATTCGAATCCTTACGCCCGATTTGCCTTTCTTGTTCTAAAAGGGATTTCTTCTGTATTTCTAGATGCTGAAGTTTCTCTCGAGCTTTCGCTATGGCAACCTCTGCCTTCAGCCGGGCTACTTTTCCTTTCTCGTAGTCTAGTGCAAATAGGATTCCAACTATGATTGCCAGTATTCCGACAATCCACAATGCGGCTTTCTTGATTTTTTGAAATATCATGGCTTCGGCGGATAAGCACTTCCTAGCAGGCCAATTTCTACGTCGTACTTTCGCTTTATCCATTGTTTCAATACGTTAAAGAAAGTAATGGACATGGCCGAGCCCCCCGCAAAATAGAGCATATTATACGTACGCCCTACTACACCGGGTGAAGATTCCCCGGGCCATATCGCCCCCATGACTAAACCCATCAAAAGCAAAATTATCGGGAAGATCCTCCTCACCCAAAAGATTGCTACATTTTTCCTCGCTAGGTCTACGGTGCAAATCCTGGTCTTTACGATCTGAGCTAACATCGATAGGACGACAATCCACATCAGAATGGGCCAATGAACCCAAACTGTCGTGGACAGAAACTCTATAAATCCTTGTAGTGTTTCCATAACTTTCCTCCTTCATTCGAAATTATACTCTAAAACTGGAAAAATAAAAATGTCCACCGAGCAAGGGCTTGGGGAGGGCGATCACTCGATGGACGAAGAAAGGAACAAACAAACAATGGTCTATTAATGCTACAGCGTGGTTGGCTTAAATGCAAGTGTCATTGCGACACCGGCCGAAGAGGGTGTATCGCCGGTAGCGTAGGCTGTGATAATGCAACCGTCCGCGTCGATTCCGACAAGAGCCTCTGCTGGAATCCGCATCGAAATTCTGCGAATCGCTGGGACATTGCCCGAAGATGTAACCGAACCCTCGAAATCTAATTCGTCGGCTTCTGCTACGGTGGCTGTTGCCCAAGCGCCGGTAGTCGTGTTCCATTCCTTGTTGTCGGCAAGTCTCTGGATCTTCAACTTGTACTTGAGAGCCTTGGCCGTCTCTACCTGGACAACACCGGGAACACTGTTGTCGATACCTGCCTGCGATGCGCCGGAAAACAAATCATATCCAATTCTTAGAGCCATTTGGAGCCTCCTTCTAATCGATACTTTTGATCGATAGGTTACTCAATGATTGCTGATGTCATCGCCGAAATAACGTGGGCGTTGTTGTCAGTCTTCAATTCATTCACTAGGGTCACGAGAGCTGCATCCGTGGATGCAAGAGACTCAGTGACATCGTTGGTTGTATCGTCCACTGCGTGAACGCCGGCCTGGGTTCTGTGTACATCGAAATCTGCTGCCAACTCGTTGGCCAAATCGATAGCAGTATCGAGGTCTGTCGCCGAAGGAGCTGAAATGGTGTTCGTAGAATCTTGGATCTCGTGAACACCCGTCGTCGCCCGGTGTAGGTTGTAATCAGCCTTCAACTCGTTGGCCAGAGTGAATGCCGAAGCCTGGTCTGTGGCGTCCGCTGCCGCAATGGTGTTGGTTCCATCGTCCGATGTGTGAACCGTAGACTGCGAAAGGTGCGCTGTGTAGTCTGCCTTGATTTCGTTCACAAAAGCCACTGCCTCTGCGAGGGCTGTCGCCTGGTCCTGGGTGACGTCGTTTACCGCATCGTCGACCGCGTGAACTCCAGTCTCCACTCGGTGAAGATCGAAGTCTGTAGCCAGCTCATTCGCCAGAGCGATAGAAGTGTCCAAGTCCGAAGCAGCCGCCGCAGCGATTGTGTTAGTCGCATCTGCCAGCTCGTGCATACCGGTGAGAACCCGGTGGGCGTTGTAATCGGCTTTTATCTCGTTAGCTAAGGTGTAAGCCGAAGACTCATCCGATGCATTGGCAGAAGAAGCCACATTGGTCGCGTCGTCTGTGGTGTGAACTGTGGACTGTGAAAGGTGCGCGTTGTAGTCGGTCTTGACCTCATTCACGAACGTCACCATCTGAGCCAAAGTCGTGGCCAGATCTTCCGTAACGTCGTTCACTGCATCTGCAACTGGGTGAACGCCTACCTGAGACCGGTGCAGATCGAAATCCGCCGCAATCTCGTTCGCCAGTGCGATGGCCGTATCCAAGTCGGATGCATTGGCCGAAGCGATAATGTTCGTTGCGTCTGGGATCAAGTGCGTTGCCACTAAAACCCGGTGGAGATTGTAGGCCGCTTTTAGGGCGTTGGCCAAAGCCTGTGCTGTCGGGAGGTCCGAAGCATTTGTAGTCGAAACTACATTCTTCGTGTCATCCGTGGTGTGGACTGTGGCTTCTGCCAAGTGGAGATTGAAGTCTGTTTTCAACTCATTCGCCAGCGTGATCGATGTTGCCAAGTCCGAAGCATTGGCTGCTACGATAACGTTGGTAGTGTCGTTCACTGGGTGAACTGAAGCCTGGGTTCTGTGTGCATTGTAGTCTGTTTTCAATTCATTCAACAGAGTCTGAGTCGAGGCCAAGTCCGAAGCATTCGCCGAGGAGACATCGTTCGTCGAGTCGGCCGCATCATGAACTGCGCCCAGCGCTCTGTGAATGTTGTAGTCGACTTTGATCTCGTTGAGTAAAGTCTCGAGCGTGGCCTGGTCGGTCGCATTTGCTGCGACAACCGTATTCACTGCATCGTCCGTGGAGTGAACCGTCGCTTCGCTCAAGTGTGCGTTGTACTGAGTCTTGATGTCGTTGGCCAGATCGTAAAGATCCGAAGCCAAATTGGTGTCGGCTGCCGTGATCGCATTCGAAGTGTCATTCACTGCGTGAACACTTGCCTGCGATCTGTGTGCATTGATGTCCAACTTCAACTCGTTGAGCAAAGTGGCCAAGGTGTCTCTTGTCGTCGCGTCCGCAGAGGCTATGACATTGGTTGAATCCGCAGCATCGTGAACATCTGCGGTGGCGCAGTGTGCAGCATACTGAGTGTCGATGTCGTTAAGCAAAGTCTGAAGAGAAGCCAAGTCTGTTGCGTCGGCCGCGGTTACTACATTTGTAGTATCGTTGGTCTTGTGAACAGTGGCCTGAGTTCTGTGAGCGTTGTACTGAGCTTTGACGTCGTTGGCCAAGTCATAGAGGTCTGTGGCCAGATTTCCGGCCGCATGGGTTACCGCATTGGCCGAATCGTTCACTGCGTGCACGGTGGCTTGAGACCGGTGTGCGTTATAGTCAGTCTTCAGCTCGTTAAGCAAAGTGACCAGAGTATCTCTGGTCGTTGCATCAGCCGAAGTGACTACATTCGTCGAATCCGCTACATCGTGAACATCTGCCGTTCCAATGTGCGCCGAATAATCGGTGTCGATCTCATTCAACAGAGTCAACGCCGAAGATAGATCCGTTGCATCTGCCGAAGACACTATGTTGGTAGTGTCATTGGTCTTATGCACGGTCGCTTCTACCCGGTGTGCGTTGTACTGAGCTTTGACATCGTTGGCCAAATCGTAAAGATCTGAAAGACCCATACCGTCAGCTGAAGATGTCGAGTTAGTCGAATCGTTGACTAAGTGAACACCTGACTCCGTGAGATGGGTATTGTAATCAGCCTTCAACTCGTTGAGCAGCGTAACTAGAGTCTCCCTTGTGGTTGCATTGGCTGCAGTGATAGACCCTGCGGAAGCCGCTGCGTGCGCCCCCGTAGTACCTGTCGATGCCAAGTGAATGTTGAGCTTCGCCTTTAGGGAATTCGCAAGTGTATACGCCGTCGCTAAGTCCGACGCATTCGCTGTGTCCTCTACAGAACTGCCCAACTGAGTTTTGTGGAATACCGTTGTGATTCCTGCGATAGCGTTCGCTGCGTCTTCTCGGAGATCCCGAAGAAACTCCCATAGCTTGGTAGCTGCAGCGTTACTTGCAGTAATCGCGATGATGTCCAGTTTACTAATACTCTGACCCATCTCTTACCTCCTTACGTCCCATTAGCCTGAGACAATGGCCTTATCTAAAGATACTGGCTCGTTAATGAGCCTGCAACTTTTTACGTATGCGTAACTGTTCTTATTGCTCCGCCCGAATAGAAATGCATCACATTTCCCGTAATCCATATGTCGCCTTCATTTGGAGCGGCTGGGTCTCCTGCAGTGAGTTCTATTCTAAGAGGAGCTGCGTTGCCTGTTGACGTTGCATATACTCCGGCCCCGGTTCCTGTTCCTTGTCCCTGAACGCCGACACCGTTGGTAGCTCCTCCCACACCTTTTACTCCAGAACCATTTGAGGTTCCACCTATTGAATAGACCCCTTCTGCGGCCGCACTTCCGACAGAATATATACCAAAACCTCCACTATACCCGTAAGCCATTACGCCGTTACCGCCCCCAGAACCTCCATATCCCTGAACTCCTGCACCGATGCCCGATCCGGTTCCGTGAACCCCTACACCGCTCGTGACGCCGCCACCTACGCCTACGACGCCATTATTACCTGCCGACGGTCCCCCAGTTCCATGTACGCCATCTCCTGTCCCTGTACCTTGTCCTTTTACACCCGAACCATTAGGAGATCCTCCCGTACCGAATAATCCAATGCCACTCGTACTTCCGCCTAACGCATAAACTCCTCTGCCGGCACCGTTGCCTGTTGCATTTACTCCATCGCCGCCACCTTGACCTACACCCCAAACACCATCTCCACCGCTCGAACCTCCTAACGCATAAACTCCCATACCTGTTCCCGCTCCCGTTCCCGAAACTCCCATGCCATTAGTGACTCCACCAATTCCGGCAACGCCAGCTGCGTTAGTAGTTCCTCCTATTCCAACAACACCTTCACCTGTTCCCGCTCCGGTTGCTACAACGCCATGACCGTTTGTGGCTCCCCCTGTCGCCTTTATTGCATCGCCGTCAGAATCTCCTCCGGTAGCATCGATAGCCTCTCCGGTACCGTCTCCTGTAGCAAGTAAGGCTATACCGTTTGGGGTCCCCCCTGTAGTAATGATTCCTTCTCCACTACTCGCTCCTCCTAGCGCTACAATACCTGGGCCGCCTGTAGCTCCACCTGACGCTTGTATGCCTCGCCCAGATCCGGTTCCCTCAACGACCATCCCATACCCATTGGGACTTCCACCTGTAGCATTGAGACCTGTTCCACTAGTATCTCCACCTACTGCAATAACTCCTACCCCGGTACCGTCGCCAATAGCTACAAGACCACCGCCGTCTGGAGATCCCCCAGCGAACTCTCCTCCTACACCACTAGTAGCTCCTCCTGTGGCAATTATTCCTACACCACCGCTTGCTCCTCCGTAGGCTAAAACACCTGTTGCTGCTGAAACTCCACCGGTTGCTTGGATACCGGCTCCTGTTCCTGTTCCCTGAGAAACGATTCCTTTGCCGTTTGTCGCTCCACCTGTGGAGGTAATTCCGTCGCCGTTTGTTGCTCCACCTACGGCTGTCACTCCACTACCGCCGACGCTTCCTCCCGTGGTATGAATTCCTTCCCCAGTACTGATACCTAACGCAATAATTCCTTTTCCGCTGGTTGCGCCGCCTGTAACATTGAGACCTTCCCCAGTGCCACTTCCTACGGCTGTGATTGCGGGATAACTTCCGTAAGCAGCAATCGGATTTACAGATATTCGACCTGTCTCAATGTAATCAGAAAAGACTTCTTGGGTAATATGAGCGGTCAGAATATTTGCGGTAGCTGCTGGCCGTACAAACTCAGCTATCTTCAGATACCGAGCATCGAAACTGTGGGCATCGACTGTTGACGGAGTAGACCCACCTTCAGCTACTCGAACACACCATCTCCGTTGTCTTCTATGACTCGTTTCAATGTTCAAGCCAGCATGAACGCAATTCGAATCTTCGTCTTCGTTAATATCTTCCCACCAAACCATGATGTAAACTTCATCTGTCCGAGGAACTGCCACAGCTGAAGTCAACGCTGGTGGCTTTATGATAAAGGTATCGGTGGCTACGATTCCGGCTTCTACCGTGGTCAACTCAAAAGTCGTGTTGTTCGTTCGACTAAGGATTTCGAAGGTGTTTCCGCTTTCGGCCCCTGAAGTCATCTTCACCCGACATCCGGCCAAACTATGAAATGTTTCCCAATACTTGGAAGAATCGGTCAACTGAGATCCAGTTCCGCCTACGGCAGTACTCGTGACCGTTCCTTCTCCCATGAGGTTCGTATCATCTTCATAATCGTGGTCTGTCGGTGGATGTCCTAAAACCGTAGGCACTAAAACGCCTTTAACCATCGCCCAACCGGCCTCGATTTCGAAATTCTGAGAAGGAGCTGAAGCTTCTATGACTCGATAACCTGAATCTATTGCTGCGGTGGGGTTCGGCCCGAAAACTCCGTCACGCTGCGTATAGATTCCTCCAAGGATCTGCGACATGGAAAGAACGTCGGCCAGCTCATTCCAGTCTGAATCTGGTATAGGCACTCCTTGCTGAAGCGTTACTCTATCGTACAGTTTTCCAAATACAAAACTGTCTCGGCTGATATTTGGCGTATTCCCTGACATGTCTTTCTCCTAGTTTGTCTGGAATTCAATCCTGACTTTGCGTTGAATCGATATCGCTGGTGACTTGATAATTTTGTTGTGAACAACCCAATTTACCATTTCCCCTGAATCTAAAGCCGCGGTAGCCGTGCCTCCGAATAGTCCAAATTCTCTCATCGTACCGTTGGCATCGCCCGCACCCATGTTGACGGTAATCTCTATCTTAGAACTCGGAGTACCACCTGTAGGGAGGTCTGTAGCTGGGTCAATAAAAACTAAGTCTACTTGAGCGATGGTCATTCTCGCATACTCGGTGGTCAAGGCTGTTTGGCTGTAAGGCTGTGCTGGAGGGGACGTATCCCAACCAATCAATCCAGACCCGATGCCCATATAGCCTATTCGATTGTAGCCTGCTTCTTCTCTAAGCCAACACGTGAGTAACGTGGCAAAAGTGTTCTGAATCTGATTAAAATCCCATTCGAATTTACCGTGTTCCCCGTCATACCACCTACCGTTTTTACAGCACCTGTCTTTCCAACGCCCGACTATCTTCATCACATACCTCGCCTAGCTGATTACGTCATCCCAGTCTTCGATAACCCAATTTGAGTACCAAATCTCTTCTGTCTTTGGGGATACAATCAAGTCAGCCGTTACAAAACCGGCCTTGCCCCAGTCAAGAAGCTCTTCAAATCTATCTACCATTTCTTGCGAGAGATCATCAGAAACCGTCAAAATCTCTGACATGAATAATCCCAACCCGTTTGCTGAATGCCACGAATTATTATCGTTTGTATACTTCAGAAGATCATCTTGAGTACCTTGGTCTGTGATGATTCCTGGAAGCGTAGTATCTGGAGTAGTGCACTCAAGATCTGTAGACCACATGATATATTTCCAACCCTCTTCGATAGAAGCATCCCATCCAGAAACCTCTTCTAACATCTGCTCATACGCAACTTCTCTGCCTAGAAGCTTGTATAAATCTACTGCCTCCTTGGTTTCCTTCTTTCGTTTCAATCCTCCTGCTGCATACCACGTAGGCCAACCGATTCGTTTGTCTTGGATATACACTAAGTCATCGTGCAGTTCATCAATATCGAAGAGGTCTAGAAGAGCTTCGCAATCGGTCTTTATGTTATCGGATAAAGCTCCAAAAATGGCCATGAAATTTTCTAACGGGTTTCCCGATTCGTCTGCGTCGGCTGACCTCCATCCCCTTGGAAGCGAATCAAACATATTCAAACCCGAACCCCAACGATCATAGGGATAAGCGGAATCTCGGTTGTAAATCTTGTCGTTAACCCAAGTACCGTCATCTCGAAGCGCAAACAAAGAATAATAATAAGTCTGCCTTGGCACCAACTCGTCTTGGTCTATGTAGTGGGTAGCCTCCGTAAAGAAATAATCGTCGATCACTTCTTGAGCATCTGCGTCATCCCAAGACTGCGGCCATTCTCCCGTCTTCCTCAAAATGCGTAAACGACGAATCCACTGAGGAGCATCAGCTATTGCCGGAATAGTGAAAGTAATCCGAATCTTATATCCTTCACTCCGAGACACCGCAGAAAAATCGAAATCCCCTAAAGACCTGTAGTCTTGAGGTCCTCCTGCGACTACCGACCCGTAGGGTATACCCATTCCATATGCCCCTAAACCAAAACCGGACATGACTTATTCCTTTCTGATTTCTAGACTTCGTGCTTCAGCTTCAATTACTGGCTGTTTTTCTCTCGGTAAATGGGCGTTTTGACCGCCACCGAACATATGTCTAGGTCGATATTCAGTAGGTTTATTTGGCTTAGGTTTTTTCATTGTTATCGGCTGCAATTCAAAATCCATTACGGATCTTTCATCTTTGATTCGTTGCAACCACTGTTCACGAGTAATTAGAACATGCCAAAACCAATCAGGTTCTGGATCACCTTCTTCAACTTCGCCAAAATGTACTTTTACTGGCTCAGAATAAAACCGATGCAATAAATCAAGGTCTATATTTTCAGATTCTGGGTCTTCTCTTAATTTTTCCCATTCTTTTGAAACATCTTTGAATTCTTTATCCTGTTTGTATGCTGCAATATCGATATATTCTCTCGGTATTTTTGGAGCTAGTTCTTCAAATTCATCAGCCATAACTTACCCCTTTGTTGTTGGAATATTATAAATTCTTAAATTTTCTATCAAACCACCAAACTGATTGGTCATAAGTCTATTGTTACCTATAGCTATTTTGTCTATATCGTCTGGTACTCCACAATCAATATCTGCAGTAGCATCTGTTTCATCAGTTCTACCAATTAAATTATCAATTTCCCATCTACCCCTTATTGTATGAATTATACCGTCAAAAACATCAACAGTACCCGCAGATGCTCCTGCATTTCCTACAGAAGCAAGCATACTACAAATATAATGTTCTGAACTGGTAGTAAATCCGTATATTCTATCAGCTGAAGCAGCACCATCACTCAATGAATATATCCAACCGGCATCTATTGGAGTTTTATCAGGATGTAAAATGTTAGCAACTATAGAGCCTTGTTGGTTGTTAGTAATATTCCCATCATCACCCTTAAATTCTAATTGGTCTTTAAGTCGAGTACTAACTCCACCTGAAGTTGGGATATAACTAGTCGCGTAATCTCTTCCTTGTTCGTATTGAACACCCCATACATATGTCGAAACTGTAGAATCGTCGCCAGAGAAAGACGTGTCCCCGTCATTTTCGGCGCAAAATACATAAAACGAGTGGGCAGCACCATCACCTGTAAAGACCATAATACAACGGAACCAGTCATCCCCCCAATCTTCTATGTATCCAATGCAATTAACTGGAGTACCTTCAACAACGCCGTTATCTAAATCAAAATAACATTGAGCCGCCGCACCTAGCCCATAATACCCGAGCACCCAGTCTTGATTACCTTTTTTGGCCCAAAATGACACGGTATCAGTACCAGCGCTAGACGTGATACTATCTTGTATTGCATGATTACCAGCGACAGAACTTGCAACCATGCCTATTGCATTTTCGACACCATTTGGAGCAGCAATTTTAGTTGCATGAAAGGTTGCCTGCGTTGGCGTCCATGCAACGTTGTCAATATCTTCTGAATAATCAACCTGATTTGTACTTGCAGCTTCAGCTAAATACCCATAAATGTCGTATGTCCCATCATTTCGATGACACTGCCTTAACCATTCGGAACCAACGTAATAAAGTTTTCTTGTTCCATCTGATTCGATTTTATCTAGATAAGCTGCAAAAGCTCTTGTTGCAACTATTGGAAGCTCATCGACACGTGTAACTGTAACATCGTCAAACTCGACATATACACCTGCACTTAAAGTTCCGCCTTGAAGTCTAAGAGCTGTGGTTAACGCAACATATGTTATATCAAAAGGTTGCCAAGACGTGGAAGTAGTACCAGTCCAATGGGTAGCACCTATCTCACTTATTTTTGGAATTCCTGTTCCGTCACTTCGAGCTACACCTGTAACTCGGTATTTATGACCTACTATTTGAATTGCTTGTTGAGCATATCCATTAAAAGCTGACAAATAAGTAAGTCTTAAATGCTGTGTACCTTCGTATAATGGAGCAGTTGTATCTTTAGATAGGGTTGCTGTGGTAACAGTCCAATCCCCGTCTTGTTCTAGTACCTGTATGTTATCAAAATCTACAATTCCAGGATGTGTACTACTACTTCCAAAATAAATAACAGTACCTGTAGCTACAAAAATTTCATTAAAATCCTGCCAATCAGTACTTGTTGTTCCCGTCCAAACAGTTCCAACAGAATTAATTTTTGGAATTGCCGAACTACCAGCCGATCTAGCTGATCCAGTTACTCTATATGTTTTTCCTACTGTTAAGATTGTCTGTGATGCCCAAAAAGTATTAGCTGTTGAAGTTATTCTAAGATGTTGGGTACCTTCATTCAAAGGAGCTGTCGTATCTTTTGAAAGCGTAGCATCTGTCGCAGTCCAATCACCTGTTCCAACAGCTTCACAATCTCCATCAACAATAACCTCTATAGGACTTGCTTCCATGTCTCCATCAATTAAAACATCATCGTGCGTAAAAACTTGAGGATAACGACCAGATACTTGAGCAAATCTACTCGCCGCTAAATTAGCCGCTTCTGCTTCACCTTGAGCACCTGCTGAGAACAAATCGGAATATTTCCACATCGAACAATAAGCTAAATTACAAGTTGATTTGGCTGATCCTAGATAAGAAGCTCCAAGCTGAAATTCATTAGTGTTTAATGTTCCAGTAACTGCTGAAGAATCTTTTCCGGAACCTACAGCAACCCCATTAATATAGAAAAAACTACCATTAACGCTTGCTTCATCCCGATTGACATATGCTAATAAATAATACCAACAACCTGGAGTTAATACAGCACCTGTATTAAGCGTTGAACTTCCACCACTATCTTCTATATAAAGCCGTGCATTATCTGAATTTGTATAAAGAATATATCCGGTAGATCCATCGTAAGTGCTTATAAGGTATCTTCCTGCATCAGCCTGATGTTTAAATAAAACCTCAATAACAAAGTCTTCAGTTGCAACGTCGTTATCAGTACCATCGTAAAATCCACCATCATTAAATTTAACCGAATCATCATTTGTTCCAAGACAAGGTGAACCATCGTTGTAAGTTGGAACTGGTGTTGCTGTTAACGTTAAAGTCTGTCCGCCAGTTCTTGGAATCCAATTTGTTCCATCAGCATCGCCGCCATAATAAACAAAAGTAGGAGAAACGGTTGTTCCATTTACTTCAATATCTTCATCTAGATTTGCAACTCCACTTCTTCCATCGAATATTTGAAAGGTTAAATACAAATCCAACCAATCTTGCAAACTTCCAACAAATAATTCTATTTCAGCTTCATATTCCCAAATAAAATCTTCACCAGCTTCACCAGTATATGCCATCGAAATAACATCATCAGTATCATCCAATGAAAAAGATAAAGCTGAAGTTGCCGTCTCTGAATACGTGGTGTCTGAACTCGAATCTATTTGATCGAATTCGTTATTACCATGTTGGTTGTACATATAAGTCGTTTCGGAACCAAAATAATAATCCTCACCATACGAAGCCTTATTATATGCAGATACCTTGCACGAAACTCTGATAACGCCTTCTTCTCCGGAAAACATCGTTGCAATAGAATTCTCTAAAGCTGATGTCGTTGGTGTGGCGTCTGAAGTTTCAAACTGCCCTTTCAAATTCATTTTGTGGATAACTGGTTCCATGATTATCCTCTAGTAATTGGAGTATTATAAATTCTAAGATTCCGAAGTAAGCCAGAAAATTGAGTGCCTAAAGCGTAACTAGATCCTATCTCGATTCGATCAATATCATCTGGTATATCGCAAGATATATCTGGAGAAGCATCCGGAACACCATCTAAATATGCAGTAAGAAGATCAGTTTTCCATACTAATCTTGCTGTATGCTTAGAACCATCACTAATATCCCCTACAGTTGAAGAAAAACCAGCATTTCCGGCTGTTGCCGCAGTTTGCCCTGCTAGTACGTCGCTAGAACTACTCGCATACGCACTAATTCTATCTGCCGCTGCGCCACCATCATTGAAGGACATAATTCTTTTAGTGTTTTGAGTATCGTAATTCTCTAAATAAAAATCACAAACAACCGCTCCTTGTCCGTTATCTGTAATGTTTCCATCATCGCCTTTATGGCGCAATTGATCAGCAAGTCTTGTGCTCGTTCCGCCAGACGTCGGGATATAACTCGAAGCGTAATCCATCCCTTGTTCGTATTGAATACCCCAAATATAAGTGTCAACATCTGAGCTATTGCCTGAGAAAGTAGCATCCCCGTCAGCTTCTGCTGAATAGATATATGCATGTCTACTAGATCCATCACCAGTAAAAACAAGAATACATCGAAACCAACCATTTCCCCAATTTTCTATGTAACCAGTGCAATTTGCTGATGTTCCAACAACTCCAGCATCTAAATCAAAGAAACAAGAAGCGCCAATGGTAGTGATATAACCTCTAACCCAATCATAAACGCTATCACCCTTTTTTGCCCAAAATGAAAAAGTATCTGTACCAGCACTCGTAGCCACTACATCATGCACAGTATGATTGCCGGATGTACCGTCGGAAATCAACCCATCCGCTGTTGTTGTTCCATCAGGAGCAGTAATTGCATCTACATCAATTGATGCAATATTTACCTGTACCCAAGCAGCATTGTCTAATTCCTGTGAATAAGATATCTGATTTGTACTCTGAGCTTCTGGCAAATATCCATAAACGTCATACGTCCCATCATTACGATAGCATTGCCTTAACCATTCGGAACCAACGTAATAAAGTTTTCTTGTTCCGTCACTTTCGATTTTGTCTAAGTAAGCTGCAAATGCTCGTGTTGCGACTATTGGAAGCTCGTCAACTCTTGTGACCGTAATATCGTCAAAATCAACGACCCCAGGATGACTGCTACTACTACCAAAAAATAAATTTGTTGCTGAAGCTACAAAAGTTTCATCGAATTCTTGCCAATCCGTTGAAGATGTTCCACCCCATACTTCACCAACTGATCTATAAACTTGAGGAATTGCTGAACCGCTTACAGATCTAGCTACTCCAGTTACTCTATATTTATGTCCTGATATAGTAATTGACTGATAAGCATAAAAACTATCCGTTGTGGAAGTTATTCTTAAATGCTGCGTCCCTTCGTATAAAGGAGCTGTAGTATCTTTAGAAAGGGTAGAATCTAAAACATTCCAATCGCCTGTTCCAACAGCTTCACAATCTCCATCTGTTATTACGGTATCATGCGTAAAATTCTGTGGGTACCTTCCGGATACTTGAGCAAACCTTTTAGCAGCTAAATTTTCAAAAATTTCAACATTAAGACTTCCACCAGGAAACAAATCGGCACCCTGATACATGGCAAAATAAGCTATGTTAGAATCAAATCCACTAGTGCCTGTAGTAGTAGCACCAAAAGTAAGACTAACTGTACTATCAGCATCCCCAACACTAGAAAAATCTACTCCAGTACCAGTCAATGATCCATTTGTTATTATAGATGAACCGTTTACACTCGCTTCATCTCTATCGATACAGATAACAAAAAATCCCCACTCACCGTCTAAAAACGAATTAGACGCCCCATATACCGTAGCAGTATTAGTGGAACCATCTTCCATCACTAAAGCTATTCTTGTTCCCGTACAAGATATATTCCAACCTTCACTAGACCCATCTCTTTTTGATGCAAGATATTTAGACGAACCTCCTTTAATTAATCCCATAAATATAACGTCATTTGTTCCAATATCACCGAAACTTGAACCAGAATCTTGATAATAAGTGCTACCGTCACACAATACTGAATCGTCATCACTTCCCAAACAAGGCGAACCATCGTTAAGTGTAGGTGTTCCAGCAATTTTTGTTAAAGTTTCTCCTACTTGTGCAGTCCAATCACTATTGGTTGCATCGCCACCATAATAAACAAAAGTAGGAGAAACGGTTGTTCCATTTACTTCAATATCTTCATCTAAATTTGCAACTCCACTCAATCCGTCAAAAATTTGAAAAGTAAGCCAATCCAAATGTTCATCTATTACCGCTGCGTTTATTTGCGCTTCGTAATTCCAATCGAAAGTTTCACCGGCTTCACCTGCAATCTGTAAGCTTATATCACTATTATCATCATTCATTGTACACGTTAAAACAGATGAAGCGGGTTCTGAATGCGTGGTTGAAGTAGCCGTTCCAATTTGATGAAATTCGTTATTCTCAAATCGATTGTATTCAAATAACGCATGAACTTCAAAATAGTAAGCAATAGCTGCAAAATGTCTATTTCTAGCCGTTACTTTACAAGCCACTCTAACAACTGCTTCATCGTTACTTTCGGGTAACATTTCCGCAAGATTGTTTTTAACTTCAATATCTGTAGCTGTTGCATCGGTAGTAGAAAATACCCCTTTAGCCAGACATTTAACTACGTTATTGATACTAGTCATCTTGACTCCTTATGGTCCCACGAGCAACGAAGTATCTAGTTTCTCAATTCGAAAACCACCTTGAAAAGCTAAAGTGTAACCCGTTCCCACACTTGTTGAAGACTTCCCAATAATCTCCAATTCTTCATCTGTTTGATTAAGATCTAGATAAACTTCCCAATCACTTTCATTTCCATTATTGGTTGAATGAAGCTCATTAACATCAGAACCAATTAATCGCAAAGTCCCGCCATCATTGAATACAGTAAAGCTGACTTCCCAACTTTTTACTAATGGAGTACCAGAAGTCATATCTGCTCTTGCAGCTTGAATAATTCCCTTACCAGTATAAGCCGCATCGTTTGCTAAATCTAATTCAGTTCCTGAAGTTCCATCCGGTGTTAGATTGCAAGTTCCCGAAGTAACAAAACTACCAAAAAGTGAAACACTGAAAACATCTTGAGCTTGTCCCCTTGTTGAGGCAATTTTGTGTGAAGAATTTACAAATGACCCGTCCCATTCTCTTTCGGATGCTTCTCTATCATATTCATCAAAAACATCCTGAACTGTAGTAGCAGCACTATCAATATTTCCCCCAAAACCCGTATTAACTACGGACATTGCTTGATTGACAGCATTCACTAAACTGACTTCTCCGAATAGAGTCTCAAAATTACTCCATTCCGCACTACTATCCGACAAAACTAAATCAGATGAATAAGTAGAACCAGCTTTGTAGCCATCCGCAAAAGACATCAAACCAGTTCCAGCCAATAACGCCAGAGAAGATGTAGTCGTTAAACTCCCTACTGTTACCGCTTTAGCTCCAGCTCCCGTTCCAATATTTACACTTTGTGCAAGTGCGTTTGTTCCAATATCTATATTACTAGCACTTGAATTAATAGAAACAGAACTGCCCGTTAATGTACAAGCTGTCGTTCCTCCTAGAGTCAATATTCCTCCAGAAGTGACCACTAGTCCACCAGACCCAGTATTAATCGCCACTCCTGTCGCACCCGTAGCATTACCAACGGTAATTGTTCGTGCAGCCGCTCCTGTGCCAATATTTATGTTTTGTGCATCTGCGTCATTACCGATATTGATAACCCCGCCGCTTGAATTGAGTGAAAGTGCTCCAGAACAATCTAAATCAATAGTAGTGATACCGGAAGTCGACAATGCCCCAGTTCCCCCAAAAGCAAAATAGCCTGTGTCATCACCAAATTGACTGACTCCTCCACCTCGAAGAGTTAACGCCCCCGACGGAGTTATATCCGCACTGACAAGTGACGTCTCTGTTAAAGCACCAGCACCATCTAGATCCAACTGTGCGATACCATCGTTTAAATTTATACCGCCAGTTCCAGATAGAATATCAACAGCTGTTGCACCAGTGGCATTGCCAATTGTAATTGTTCTTGCAGCAGCACCCGTTCCAATATTGATATTTTGTGCATCTGCATCGTTGCCAATATTGAGAACCCCACCACTTGAATTAATAGATAGCGCACCTGAACAATCTAAATCTACCGTAGTAATCCCCGAAGTTGATAATGCTCCCGTTCCACCAAAATCAAAATAACCAGTATCATCTCCAAATTGACTGACTCCCCCTCCTCGAAGAGTCAACGCTCCCGAAGGAGTAATATCCGCACTAACCAACGAATTTTCTGTTAATGCTCCAGCTCCATCTAGATCCAACTGTGCAACACCATCGTTTAAATTTATACCGCCAGTACCTGATTTGAGATCTACAGCCGTTGCACCCGTAGCATTACCTATTGTTATTGTTCTTGCTGCAGCACCGGTTCCCATATTGATATTTTGTGCATCTGCGTCATTACCGATATTGATAACCCCACCACTTGAATTAATAGATAGCGCAGTACCTGCATCAATATCTATCAAGTCATCTGCACTAATTGAAACTCCAGCCGCACCTGCACCTATACTAGTTGCTATAATCTCGACATCCGCATCTCCTGCACCAGTAGCAAGAGCTAATAATATTGCAGAAACGTCTCCTGCACCTGAACCATCTGCACCTAAAGAAGCTGTATACTTACTACCAGAAGAATTAGAAGCTGAAAAACTTACATCCCTATTCGTTCCGATAATTCTTCCATCTCCCGATCCTGTAAATTCTATACTAGTTCCGCTTGAAGTATTATTTTCTATTTCTAAAGCTGATGGATCATTCGTGTCATCATTATTGATTACCTTAAGCCCAACATCGTTTGTCGTGTCAGGAACAGTAATTTCGACCGGTCCACTATCTGCTGTGATCGACCTACCAGCACCTGCGCCTAAATTATCGTATGCCTGATCTAAGGAGCCTGCATGTGGTGCTGGCTCCCAATCAGGAACACCGTCATCGATATATCGATAGTCCATGTCTTTAAGATCGACATATCCTATCCAACCCTCGGAAGGAGTAAAAGCCTCCCAAACTGACCCGTTAAATTCCACGACGTCAAGCTTAGCTGCGCCATCCCAGTCTGCGTGAACTGCTCCCACGGTTTGATCGAGAATATATCTATCCCCCATAACCTCAGTCGGAGGCGCTGCGGTACAATCCACGTAATCAATTACTGTTCGTATTCGAAAAGATCCTGTGGTTAAATCTATCGCCTCGATTACTTCGGACAGAGCTTCTTCCCATCCAAAACTCGATCCAAACTGTATCGTCTCGCCTGGAGCTGGTTTTCTAAGACCCAGATACTGGGTAGAAAACGCCAAAGCATTTCTGGCGTAAGCTTCTCCACTATTGACAATACATTCCACGATATATGTGGCCGCAACGTTGGCTGTCGGGGTAAAGGTCGGAGACGCAGCCGTAACACTCGAAAGAATTGCTGATGCCCCGTCAGTTTGCCCGATAATCGACCACTGATACGAAGTTACTCCCGTGGTATCTGCCAAAGAAAGCGTTACTAAAGGAGGCGCAGGACTTACCTTTGAGTAAGCAAACTCTCTAGCTATTCCTGGTGATCCTGCAGCTTCTCCTGCAACGTCGATTACTACATCAATACTGATAGTCATCTAAGGCCCTCCTTGGCCGCTACGAATTATCCAAATCCTCATGAATTCGTACTCGGATCAATCCATTTGACGGTAAAGTCATAACCACACCGCTTCCCCAATCAAGATCGAACTCTGCGTTGTAATTCCCTGCAGTATCTACGTCCGCTGCAGCCCACTCGTATTTTATAATTCCCGCCGTAGCTGGAGATTCTACGGAACCGGCTGCATCTACCTTCTGCACTCCATCAAGGTCGTACATAAGAAATCGAACACTGAAAACGCTGGTCAAATCATAGGCGTTTCCATCTGCATCTTTTACCTGAAGGCGAACGTAAGGACGTCGAGAATGACGCTTAGTGATGAAATTAAGAACTACTGGTATTTCCGACATCCCTTACTCCTTATTCGATTAATTCTGTGTCTACTTCCGATACTACCGAAAGCTCGCTTACCTCTTCTACAAGCTGGGTATCGATAGACTCGAGTAGTAGATCAACAAAAACCTCAACCGCTACAGCTACCGGAGAATCGACCCAGCTTATAGAAATCCTTGGCATCTACCTCCCCTTCTTCGCAATTGCGTCTACGATTCCTTGTTTCATCTCAACTGGATTTATGTGCAGATCTATAAACCCCAACACCTCATAGGTGCTGTTGAATCCACGCCACTCGATCCCTTGAGCGGTTACTAGAATCATTCGCTCCGGAAGCCCTTGATTAGCGGGAGGCTGCAGCTCTGGCGGCTGAGAGTCTGCGCACGGTACTGCTTCTAGATCTTTTTTGTGAACGTCCGATTTTTTGTTTTTTGTTTTTGACATGTCTACTCTCCTGTTTTCTTCTGTGACTTGCTCCCTTTAGCAATACAATTTCAAACTTTCGTTCAAGATGTTCCTGAGACTCTTGAATCTCCTTCTGACCTTCTTTTATTTCGTCCATAAACCTAATCTGACCTGCGTGCATCTCCTTTACATCTGTCGATATAGTGTCCATGGCTCCCTGTGTAATTACAACTTTAGAGGATAATGCGGAATATTGCCACATTGCCGCACCTCCAGTAGTAACGAGAAATACAATTACTCCGATCATACTTCTACGAAACCACTTAGACCAATCGGAAACCACGGTCCTTAATTCGGTTACTTCCATAGATTTTGGAGCAAGACTTACCTTTTCACGAGTAATATCGAACATTCTTTTTATCTCCATGAGGTCTTTTTCAATTTGTTTATCTTTTAATTTAATCCAAGAAATGTCCGCCTTCTTCTCCATTGCTCTTTCGCAATCAGACTGTTTCTTTGCCCTCGTTTTTTCACAAAAAGAATATTTCACTCTTCTTCCAAACTGGTCGACTACCCATGCATCTATCTTTGAGGGTGCTAATACTCCAGTATTCCGCAAATCATGATCGCTATCTCTACTCACGGTTCTTCCTAACCCACTCCTCCCACCAAAGAGAGCGTAAAAGTGTCCCCCAATAACTTGCATACCTCAAATTCATCTGGATCTATATTCTGACAGATGTATTTTCCTGTGACGATTTCCCAAACTTCACTTACGATTGGCGCAACCGCCCCTGCAGTAACCGTAAATCCAAATCCCCCGTTATCTACTAGATAAGCTACTCCGATAGTTCCTGTATTGACCTGAAGACCGGTATCTACTCCATACACCTTGAATGCAGTAGGACTTGTAAATTCGACACTCCACGTATCTGTCGGAGTCTCTGCGCCATAAACTACATCGTCGAAAGTGCAGTCTGAAGAGGTATCTGAAATCTTCCTTGCATACGGTTTTCGTTGAAATCTAAGGAAGGTTACATAATCGACTCCTTGGAGATCTTCGATTACTTTTGAAATTAGCGAAAGCGGAATCTGTTCTCCCATATCCTGGGCATCTACATCTAAAGTGGTTGATAGAGCATCCTCTATATATCGTTGGGCTATCTCCTGTCGAATATTCGGAAATAGATTGACCCGTATATTCATCGATATTTCTACGACACAAACCGGATCAATTTCTATAATGCAAGGCACCGTTTTTCTGGCGTCTAGATACGCACCTACTGAACCGATCAAACCTGTTCCTACTCCCGTTCTGGAATTCCAAGTTCCCGTAGGCACTGGATTGCTTCCTCCGGCAGAAATTACAACCCTCTCTTTGAATCCTACGTAGGGGTCCTTATACGCCTTAGCCTTGGATACCCCAGAAACTTCTAACGCCAAGGCTTTGTAATCCCCATGTCTCACTGCTCTGTTGAGCGCCACAAGACTCAAAGGTGCATTTATACGAGCTTCTTCAATCGTCTCTTTTGGCCTACCGCCTGAGGGAACTGCTGGATTCGTAACACTGTCGATAAACGAATAAGATCCCACTAACCGAGTGAGTTTTCCTATTCCTACCTGGTTTCCGTCGGTTCCACCTCCAACCCGATATATCGGCTGAATGTTGTCAATTCCACTGGCCGGCTTCTTTCCGGTAACACCATCCCCGAAAATGACGGTCACAATATCATCTTCATCGATTTCTACTCGGTAAACCTTGTCCGTTGGCTCTGACTCGTGAAACTTTGTTACCTCCGTCCACAACTCTGCGGGACCACCTTCGGTAACCCATATTTCTAGACTCGAAGTTCCATCTGGATTGATTGCTAGCGGAGATCCTTCAAGTTCTAGAGTCTGGCCAGCCGAACCATCGCTGGAAGTCGGAGTATCTGTAGTCGATTCCCCATGCAACGCAACCTTTCCAGTATAGGTTCCAGCACCTGGAACTACAAACGCAGCCTCTAACTCAAAAGTCTGGTCTTCTGACCCATCCGAGGTATCAACACTTACTTGTGTTTTTATGGGAAGTGTTCCTGCCCCGTTTGCTACAAAGGTAAGTTCTACGCTAGCACTTATGTTCGGCCTTAATTCGTAGCCTAAAAACCTTGAGTGCTCGATCATCGATTTTCGTCTGGTACAACTTAAAGGAAGCGCTTCGTTGGCACACCGATCTTGATAGTATGAAAGACTATCCCCTATATAACCAAAAACTTCGGTTAAAGCTACGCCAAGGTCTAATTCAGATCGGTCAGTCCAATCAGGTGTATACTGATCTGCCAATCCTCCCGACGAAATTACGTCAGACCGGTACCCTTCAAAATCCCGAGTACCTAAATCCAAAGTTATTTGCGTACCTGATAGTGTCGTAACTGTTGGCATTCACTGCCTCCTTACTGTATCCGTGTTCTCAGTATAACAGGGTCTGAAGAATACTTAAAAATAAACGAAATCTCGACATATACTCGCATCTCCCCTTCTTCGTACTCTTGCGGAAAAACGTTAACCTGCACATCTTTAGCTCTTGGCTCAAATCTCGTAATAGCCTCTAATACTAAAGATTCTACAAGGCCGGTGTTATTGTGGGCAGACCTAAGTACTCGATGAAAACCCACTGTTCCTACTTCTTTCCGGATGAGTCTTTCCTTAACCGAAGATGTTATAAGAGCCATAAGATTGGCACTTATTTTCTGACCTGCAGAAACCTTAGCCACACCACCTGAAGCTCTAAATCTAAAAGGAAATGCTATTCCGCTTGGGTATGTCGCCATCGTATCCTCCTATTACGGCACTATTCCAAAAAGACTAAATAGTGCATCGGCTGGAGCCGTGGTTCCTCCCATGGCCAAAAAAGAAATACCCGCACAGTATGTATCTCCAGATACACTGCACGGTCCCCCGGTAGCTCCTAACCACTGAGACTGCAACCAATCGCCATCGCCTTGCCCGTATACAGGTAGCACATAAGCCCCTTCCATAGTCAAAGCTCCTGCCAAAGTATCTAAGGCCGCTTGGAGTGTTGCCCCGATAGCCCGAAGCAGAGTAGCCTTATCTCGTAACTGACCTGCAAAATTCGTATAGATACTGGAAGCGGAAGCTGCGGCTGAAATACTGTTGGAGTATCCCAATAACGTTGTCACTAGGGTGTCGATTCCGGGGACTACTGCACTCAGCTTCTTAGAATTCCAATCAGGAGCTTTTCCTACACCTGGGATTACTTCGAAAGCTTCTCCGACTGTTGGCCATGCAAGTATCTCTGCCGACGTTGGAACTAGCGCTCCGAACAATTCGAACAACTGTCGAAACAATGACATCAGACGAAAATAATCTGAATTAACGCCTACTATGGTGACACTTCCTACATAGGCATAGGGGTCTACTAAAATTGGCCGATTTTCGTCGTAGCTGTCATCTATTGATGTCGATAATGCCTGCATCCATTGGTTAAAACTCGGTGTTGCCTTAAAAGAAGTAGAGGCATTGACCAACATGTAGATTCCAGTTTGAGTTAATTGCTGGACAGCACTGGCGATCAAAGACTGCAGGGTATTGATAACAACAGCCTGTGCATCTTGAAACCCCTGAACAAAAAGAGCAGCTACGTCTACGACATTCGCGGCAAGATCTAAAGCAGACGCTATTGCCTCACCTGTGGTGTTTATACTGCTCACTAACGAAGCGATGTCCGAAGGGTATAACGTAGACGGATCAAAGGAAACCCATTCAGCCATTAGATAGCCCCTCGTTCTTTCCTATCTCTCATCGTAACCATAAGTGCCCTTGTCTGTATGGCTGTTTCATACTCCATCTGGTCTCCCAACAGATTAAAAATATCTGCAATGACGATCAACTTCTCACGCACGTCTTTCTTTTCAAGCGCTTCTTTCCCTCGAACGATTAAGGAATCTCGTCTCTCGTTCAATTCGTCTGGATAAGCCAGCTTACCATTCGGTAACGTTAAAGCGCCTTTTGTCATTCGATGTCGTACTCCAATAATCCTACTGAAAGTACTCCTCCAGTATTTGCCTCGACGATAACCTCCGCTACGGCTGCCATAGCCTCATTCGCTGTTAGCGGTGGATCTGCTTCTGTATTCTGTATGAAAATAGTATCTAAATCCGCTACTAGATTTAGCAAATTAGGCGGAAGTTCTATAGCCGTTCCATTCTGATAGAAATTGCTCGGAGTATCCTGAATAAATCCCCACCATGCATTTATACCGTTGTACAGTTTTAAAACACCCTCATCTAGAAATCCACTCATCGCCTCTCGCATGGCATTTTTAGCGTGACCTTCGTTTACATAATTCCACGGAGCAATGTACAAAGCGTAATCTGCTGGAATAAAACTGGGCGTGCCGCTCTGGCCTAACATCCCAACTTCAATATAATTCGCACTATCAAAAACAACTACTGAAGTGTCGAAAGCTTCTGTGGGCTTGTATTCTACTCGTACTGGAGTTCCTGTAGCATCTGCTGACCCCGTTACTGAATCGACCCCAATTTTTAGTCCACTTCCAGATACCTCAATAACCGTTGGTAGATCTGATAGCTGGTTTACGTAAGAAGCACCAAAGAAAGTACACCACAAATCTACCCAAGCCTCTATCGTAGTCTCTTCATCGACCATGGACTCCCTATCCAGCGCCTCAAACTGTTCAACCAAAAAATCTTGATTCATCCACTTCATTATTTCCCCATTATGGACAATGATTTTGCCGCCGTAGCCTGAGAGGTCAAACCTGCAACCTGTGCTACAAAATCTGCTGAGAATGATGTAGGTCCCATGGCTGACGGATGCGTATGCGTCGAAAGAGCTGTGAGTAAACTTGTTATGAAAGTAAACCACGAATTCCCTTTAATAAAAGGTTCGGCTGCTCCTGTACCTCCCAACAATACATTGTTTACTGCCGGGGTTGCCATTACATGAATCGCTCCACCCCCGGTTCCTCCTTCTAATTTAACAGATCCCGAAACCGGAGTGCCGTCCAAAACTACTTGAGTGCCTGAAAGACCTGCGGCCAATGTCGCAGAACTCACGCCTATAATTCCATCTAATTCTAAGCTGGCTGAACTTGCCAAACCCGTTGGGTCAGTACTCTTCATAACAGCCAGACCGTTATATCCATGGAGTAGTAATGAATTGGCCGTAGGAGACCCCAAAGAATTAGAAGCGCAAATCTCCATATTTTCAAGAACTGTCATCTGAAGATTTTGACGAACCATAAAAGCTAATCCACCACCGAAAGTAAGAGATCCCTGGCCCCCTGCCTGAAGGGAATAACCACCGCCTAATTGAGTGGTAATACTACCCGTCCAGGTATCTGTTTTCGATTGACCCGTTCTTTCGATATCGCCGGAGTAGTCTTGAACCAGCTTAGCTCCGAAAGTTTCTGTCCGAGAAGCCTCTGCTGTGAAAGTACTTATGCCCGTAACAGAATAATCCTCCCCATCTGCTACTTCTACTTTGTGTGTCCCTCCTACCCGCCTTCTGACGCCCGCTACTGCGATTTCCTGCAAACCCCCATCAGAGGTCATCTCGATACGAGTTCCTGTCCTGTGGCTTAACTGAAGCCGCTCCACGCCGGAAGTATCATCAAACTCTAGAAAACTCCCGCCAGACCGATTTTGGATGAATCGAACACTTCCATATCCTCCCTCAAACTGAGAAGGAGGAGCTGTTCCAACACCCCTTCCTGCATAATCAGTATCATCAGCCTCTCCCCTAGAATGCTTGGGAAGCATATTTTCGCCTTCGCGCATAGCCCAAGGTCCTGGAGACCACACAGCCTTTGAGGGATCTCCTTCTTCAAATTCTACCCAAACTAGATCACCTATTTCGGGGCAAGAAAAATCCCCTGAATTTCCCCCGCCACCTGAAGAAGGACTGGGAAGTGCCCAACCGATGTCATCGTCGAATCCCATGACTACTGGAACTTTAGTCATAATTCGACCCAATTCCCTGGGGTCGTCTGTTCGAGAAACTATCCCGCGATACTTTCCAAAGTACCTGCCAGAATATCTCTGCCTAAATTCGTCTCCACCTTCCATCTAAATCTCTTCCTCCATGTCATCTACTAGGGCTGAAATTAAATTTCCACCCTCCGAATAAGGCAAAAGCATATCTTCTACTGGAGTTTGGTTTGGATTACTGGCACCTCTAGGACCAAGAATACCTCCCCATGTAGGACTTGAGACTATTGGTTTAACATCATAAAGAAACTTAGTGGTACGCGCACCTGGCAAGAACCGAGTCCTAGATACTTTAAGCAAGGTACTAAAGGAAGTTGCCCCTTCTCCAAAGGTCTGTACGGTCTCTGTTATGAGATATTCTCCCGAAAGAAATTTACCTAAACCCACGAGAGTTACTTTTCTATTTGGAGTATATAGCATTGAAGCTACAGTGGGCGACGCATTTCCCTTTATGATTTCGGCCGATTTGGCGGCATTTCCTAATGCCCTCCGTTTAGCCTCATCCTCATTATCGGGAGCAGCCGCCCCGCTCTCGTCGCCTTGTTCGAGTTCTTCGTTTTCTTCTTCTTCCGTCTCTTCGGTATCTTCTGGAGTAGGATTTGCTATTTTCGCTGCAGCCTTGACAACCTTACTTTGAGATTCTGCTGTAGTTTGATACCCCGTATCATTGAACCAACTAACAAGTCGTTCCATCGAATCCACTGCTTCATGGTAGAAACTACCTACACTCTCACTTCCCGTTATTTTCGCCACACCCTTGGCAACGCCCTCTTCGACGATTAACGCGGCTTTACTGTCATGAGGATTCTCGTCAAAAAGCCTCTTCTTTTCCTTATCTGTAACAACCATTGAAACAAGCTTATCGGAGATAAACTCCCCCAATCCCTTGCCGTCCAATAAATTGATGTTCCTAAAACCCTGTTGAGCCTTCTTCCTTTTTCGTCCGCTCGTATATTTGATTTCTGGTCGAAAAGACTTTAAGGACCAGTCATTCATTCGATACGACAAAACTGGTGGATCATACTTCCGTTTATTCTGCCTCGATGCTGGCTTCTTGAAAAAAAGAGTTCCCCCATCGACTCCCCAAATATACCCATATCGAGTAGCAAGCCGTTGAATCAATGCAGCGTCCGTCATTGAAGCCTGTATTAAAGGAAAGTCGTCGGTGAAAGTAAAACCTTCGATAGAATCAAGGTCATATCCTAAATTGTGACTCTTCGCGATTTTCTTCAAAATGCTCTTAGCACTTCCCACATGCCTTTTTTGTTTCTGCTTTTTATTCAGCCTGTGCGATACGTCTTGAAATTTGACTGTAAGGGTAGGAACTCCTGATTCTGGTGCATTCGGAATATAAGACTTGATTACGAAAGGTCCCGCAGGAAGCGCTTCGTTTATCCATCCACATAAGAAATGGATTGCCTGTTTTTTTCTAAAAATCCGAGAATCGAACAATTCAAAATTCTCATCTCTAAAGACTATGGTTCCTGATTTGGCTTTTCTTCGAGGTGAATTCAGAGTCAGACTTTGAACTCGACGCACGAGGTCTGGCGACATCTCTCGTCCGTTAACCCAAATAATACAAATTGCAGTTTGAGTACTCATACCTGTGCCGCGTATGCTTTCGTTGGTCGAACTATTCGATCTCCAACTTTTAAGTCCAGAGGGAAGAAAATATGTGGATTGAAATCTGCTAGCACGTACCACTTGTTGGCGTCACCAAACAACTCAAAGGCCATCGACTCGAAGGTTTCGCCCGCTTTAACTAAATGTCCTTCCAACCCCTCCGGAGGAACAACCGTCGTAGTCCTGGGAACATACATGGCTGCAGTCTCACCATCTTCAAAAACTACCCGAGTTTTTTCTACATTTCGATATCTAGATCCACCAAAGATAGTCATCGTTACATCCCCTCTATGATTACCATATCTCGAAAACGTCTAAGCCGTTGTAATCGACTAGAAATAGCTGATATGTCAGTAAAGATTGCCCGCATTTCCACTGTGACGTATGCCCGAGTAGGTTCGTGTCTTCTGTTTCTTCTCACTGTTCGGATACTAATTCTTGGTATAACGACATCCCAATATTCATTGCCCATACCGTATCGAACTTGAGGGGGCGGAATAAACTGACCGAGGTCTGCTGTGAACTTCGATATGTCGGGCTGTGTGTAACTCTCCAACTCGGCCAACATCGCAGTAACGCCTTCCCATTCTTCATAGTAAGGGTCTGTAGCATCGAGCAACAGCTCTATAGTCATCTCCTCACCACCGATATGCTTGAAGGTGGCTACTGGCTGGGGAGATCCTGGCGAAGAAGTAAAAGCGTACTCAACAGACCGAATTCTCTCATCTTCCGTAGGATTGAAAGGAAAACTAAAAAAGGATTCCACTCGTCCTCCGGATATTCTAGCAAAATATCCGTGGGCGATTTCACTTCCAGTTACCATACTCATGCGAACGCTACCTCCTGATCATCGTCTGTTGCCTCTCGAATCTTGTCCATGATTTGCTTGGCGATTTGCTCCAATTCTTCAGGAGTACCCTTGGAAACTCGAAACTCCATTTTCTGAACATTAATCGTTGTCGGGCCTTTTGATGCGACCGCTCCTCCCACATGGGGCGTTACTGCGGTACTCACACCAGCCATTGCGTGAGTAACTGTGGCCTGCATTGCTGGCGCTTCTGCTTCAACTCCAGTCTGTAAAGCCCGCATCAAACCACCACCCGACTCGGTGATATGCATCAAAGGCCCAATTTTGGCATCAGAACCAGGAAGAATGTCTGCTATCCATTGAGCCGCACTTGTCAGAAAATTTACGATAGCGTTCCATCCACTCTTTAGCCCATTTAGAAGCGATTGCATCAGTCCGAGACCTGCATCCCGACTCTGGGTAAAAACGTCCCAAATATTCTTACCGAATTCCCATAATACTTTTATCCATTTCCACATCAGTGCGATAAACGCGACCACAACTACACCAAACAAGATTAGAAAAGCTGAATAGGCAAAAGCGGTATACATCACCGCCGCAGCATGAGCTATCTGAACAGCCGTAGCCCCGATTAAAGTAGCAATCCATAAGACCATTTTGATTATCAAAGCACCTAGAACGATACCGGCAAACCATCCCAACAAACGACCGAATTTAAACCAGTCGTCTGACATCTTACCGATGTCTACACCTTTCCATTGAAGTACGAGCCAATTGATTCCGTCGATAACATATCCTAAAGCATCTCCGATCCACTTAAAGACCACTGCTACTGGCATAAAGACATCCTTAATTCCTTCCCAGACACCTTTATAGACCGCTACGATTCTATCTTTTACTGCGAGAATCCTCTGAACAGTTCCCCACAGACCTGCCGCCTCGAGTTTTTCCTTAAAATTGATGTCCCCCTCACCGTCCCAAAATTCTTTTAGTCCCCGCCAAATCATCTGAACATTCTGAATGAAATACCGAATCGTCGTTAGGAAAGCTCCAGCATCTTCTTCCCAGATCATCTTCCAGAGCTTTACGCCGGCCATAGCCAAAGCAAAAACGCCTAAGATCACTGCCCCTATTATCAGCATAGGCCACAAAGCCGCCTGTAGTGCAGCAAAACCTGTTGCAGCAATACCTGCAAATCCACCTGCAGCAACTAATGCTGGGCCTACTACCTGCGTCCAAAAGTATAATCCAGCAAGAGCCAACATCGCGCTGCCGGCCGCAGTCGCTACCGCGGACAAAGCAACCATCGTGATACCCAAAGCCTCTGCTACAGCTGGATTTTCTTCGATGTATTCTAAAAACCCGTTTAGCATCGTTCTCCAACTCATGTTGAAGGACTGCATGTACGGTAACAGGGTCTTGCCCATAAGAATGTTGATCGTGTCTTCTGTACCCTCAATGAACTTCTCTAAACCCTGCTGAGTGTTTTCTATTGCCGCTGAAGCTTCTCTACTGGCACCTGCAAAATCCCCCATACTGGCCATCATGTCTTTAAACGCTTCTGAACCCTTCAAAGTTCCTCGTTCCAAACCAACAAGACCGATCAACAAGCTCCTGGCTTGCTCAGTAAACGCCGCAGATACCGTCTTAAGATATTTTGCTTCACTCTCTCCGCTCAATCTCTCTAAATTACGTACTAGGTCTAAGATTATGTCTTTTGGTTTTCGTAGCTTGCCAGCCAAATCAAACATCGAAACTCCGAGTTCTTTTATGGCCCTTACCTTCATAAGACCTCGGCCTTTTGTGATGTCTGTCACGTCCATCTTTTGAAATTCAGCTGTCGTCATCTTTTGCTTGAGGAGATACCGGTCTAAAATCTTTTCATTATTTACTAATCCTCTCGCAAAACCTGCGAGGGATTGACCAGCCTGAGCTGCCATCATACCGGAGTTCTTTAATGCACCCACTAAGGTCAAAGCCTCAGTCGAAGTCATCTTCAATTGCTGGGGAGCAGTTCTTAACGAATTCAAAATTATAGGTAGATCCCTAAATTCAATATTGGATTCTCTAGTTGAATGAGTCAATGCATCCATAAGTTCTCTAACAGGGGCACCTGTATGCTTAAATTTCATCATGGCCACGGCTGCAGTTTTCGCCGCTCGTGCGAGCCCCAACTCTCCTGCGGAACCTGTAGCTAAGTCCAAAGCTGGCTTTAATGCGTCCAAAGATTCTTTGGTGGTCAAACCAGACTGTCGAAGAGTTCTCAATCCATCGATTGCTTCTTGGGGAGACCACTGCGTAGCAAGACCCGTTTTGATAGCTACACCCTCAAGTTCTGCCATCTCTTCTTTTGTTGCTCGAGCAACAAATCCTAATCTACTTAATCCTGTCTGGAAAGTTTTTGCCTGTTGAGCCATGGGCTGTATTACCTGCCCTATTTTTGCTCCAACTCCTACTAAGGCTCCACCGACTGCTCCTATTCCCATACTGGCAGCCATGGCATCGCCCATTCCCGTTGCAGCATTAGCTACAGCAGTCTGAGTCCTTCGAGCTTTACCCTGAATTCTATCGAGAGCCCCCTCGGCCAGCGATGCGCCAGTAACTACGCCTTTGGCATCCATTTGAAGACGGATACCTAGTAGCATCTGTCCTCCAGTAGTTCCTGGCATCTCTACCTCCCTTTATTCTCTCGCTGTACATCGGTATTTATTCTCTCGATGTACTGGTTTCTATGTGAATTCGGAAGGCGAAGGATTTCTGCTTCGGTCCAGCCATATCTTGTAGCTATGGCATGTATGTGGCTGAACAACGCATCAATTATTTTTTCATTCTCCTCCGCCGACCTCCGAAAAAAGAGGCGAGATCTAGAGTGATCTGCAATGTGTTTCCACAATTACACCTCACATCTTTCCACTGCTTTAAGCCTGGAAGTTCGTTCTGAATAACGGACATCAGAAGTTCTCGATCTCGTCTCTTCAATCGTTTTGCCTGCTCTTGGTCAATATGTTCTAAGGTTCCTACCTTCGTAACACAAGCCGCAATCATGGCGTCCATTATTGACGCCTGGTCATCCATCTGACCCGTCAACTCTTGCTCTTTGCCTGTTGGAAATCGAATCTTTCCTTTTTTGTGGAAAACTGCTTTCCCATTCTTCATTTCTTTGAAGCCTACCTCCAACTCAAAATCCAACTCCCGTGGCTTATCCTCGGGCCACGAGACTACGGGTAGATCCGAAAGTAGAACAGATTCCTCCCACACGTCACCACATCTGGGACATCTCCCAGCCATGATCGCATGGTTATTGCCTGAAAGCATAAAGATTCGAGTGATCAAGTAATCCCGGTCGGGCTGCGTCATGCGCCTAGCAAATTCTCGGTCGAACAGTTTTTCTGAATCCTGTTTTCTTGGAAGCAATCCTTCTACTTCCTGAGTACTGCGACAGATGACCAAGGAAAGAGCCTTCGCTCCATTGTTCCCCGATTTTTTCCCTGATACTAGGTGGTCATCAATTCCGGACATCTCATCTATCACTAAATTCCGATAATTCTGTCCGTCTTTTATGACACCTACGGGAAGGGTTACTTGATCGCTGGGAACAAAGGATTTGTCTTCGGTCTCTCCGGCCTCGCCTAGCCAAGAATCTGTGGATTGCTCTATCTCTTGGGAGGTTTTTTCCTGCATGTCGTTTCTCCTGTTATGTCTTCTTTAGTAACTATTTCTTAATCACTATTGTATTACGTCTATTTTATTAAGCGAGTTTTTCTTTTTTGATACCCTCGTTGGCTAGAGTCAAGGTCTCGGTCAGTACGTCGTTGGCGCTTGCATCGAGATCTCCGTTACCATCTTCTTTAGGCCAGGCTCTGTAGATGGTCCACTTGATCTTTCGAGTACCGGCTTTGTCTTTGGCATAGATGATAACCGTTTTCCGGTACTCTTCATTGTCGCCTTGAGAACCGTCAACGTTGTCTACGTCGTAGATTTGATTGCTCCATGTGATGAAATCGCTGTCGGTAGAAGCACCTCGTTCTAAGACTACATCGTCGAAACTTACCTGGCCGGAAAGTTTTCTGGGAGTCTCGTTTTCACCACCTTCCCGATACTCGATCGTCTCTACGGTTCGTTTGAGTCCGGAAACCTTTGAAAAGCCGGCTCGAACAAAGCCTTCGATCTCGACTTCAAACTTAAAATTGCGATATGGGTCCATTGATTTCTCCTTTCGGCCTACGCCTCAGCTACATCGTACCCACTGTCGTATTGAGAGAAAATAAAGATGATAAACTCACCTGGTTTGTTCGGTGCGAGACCGATATGGCCGATAACTTTACCGTTATCTACGTCGGTCTGTGTCATCACTCCATCGGTGATGCCTACAGAAACAAAGAAAGCCAACGCTTTTTCTGGCGTTGGGAAAGCCCTACGTGGCATGAGTGAAACCAACCACGTATCGATTCGGTCTTTCAATGAAGACCAGAGACGGAAATCGTTATTCCTAAACACGCCCCATCGAGTAGAATCGACGATTGATTTCTGAGCATACTGAAAGAACCTCCGCACATTGATATACCGGAACCGAAGATTGACGGCTGTATCTAGGGTTCGTCCACCCCAGACTGTGACTGGAGATGTGTTCCCGAATTTCCGAATGACATTGATACTGGCATCGTTCAACGTTCCAGCATCAGAATCCCGATACTCCGTAACAACATCCGTTGCCCCGCGCAACACGCCATAATCGCCTTCACCTGCAGGAGTCTGCCACGGCCCGCCATTCGGATCTGGCAAGGTGTCGACTCTCGCCCGCAATCCCATGAGAGCCCCTACTCCTGAAATCGAACGCTGAGGATTCGAACCGGCTCCGATAGGATCGAAAACTTTGATTCCGCCTGCATACAAACACCCGTAGGAAGAACTGGCTCCCAGAGTATTTTCCCGATAAGCCACCGCTTGCGCTGTGGTCAATCCGGCAGTGACGAAACCGATGTATTCCATGAACATTCGGCTTTCGGCATAAGCCAACGCCGCTTGAAATACGCCTACGGTATTCTTGCCTACAGTACAGAAAGGCATAAATTCCCGAATGGAATCCCATCCGTAAAGTCCAGTGCCTCCAACCTGGGTACCAACCCAATCTGCATCGACAAGACCCGAAGTCTCATCAGTTCCGCTGGCTAGAGATACCGCAGCTGAATCGGTTGCAGGAAGATCTGCTCCGATACCGCAAGCAGCATCCAAGTCCTCTGCCACGAAGTATTCCGAGCCAAGATTTTCGTCGTTGATAATGGTCTCAACGTAGTTGTCTGCAGTGTCCAACATCGAGAGTTGGCTAAAAGTTTCTTTTAGTACCAACCCATCGTATACCTCGATGTCGAATTCACAAGAAGCTACCTGACCGGCTCCTGTGGTGTAGGTGTTCGAAAGCGCTCCGTCAATGTCTGCGAAGAAAGTTACCACGGCTCCCGAAATCACCGTTCGAACCTGGGTAACTTCGAAATACTCTGTGTTGGTAACATCGTAAATCTTGATGACAGATCCCGCATTAATGCCTTTGGTAGTCACCAATTGAATCGTGGTATCAGCCGCAGTTGCTGTTGCCGCAAGATCGTTACCAACACCTAAAGTCGGGTGTTTTGGATTCTGGGTTATCTTCTTCTTGAGACTGTTCCCATCCACACCTGGAGATTTCACTCCCTTGTATCCCGCGTGGAGCTTGAGCGTGTTGTAGGTAGCACCTGCCGCGGTTCCTGTAAGGACCTCTACTGAAAGTCCTAGAACCGAAAGTGCCGTACCGCTTTGAAAGTCCAACTCAGATGCGGCTCCCGTCGTTGGGGAACTGATTGTCGGAATCCCACCACTTACTGCCACTGTTGCCGTGGTGTCTGCTTCGATAACCGTTTTGATCTCTGCCGCAGTAACTGCCTTGATGTCAGCTACATCACCCGTTCCCGCTACAGCTGCAGCCCAAGTCAGCGCACAAGTACCGGTTCCGATGGCAACTGAACTCCCTGTTCCTTTGCTATCTGAAGTGATCTTTACCTGACCACCAACTTCTGCCACCGAACACCCAATGAGCTGGGCATTCATCTGAGATGCCATACTCGCGGCCGTTGTAGTTACTCCCGAAAAAGTAACAGTCTGTTCGGACCCACCGTCAATAGTGACTTTTTCGGTGAGGGTGTCTTGATCTGCTACTGGATACGCTGTGGTATCCGTATCAGTTCCGGCTGCCGCATCGAAAGTAGCTGTAGCTACGCCTACATTGTCTACGTCTAAATCGATGTCATCTCCAGGGTCCATTTCATAGGTCTCAGCCCCGCAAGCCTTCGTTGCCGCAGTTGCTGCCACTCCGTCTGTAATACTGGTGCTGTACGAAACACCACCGGTATAAGACGTAATGTCGTCGAGGTCTGAATAGTGAACTTGACGGATGGTTATCAGCTCGAAACCACCTTCATCAAAAAATTCTTTGGCTTCGTATGCAGCATCCCCTCGGGCTACTGCCTCTCTTCCGCCAAAAATTCGTTGCCATGCCTGAAAAGACCGCGTCCGTGTTGGGACTCCTGCGGGGCCTTTTTTGGTGATCGCCTGCATTCCGCCAAAACCTAAAGCCGTGGCTCGAATCGGTCCCTCAAGCTGGGTTGCTTCTTCAGCATATGTATCTGGTCGAGTATATACTGGCATATTTCACTCCTCCGCGCTCTTGCGCTCGTTGAGCCTCCTCCCGAGTAGGACAATTCGAGTCTGACGAGGAGGAAATTTTTCTGTTTTTATCATGGAAGCGGCTCCTCTGTCGTATCTGTTACCTTGATGCCTAGATCTAGGACATCCGCTCCCGAAACCCACTGTATGCCTGTCTGGTCCATGATGGTTTTCGCCACATAAGTCTTCCAATGAAGTTCCATCGCAACTTTTGTCTCTTCAACGTCATCGTAGTCAACCTTCGTAATGTGCGCCGGAATCTCTAAAGTCAAAGTCTTGTGGTAAATCACCTCATCTTCTAATCGCTCGTCATTCCCCGCGATTCCTCCAGACCAAAATACCCATAGGTCTACATTCTCTCCATCGATATTCTGAACTGTAAGATAACTTCTGGGTGGCGTTTTTCGTAATACTGCATACTGCAGTAAATCACGAGACTCGCTTACTTTACCCCGATGCCAAGTATCTACTGAGTACATTAACTTGCAAGGTACAGGCCGGTCTCTCATCGACCGAACATTCGGAGTACTTACTGCATCATAATCTACTTCTTCTGCTTCGTCGTCTAAAGACTCTAGTGAATCTACATCTTCGGATAAACCCATAAATTTCAAAGATATAGAAGGGAAAATTCTTTCGGGATATTCCTCAATATTAGGTTCTTCTATGAAGACTTCTACGGGTTTCAAAACTCCTGAGACATACACATTTATCCCCGAATATTTCGCAGCCAATGCAGCATCTATGTGCTCAATGTCCACTGCTATACTCATCCGATGTTAACCTCTGCACCCATGCCTAAATTACTCAAAGCCTCCAACAATTCATCAAATTCTGGAAGTCTTTTCATTTCCTCAAAAGAGGGTCGCCATAAGGGGCGAGCTGGAATCCTAGAAGTTCCGTATTCCAAGTATCGAGACAACACTTCTATAGGCAGTCCAGAGGGGTGATCCCCTTCCGGCTTTATGTCTAATATTGCAGCCTGAACACTCGGACTCTGAATTCGATACTTAATGCTATTTCTAAAAGTCCCTGTTTCTAGGTACACACTGTCGTGTCCTTTAGTATTGATTGTCGAACTACTCAAAGGAATCCAATCTAAATCCTGTTTGTCGATGTGTTCCTTAATAAGTTTGACTGTGGCTCTTCCTAGGTTTCTCAATTCCTTATTTACTGCGGTGGCTACTTTTTTACGACGGATCTCTCGTAACCTCATCCGAGTTTCTTCCCAATCTCCTGTAAAAACTCCTACTCTCATGAGTCTCTTTGCCCTGGTATTGAGTTAGCTAAAACTATCATCAATAGGAATTTTTCTCCTACCTGGCCCGAAGGAGCTACTCTCTTGATTTTGTATCTCCTATTTCTCCATTCCATCTGACCCGAAGGATCTATCCATTCTCCTTCTAAGGCTGATGGAAATTTTGCGACCATTTGTACTCGGCTAAACAGAAAGGCAATCTCGTACTCTTCTCCACTGCCGATTACTGTTAGTATCTCTGGCGTAGGGCGATGGATTGCCCGCCCTATCAGGGCTACGGCAGATCCAAAGACTTTGGTTTTCTGTTTGTAGACATCCGTAGCACCGGAAGTGTACGGATAGTAACTGATTGTGGTCGACTTGTACTTTGTAATCGTCGCATCGACTTTCAGTTCTGCCTGTGCTTCCGTAACCATCAAACTACCGCCGAAACAATATTGCTATCCGTTTTCAAATCATTCGGATTGACTGTTTTGACTCTGTAGTAATAGGTGCCAGCAACCAGGTTTTCATCGTCCATAGTTACGGTATGGTTGTCGTCGATTATCTTAATTCGTTCTTCACCTGCCATCGTAGCACTCTGAGACCGGTATACCTCGTAATACTTGAAGTGATTACTGTAGAGAGTATCCCATGTAAGCGTCACCGTAGATCCGGATACTGAAGCGGCCACAGTTACTGCGTCCAACCCGGGGTCTAGTTTTCTGTTAGCCAAACCTCCGGTAGTCAACGAAGTACGATTGAGAGTACTTTCCTGTATCGTGGCTGCTAATGCCGCCCCGCCTGCTTGAGAAATACCGTCATCGTACTGTCGTTGATACCGCTCAGCGAGATCCAACCAGCTAGCTGCATCTTGGGTATCGCTATCGGTGGAACTTGAAATAGAAAGATCTGGAACCGAAATGGAGGATATATCTCCTAAGTCCTCTTCATCGGAGGCATCGTCTGCGGCTCGCATGTAGCAGACGTCAACTGAAGCCACCAAGACTAAAAGGTAAACATAACCTACTTCTACAGAAGGAACTGTAGCGTAGGTAGTACCTAAATCTGTTCCCAGTTTTCCCAGAGCAAAACTGATCGCGTCTTGATAATACTCGTCTTCATAGATCGTAGTCTCCTTGTAATCGGCTACCCGACGCCTAACCTGACGAATGACTTGTGCTTCAGTTGCCACACTACCTGCCTACTCTACGTACCCAGCACCCCGAAGAACTTCGATGACTTCTTTCGGAGCAGTGAAAAGTACGCCTTTTTTTAAATACCGCCATCCGGCAATGTACTTACTACAAGTTTTCAGAGCCATGGTTGTCTCGTGCGACAATACATCTGACGTTGGAACCGCACGACGAACCTCTTTCAAATCTTCCTGGTCTTCAACCACCTTAAGATTGGGCTTAAGCTCAGGAATCTCTTCCGGCCTGGGTGCTTTTGTTTCGACGCCTTTTTTCTTTGGCTTTCTGCTTTGTTTTTTCATTTTCTGCGCCGCCATAACTATCTCCTTGGCACTACAAAGTATCAGAACACTGAAGTGTTCTAGACTGTCTCAAGCCTAACGATGAAATCGTCTTCGAGGATACCCGCACCCTGGATACCATACCAAGCCAACCCGTGTTTACGACCGTAGTCGCGAACACCGTTGTCTCTCATCTCTACCGGCAGACCCGTGGCTTTGCCCCAAGCACTGTCTGCAAACAAGAGAGCTTCGTATACGTCAGCATTGGTTGCGCCACCTGTTGCTGCGTTAACGAGTGCTGCCAGATAACCTGCATCTGTGGCTGCCGCCGCACCGTTCCGGCAATGCGTAGTACTGATGAAAATGACGTCTTCCCACCGTCCAAGCTCGCCTGTGAACAGTGCACGAGTATTCGCGTAGTTGTTGGCCGATACCCAATCGGGGTCTCTCTTGAGATATGCAGCCTGATGTGGATGCACAAAACAGACGTAGAAATCGCCGTTGAACTTGGGAGCGTTTTTGGTCTGGAGAATCTCGACACCCAGCCTGAGAAGTTCTACGTCGAAATAGTCTGTTCCGCCGATCAGATCTGCACGTGCAGTCTGAGCGCCTGCGTACAGAACCTGGGTTGCGCCCGCGACGACGTCTCGACACATGAGATCGTTCACGATGGCATAATCTCGCCCGAGCAAGATTGCCGCTTCTGCCATCTGATCATCGAAAGACATCTGAAGCAACTTTTCAGAAACACCGATAGCATTTCCATACTCAGTTACCGTCACAGAGTGCTGAGCGGCTGACATGTTCTTCTCATCCATTTCGGTCTGCTCATCGAGCTGTCCGCCACGGGTGATATTGTTGTACCGAGTCATCGTTATTGTCTGACCCGGAGATTTCCCTAGTTCAGTCTTTTTGACTCCGAACTCCTCGAACCGCATGATAGCCAGGGCCTCATGCAAGATATCCGTGGAGTATACATCTAGGATTGCTTGTGAAAGGGCGACAAAATCCCCCGCTGTTGCTACACCTGAATAGGCTGCCATCTAACTTCTCCTTCAAAGTTATGGCCGACTACGTAGTAAAACCGGCCTTTTGTTTAGCTTCTTCCAGCAACCGCTTCCGTTCTTTTACCCAGGCTTCGCCTTTGAGACTCGCAATGGCTTCTCGATTCGAGGCCGAAACGTGCGGTGTCGGACCTCGACCGTGCTGCCCATCTAAAGAAAGGGGTTCCGGTAGAGTATCTGCTACTTCTTTTCTGACTTCTTTTCTCAACTCTTCCCGAATCTTCTCTTCCTTTTCGAGTGTCTTCTTCACAGCCTCGTCAATAGCTTCCTCGGAATCTCCGACGATCTGTTCTGTAAACTGAATCTTGTTCTCACGAAGAACTTTTTCTCGATAGGCTTTCAAATCTGACTCGCGAATACGATCCGCCGAATCTGAGGCTACCTGCTCGATGGCCTTATTCAACTTTTCGTTCGTCTCTCGCTGTTTCGCTAACTCCTGGGCGATCGACTCCAACTCGGAAGCTTTACCTTTACGGATGTTGTCTAAATCAGACTGTGTATCCGCTAATGCTTTCTCCAACTCGGCTATCTTGGTCTGGCTTTTAGTCTCGGCCTGCTTCATTTCGTCAAGTTTGCTATAGACTTTGCTTTTCTCGTCAGCTCGAGCTTTCTTGATTTTTTCTGCAACCGCGTCTTCGTCAAAAGACTTCTTTTCTGGGGTTGTTCCTTGATTTACTGATTCTTTTGGTTCCGATGTTTGTACTGAGGACGTGCCTGACGGCTGCTGGACTCCATCACCCGCATCTTCCGTACCTGATGTGTTTACTGCAGTTTTGCCTTCAGTTGCCATTACCCACTCCTATTCTCTTGTATCTATGCCTTATTACTGAATGATTTGTTAGGTAAGCCTGGAATCCTTGACTACCCTTTTGTTTCCGTCTTCGGACAGTTTGTTAGAAGAATCTCTTCCACCGCCTCCGACCTTACCAGTCTTTCGACCTGATTTCGTGAATGAAAACTTCATGACGGAACCTCGACCCTTGTCGATCTGACCATCGTTTCCTCCACCTGTCTTTCCTGCGCTGTTGTTTCCCATTTGATACCTCCTAGTACCAGCGTACTGTTAGGGCCATTTAACGTCAAGTATTGTACTCTCCCTTAAAAAATACACTAAATCAACTGTGCATTCAAATTAATTAATTTCTGGTGGGTGTCAAGACCATTTCCATATAACACTTACAAAAAGGATGGGGATAGCTCGGCCAATTTCTAATAGTGTATAAACCATCTGAAACTAAAGAATTGATTGCGACCTTATTTCTTCTAAAGACTTGTGCTACATCATCGCCTGTCCCTTTAGCTAAAAAGTCGCAAATTTCGTTTCCACCATAATTTGGATGGACTGAACTGAGTCTCCAATATGCTAACTCAATACCGGATGCTTGGGCTAGACGTTGTTCTACGATATGTGCCATCCGAGTTTCTTCTGCCACCATTATCCGTTGCATATTCTTGGTGGCACTTCCTCCAACTAAAGGAGTTCTTCCTGGCCTAATGTGGGTCAAACCAGTCTTCATTTCACGGGAAATCTTAGAAACCCCGTCCCCTAAAGAATGGGTTCTCTTTAGTACTTTCCGCATTTGGGCCTGGTGATGTCTTTCTACTCGAAGAATTCGGTCTCTGAAATTAAGACCTGAACCCTTGGGAAACTCCTTTCCAAGTTCTTTCATCACCGACTTCTGAATTTCTAGTACTTGCGCGCGACTCAATTCTTTTGCACCTATAGACCGAAGATGTTCTAGTTGTGCCCGAGTGGTCCTACGAATGGCCCGTTCCACTCCTTGCTGAATCTCGACTTCGATTTTTTGAAATGCACGAGAAGTAGTGCGGTCTAACTTTTTTGTTAATCCTTTGAGGCTGCTTGGCTTTATTTTGGTTCCGTCCGCTGAAATGCGAACATCTAAATCCTTGACTGATTCGTTGTACGCTTCTACTAAAGGTTTTCTTAATGAGTATGAATCTCTAGTCCACGAACGAAATAGCTTACTCCGAGCTTCTGCTAAATTCTCCGCGGTCATTACTTGCCTTCAGTTATCTTTTTCTGGATTTTCGCGTCGATTTTCCGGCCTCGAAGTTCTGGAGGCCCACCCCGCTGAAATGTTGCATTACCACTACCAGGTCCTGGACCTAAAGATGGCCCTTCCATCTGGAACATTGCCTCGGCTTCTTCTTCCATTTCCTTTTTGACGTCCGCTAGAATCGCATCGATTTCTGCCTGCGAATGTCCCAACTTTTCAAGTTCTCGTTTCCGAGTAGTGATAGCCAAATCAAGCCGGATACGGATTTTCTCTAATTCTGCGGCTTCATCGTAAGGCATGGGATCTGGGAATACGATCTTGTTTCGATACTTGTTTCCTTCCAGCTTATTCATCTTCGCAGCAAAACCTGAATCCGCGATTTCTGTCGTCTTTAGCATTAACCGATTGATTAATCTGAGACCATATCCATAAGTCAATACTTTGAGGTCTCGCCGTTCGATCATCGGAAGGTATGATATCTGAAGAGCGATACCGGGGGTGTTACTGATTCCTTGACTTTTCCCAAAAGCTTGTTCTGGAGTTCCTGTCAGCTCCAGCATGGTTTTCTTCAGTCGATCAATGTGAGTATTTGACGCGTTAAGATCTCCACTTAAAACTAGATTCTCTAACCGAGCCCCTTCAGGTAGACCCCACATCCGATTGGCACCTTTTTCTAAATCTTTCAACTTGGCACCGTACACAACCGTCGTAGGTGATGCGTGATAGTTAATGATGTCTGAAACGTCTGTGACCTTTTCGTTGTATTCGCGGTTCAGCTCAATCACGTCTACTAAATCTGATATTCCGTAGAACTCCCCGGATAAAGGATAATTAGGAATATGAACTACCGGAATCTCCCCAAGGGGGTTTATCTTTGTTTCGATTACTTCTTTGTCTTCGTAATAAGTAACTCGAGCGGGAAACTTTTCTCTTCCTTCTTTGTCTACAATTTTCGGAGTCCACTCTTCAGACTGAACAATCATCTCCAACGCTTCTTGAGACTTCGTTCGCCTAGAAAAGAAAGCTCCCGAGACTGCTACGTTTGATTTTTCTTTGAAAACCGGAATTACGATTAGCATTCGAGTAAGCCGTTTTCGGTCTACTCCGTGCGGTCCTCCGAGTTCTGGAAAACATAAATGACTGGGGAGGATATCTACTCGAGCATACGGATCTTCTAACGGGTCTGTTTTATCCCAAGCTACCCGTGCGAACACGTCCCCGGTCACGCCACCCTGTTGCCCTGCCTCCATCATCCATAGGTCTTTTTGATTTTTCTCCCATGTTGATTCCAACATGTGTCGAACGAATTCTCTTTTTTCCTGCTCATTTTGTGGTGTAGCTGGGTTATCAGGTATCGCCACCTTAAAACCCTTTTTAAAGGTAAAATCCACATGTTTGTCTAAAAGGGCTCTGGTGTAATTCACCGTGACGGTAGGTTCTCCGGAATCTCGAGCATAAGACCAATGTTTCCCTAAATAGAACAACCAATATTTTCGATACGCCTGCAGCCTGCGTGTGTGGTTCCGGTTTAGGTCGTCGTGGAAAAGTAACTCGAAAGCGTTCGAAATACCGTGACTCACTGTCGGAGTAGCATACTCGCCCATTATCTATCCCTTCAATCCCACCTACCTCTGTGGCCTTTGCGGGTTTGTTTAAATCTTGGGTCCATCTTTTTACGATACCACGCTCCTGCGTTTTTGAACATTTCCGCCGCAACCCACCGAGATTCTCGTCCGAGGAACGGATTCGGGCCTTCTTCAATCTCCATAGTTCCTCTGACATTTACAGCCCAACAAAGCATCATAGCTGAATCGCAAAAGTCGTCCGAAGCTTCTACAGAGTCTTTTGGCTTACTCACGACCATCCTCTGTCCACGCCAATCCTTTTGTAGGTCGTACATTTGACCACAAAACTTTTGCCATTTCTGAAGACGGGACGCCCTAGATCCGGCTGGAAAGGTAAACCGCCTGGTAGATATTTCTTGACTAAATACTTTATAGCCGATGTCTTTTGACTGGGCGGTAAATACAAAAGGAGTTACTTGAATATTCACTTTGTCCAAGTCTGCCGCCAGTCGTGAATATACTGGGTCACCCTTACCAGTAGCATCCACAATAACATCCGAGAGCTGATAGTTTTTAAGAAAATCTAAAATCTGGGGATGCTGCGCCTCATGGTCATCTCCATAGAGTTCTAACCAGTTCATGACGTGGATCGGGTATCGGTCAGAATCACCGTGTTGAATAGGAGAATCCCAAAAGACTTTGCCAACAGTGATTACTGTAGATGCCTCTCGTCCGACGTCAATGGCTGCAACCATATTCGGAGTAGTAGAATCAAAGGTTACTACGTTCGGTGGCCGTTTAAACTCGATTTTTCGTTTTCTTCTACCTCTTCCAACTGAAATATATAGACTTTGTTTTTCACCTTTAATGCCACACTCATCAAACAAATCTGGATTGATGAACATCCCTCGTTCCAACATCCAGTGCAATCGATACTTCATTCTAAAGTCGTCAGAACCTTCTCCAAGCCGCATCTTCTCTTTTTCGACATACTTGCGATACTTTTTGTTGTATTTTTGAGCGACCGTATAATCATATTCATAGTGCAACCGATACTTAGACCGCACTCTTCCATTATTCACATCCGATCGCTTATTTCTCCGACATGCATCGTAGAAATCAGACCGAAGACGATTGCACGTCCCAATTTTTACTAGCGTGCCGGCCGTTGCCGCCGCCATCGGATGGATAGCAGACCGCATCATAGAACTAACAATATCCTGCGATTCTTCTAACAAAATTAGGTGATACGTTTTACCTTCAATTTTTGCCTGCGGTGCCGCAGTACCGCAATCAACAAAGGACCCGTTTGGAAGAACTAGATTTTCAGTTGCACCTGAGAGGTCCATATTGATGTCTGGATCTAGCAAGGTAGAAATGGCCTTTTTAGAATACATTCGGGTTTTCATGCGAGCCCACATGATTCCCGCCTGGTCGTATCCTGGCGCGTAGATACCACACCACAATCCATTTTTGAATTTTGCCAAACGCTCATCATGTTCTAGATGCTTTGCAAGACTCGGAAGCATTACTGCCATACCACATACTACGACTGCGACTGTTTCAGTCTTTCCAGATTGCCTAGAAAACAACGCCGTTATCTCATCGGCATCTTCTCGAAGAACTGAATAGGCAATCCGCCACCCAAATTCTTCCTCGTAAGGGTATAACTCAATACCGCACATAGACTGAGAAAACTGAATCACTGCATCGGCTAATCTAGAAATTTCTAAATCCGTAAGTCTTCTTTTGGGAATACCTGACGATGCGTCGATTGCTACTTCTTCAGCCTGCTGAGTGTTCTCGTGTATCTTATCCATATCTAACTCCTAAAAGGAGCATAACATGACTCAACTATTTGGAAAACTTTTGACGGTCTGGGGATTCTAGACTTTTGGTCCTACTTTTTCGGGGCGGGCTAACTGAGTATCCATTTCGTCAATTTCAAACTGAAGACTCTCGATTTCTCGTTCGATATATTCTTGTATGCTGGTGTCGTCAAGATCCTGGTCTGCTAAAGTATCTAACTCTGCGTACAATTCATCCCGCATTTCTTTTAGCTCTAGCTGTTTTTCTTCTACTGATTTCGTTTCCTCACAATCACAAGAACCACCTACGCCTTTGAAATCCCCACACTCTGAACATTCTTCGCACGTACAATGAGCACGACACTTAATCTTTGGCTTGCCACAATACCTGCAAAGTCCGGGATACAAATCTACTCCCATCTGTTCTGCATCAAACATCGCGTCTTCTTTTGTATACATTGCTTCGCTCCTTCTTTGTTTTCTGACCCTATTGTTTTTGTTTCATCGTCCATCGTCCATATATAATATAAGGGTTCATACTAGTTTTGTCAATGCCCTGTGACAAATAAACGAAAATAACTTATCTACTTGATTCCTAAATCTACATTGACTACGTTTTTTAACCATCGAACTTTTACTCGACGAGCAACTTCTTCTTGAATTACATCCAATAATTCGGTTATCTGATCCTCCGAAACACTCGAAATAACTTCTCGAATGTGGTCAGAATCACGGTCCATGATTGCGTTTGCTAGTTTTGGGATGTCCACTATTTTTGAAATATCCACCATTGTTTTCCTCCCTTTTTATGGAACCTTGAATGCATACACGTTATAAATTCTTTTTTCAGCTAGATTAATTTGTAAGGTTGTATGTGCTTTTGGATAGTAATAATAACTCCATTCGCCTCGATGGGTTATCTGACTTGGAGGTCCATATCGTATTTTGAATTCTGCTGTAGTGGCCTCGAATATCGATTTTCCTTCGAACGTTTTCAATTCTTCTTGAAGTTTTTCTTTTGTGGTGGGTATCGTTTTTGACGAAGGAATAAGTCTAATCGAAGGGCTATATTCAACTACAGATTCATTATCCTCTTTTGTAAACTGATAGATACAAAAAAGAAGAAAAGTCAGAATGACCGCAAGTTCCTTTGCCCTATGTATAAACATACTTCACCTCCATATTTCTTTTTAGAAAGCCTCTCTTTCTAAAATTGATATTCCAAAGTTTTTTCTTTGAAATCGTCACACTCTTCATCATCGAGACGTATTACGAGCAACCTTTTAATGTCTAGATTCTCATTTTCTAATTCAGATTGGCATATGAAAATAGTACCTCGTATTGTATTAGGTACACATAAAGAATATTCACATGCAATACATAGATTTATTCGATTTTGTGTATTGTTTCTTTTCATAGAGTACCTCCTGGGTAGTTGTTGTGCGGATTTTCCGCCATAGGCAAAATTTAAGGGTGCAAATGGGTTTTGTCAATACCTTGCTGGGAAATACTTTTCAACTGGTCGAAATTATTGGGGAATTATTTTCGCCATTGAAAAGACGTTATGGAATCGAAAAAACAGAGTACGACTCGGGATTTTGGCAGGGTAGGAATTAATCAGGCAAGAATACAACGCGGAACTAGGGCTGACTGGACGCCCTGGGGCACCTGTTGGATTGCTTTGGGTCAGTGCATACATGGAGTAGGGTCAGCATTTGCGGACAATGCCTTGCCGCCTATGAGTCTTCGCGCGTCTAATGTATTGGATAGTGTATCGTATATAGAGTATAGACAGGGTATAGACAGGGTATAGACAGGGTATAGACAGGGTATAGACACGTATGGGTTAGAGAAGGTTAGAGAAGGTTAGAGAAGGTTAGAGAAGGGAAGGATTAGAGGTTAGGAAGGGTTAGAGGTTAGGAGAGGTTAGGAAGGAAGGGAAGGATTTCGTTGACAGTCAATTCGCCCAAAAGATGGAAGAAGGGAAACATCATGGACGTGGACACAGATGCGGCCTTCGCGATTTTGCGAAGTTTGCGGATTTCGCGAGCCCATGTACGATCTTCGGTCAATTCAGAATCAAGTTTTGATTCGTCAGATTTCATTTTTCGAACGAATTTCACAGGAAGGATTTTCGCCTCGGCATAACGTTTTTCGATAAACGTTTCAGATTTTTTGTCAATATAATGCGCGTTGACAGCGTTTAATTCGCGTTGAGCAGATTTTTCGGAAGACGTCCACCGCAGGGTAGCCCAGACATTCTTTTTGTCGAGACGTCGCATAACAACGACGTTTACGGGTGCGTAATTTTCGCGGAATCGTTTATGGAACGTTTGGCCGTCTGGAAGCTTGCACGAATAAACGACGAAAGGGGCGTTATTCGTTTTTTTAGCAGTCGTTTTTTTGGTGTCGGTTTTAGCAGTCGTTTTGACGTTTTTCGTTTTTTTAGCAGTCATTTTTTTGGTTTGTTGTTTTTTGGTTTGTTGTTTTTTTGATTTTTTGCTTGTTTTGGTCATTTTCGACTCCTTGTTGTTGGGCAATTGCCTGCCATGAGTAAAATTTAAGGGTATAGGCCAGTTTTGTCAATAGCGAAACTGAACAAATACTTGATTCAGTGGGTAACCATGCGAAATCGTAGGTAAAAAATCTCACATGTCGGAGTAGTTTAGCACGAAATTTGGGTCAATTTTTGCCGAAAATCTGCCGAAAATCCGCCTTTTCGCTACCTTTTGGATCAAAATAAGCAATCCCATAAAATGCAGCTCAAAATTCAAATAAAATCACGGATTTTAGAAGGAGTTAACTAGTCCTTTTGCAAAAAATCGAGGTATCACCAACCTCAGATACTGAGAATTCGATTTTTTAGCCCGTTAAAAGTTTCAATTCCCCGCCAACAACCGAAACAACCGAAATTTACGATGTATGATAGGATATATATCTGTAACCGAAGACTGGAGGATTCATGCCAAATAAACACACTAAACACACTACCTTCAAAATCTTCAACGTCGAAAGAGTCTATACACATCCGTTCATCTGCTCATCACCCCGCTGTAAAGAACTCGCATTCTTTAGACTCGATGACCAACTGTATTGTCAGTACTGCCTCGTCGACCTCCTATTAGTCGAAATAAATAGACTGCACTCCATCATCAAATCCCTGGAAAAACTCGCGCCCTAAAGAATACTACTTTCTATCCCCTCCGTTAGGGCTCAGTCTAGTCCACCTAGTTCGTCAGGCTCCGCTACTTCACATACCCCAGCTGTTTAAAGATATACTCACACTCATTCATGAGGCTCGGTAGAAGGATTCCTCGATTTCTGCTATCGGCTGTGCTTCTCGAAAGGCTACATTTCGTATCTTCTTCCTAGTGTGAGAAGTAGGTGGGGCACCACACCGTGACCGGCCCTTTAAGGGTCGAAAACTCGTGCTAGAATCTAAAACTGATTTTCGGACCTAATTGTGCTTGACTTTTATTTTGTCTCGTGCATGAGACCGTGCAGTAATACCGGGGGCTCCAGCGATCTTCATATTGTCCAATAGTACCAGGGGTCCTAGCGATCTTCATACTATTCCCTCTATGAGTATGTTTCCTTCATCTTAATACCGAGTAGGCTATGATTGAGTCTTACGAATCACTGTTAAATATCTTTGAATAATTGCCTTGGAGACTAATCGTAGGGCTCCAGGTAGTGGGTAGTTATATATAGTATGGAGTCTGATACCCCTCAAACTGAATTATATTCGGCCAAGTTGGTGTTTTCGTATGGGGATCAACCTAATAACGTTCGGTCTCAGGGGCCGAACTATTGTTCAATCTGAGCACGTTTTACCGAATCGCTGAATCGCTAAAAGGGGTCGATACTATGCCCTCTATGAGGGTATATACTGCGTCCGGTATTCAAAATAGACCTCAGCTTCTTTCTTCGGGCTCTCGTATTACTGCTGATAGAAACGCGGAAACGTAGACACCGTGCGGGTCTCAGCAATCGTCATACTATGCAGTGCTATCAAGGGTCTCAGCGATCTTCATATAAGCCAATAGTACCAGGGACTCCAGCGATCTTAAGACTATGCAGTAATACCGGGGATTGCCTCAATCTGCATATAAGCCAATGATACCAGGGGTCCCAGCGATCTGGCCATTCTCGTTTTAAACCGAAGTGAAGACTACGAGGATCTTGGGAATTGGGGAGGCACTATGGGATGAGTATCTAGAGGGAGCTCTATCTTCTTCTTCTTAGTCTTTATATAAGTTCTTTTTAATTCTTCTTTAGAATTGCGCTTTTCTTTTAACTAGTTAGGGCGTTTTCTCTTTATTTTGAGGGGCGCTTTTTCTTCTTTTTGAGGGGTGTTTTGGTTTCTTCAAAGTAGACTTGTCAATGTCCTAGTACATTACGGGGTATGCAGTTTCTTCATATTTTTTTCTAGGCCGATTTCCTGACCACGGTTCTATTTCCAGGGGACCATCTTTGTCTTCCCAAAATCTGCATTCAACTTTACTCTCACCATGTTTGTAATTACCCATTTTAATTGGCATCACTGTTAACCATTTTTAAGCCGATTATTTTCGAGTCCGGTT